TTACGAGTTGGCCAGCCGTTTTTAACCAAACCTTATCATGGCTAAAACATCATCAATTTTATCAAAACTCGCTGCCCGGTTCAACTCCGAAGACGTCATCACCTTCAAGAAGAAAGACGGCTTTTCGGAGATCAAATCGTGGGCTCATACCGGCAGCCCGGAATTGAACTGGAACTTGCGTACCTACGGCCTCCCGACGGGTATCATCGAGATTGCCGGGCGCAGCCGCAGCGGTAAGACCACCGAGGGGTTGGAGGCGATGAAATACTTTCTGGCCGAGAACCCTGATACCGGACTGGCGTGTATCCTTTCGTCTGAAAACCGCGATAACAAGGACTATGCCGTCCAGTTGGGCATAGACCCCTCGCGCGTGGTCATCATCAAAATCCACTACGTGGAGCAAATGTTTGTCCGCGTGAGCAAGTTCGTTAAGGACGCTCACGAGTTGTTTGCCGAAGCCGGCATCAAGGAGAAGCCGCGGTTCTTCTTCCTTTGGGACTCGCTTGGAGCCACGCTTTCCAAGGCCGAGTATGACGCCCTCCGCGCCAACGTCGATAATATGGACAAGGCTGCCGCAAAGGGCGAAGAACTGGAAAAGTTACAAGAGCCCAAGATGATGGCGTTTGCTAAATCGGCTAAGATGTTCGCCAAGGGGCTGGTCGGGCTTTGTTACACCAATGTGATCCATTTCGTGATCCTCAATCACCAGTACGAACAAAACGTCATGGGCGTTACGTCGCGCAAAAGTACCGGAGGAGAATGGGTGGAACTCATGCCGACGCTGCGCCTCCAAATGCGCGTAACAGAGATGAAGAAGATCGACGATGTGGAGGTGGCTCAGATTTCAGAGGTGAAGGTCATCAAGAACGACTTTGGTTCGCGCCAAAAGACCTACATCCGTATCCTGTTGGGGTACGGTATCATCCTCTCAGACGACGACATCGAATATGCCGTCGAACGCGGTATTATCACCAAGCCGTCGAAGACCGTCTTCTCGTTCATGAACGGCAAGTTGAAATGGAAATCCGACCGCGAACTCTACCAGCACTACTACGATCAGAACCCGGCGCTGGAGACGCTGGAAAAGGTCATCGCCGCAGCCCGCAACAAGGACCTCAAGGCTTGGCGTGAAAAGATGCTCGAAGAGGCCGACGCAGAGGACGAATAACAACGTTTTAGACGGTATGAAAAAGACTGCTAAAAACCCCGTGGCCATCTTGGGCTTTGACCCCCACCTGTCGAAGGACAACGTGGCGGTGGTTCGGGACTTGTTCGACCAGACGTTTGTGCTGGCTGAAGAAATAGGTTGTAAGATTGTGATTCTGGGCGGCGACGTATTCACGTCCCGCTCGGCACAACCTTTGGAGGTTCTGGACACATGGCGGGCTATCACTGAAGAAGCCGACGACCGCGGCCTGGAGATAGTAGCCATTCCCGGCAACCACGATAAGACCGACGCCAACTCCGACCGAAGCTACCTCAGTGTGTGCCCTGGCAAGGCTACCGTCATTAGTCAAGCGTCGGAGTTTGAGTGGGACGGCGTATCGTTTGTGTTGATACCGTATTATGGCGATGCCAAATGGTTGGAAGAGAAATTGGCCGTTGATAACGGTCTTGAGCGCAGAAAATTCGATGGCCCGCGCTTTATGATCACTCACGTGGCCGTGGAAGGGGTACGGAATAACGACGGTACGCAGGTTGAAAGCGACATCCGCCCGGATATGTTCCGTAACTACGACGCCGTGTTCGTGGGGCACTATCACAACGCTTCGCAAGTCGGTGATAAGGTGTACTACCTTGGTTCGATGTGTCAGAACAACTTTGGCGAAACGGCCGACGACAAGGGCGTCACCATCATCTACAGTGACGGTACGTGGAGGCACCGCGCGTTACGCTTCCCGCGGTATATCCGTGAAACTGTTGTAGCGACCGATACAGCGACTTTACGTAACCTCATGGATAAGTACTCCGGCGAAGACTTTGATCGCGTCAGAATCGTTGTAACTGGCTCAAAAGCCGATTGCGAAAAACTCAACGCCTCGGAGTTCGCTGCCGCGGGCATCGAGATCAAGTTTCAAGCTGATGAAACCGCCGCGGCAATGGCTACGGCGGCCGACCCTGAAAAGGTGGTGACGTTCCGTAAATCAACCATCGTTAAGAACTTTATGGAATTCTGCAAGGAACGCGAAATCCGCGGCGAGCGGATGAAAGAAGGCTTGGCGATGTTAAAAGAATTGTAGATATGTGGTATCCTGTAAAAATAGAATTTGGCGGCTTGTTCGCTTTTCGCGACCGCGCTGAGGTTACGTTCAAGCGCGGTGAGTGTACGGTGATCTTTGGTGACAACCAGACCGACCGCGGCGTACTCAACAACGGAGCGGGCAAATCGACGCTTTTCGAGGCTATCGCGTTGGCGTTGACTGGCGACCTGCTGCCGCGTGATACGCCTATCACGCGCGATAAGGCTATCAACCGTGATAGCGATGAAGCGTGGGTGATTATGCGGCTGGCGAATGACGTTCTTCATCAGACTATGGACATCCAACGCCGCTTCTTCCGTAAGAAAAGCGCCAAAGCCGCGCTCTATGAAAACGACCACCTGAATACCGAGTTGACGTCCGTCGCCGAGGTTGATAAGCGCATACTGGAGTTGCTGGGGTTGAGCCGCGATGACCTTTTGCGGTACTACATCATCAGCCAAGACCGCCAGTACAACCTTCTGACCGCTCCCGACACTACCAAGAAGGAGATTTTGAACCGTATTACCAACGCTGACATGCTCCAGCCCGTGCTCGACGCCATCAAGGCTGACTACAAAGCCGCTACTGAACGTGTCACGGAGTATGAGACCAAGATTCTTACGCTGGACACCCGGCGTGAAACCCTCGAAGAGAACCTCGCCGAGTTGAAGGCCAACACGTCAGCGGCGGCTAACATCGCCGGGATGACTGGGTTGTTGGAAGGGTACATTAAGGACGCCGCAGCGCTCGGTATTCAAGCCAAAGAAATTCGTGCTGAATTCGAGGCTGAAAAGATGAAGCGTGAGCAGTTTGAACGTCAACTGGAAGCAGCGCCGAACTTTGAGGAAGACATCGCCGCAGCCGAGGAGAAGATCGACGCCGCCCGCAAGGCACGCAAGAAGAACCGCCGTGCAAAGGAGGAGTTGGAATTGGCGTTGGAAGGCGTTATTTCGTGCCCCAAGTGCGGCGAGCAGTTTATCCCCAACAGCGAATTCAACCTCACCCCCGACCAGATACGCCGTATAATCGACCAGCGTGAGCGTGACGACGAACAGTTGGCGGCGGGGGTCAAGAAGGCTGAAAAAGCGTTGGAAGATCTCGAAGAAAAGCAGCGCGATTATGAGCAGGTGTCAGCGGAACTCACCCGCGTGAAGCGTAACATAACGGCTATTCGTGAACGAGCCGATCGGTTGAAACGTCAAATGGATGAAACTGATCGCCGTCGGGCTGATTTGGCGAAGCGTATCGAAGAATCCAAGCGTGCTGCCGACAACGACGCATCGGTAAAGGCCGCCGAGGCTAAGATTAAAGCCGTGAAGGCCGAAATTAAGGCCGCCGAGGCTGAATTAGCGGACTTTCGCTACCTTACCGAGTCACTATCCTTCTGGGACTTCCATATGGGCAAAAATGGCTTCTTAACGTTCTTGGCGAATAAGTCGTTGAAAGTGCTGGAGGGAATGACCAACGTCTACCTTGAAAAGTTCGGGCTGGACGTGACGGTGCTGATCAACGGCTTCACTATGACCAAAGACGGTAACGTCCGCGACAAGATCGATGTGTACATCCAGTCGGACGGCCTGAACGCTGACGTGTACGGCATCCACTCTGGCGCAGAGCGCGGGCGCGTGGCGTTGGCTTCGCTGATTGGGTTGAATCGCCTTATCAATATGTCTACCGATGGGCGCGGGTTGGATATGATACTGTTGGATGAGGCGTTCCACGGTATTGACTCCATGGGTCAGGAACACATCATCAGGACGCTCGAAAATGTGGGTATCACGTCGATGATGATCACCCAGAACGTATCGGCCGACTTTTCGGCGAAGAACAAACTCATAGTCAGGAAGATAGACAAAGTATCAAGGTACGTTTGATTACAACGTTATTATCTTATAGTTCAAAAATAAGATATAACGATGAAACCTTCCGTTACAAGCTACTACAAGGACCGACTCATAATCGGTATTGACCCCGGAGCCGCTGGCGGCATCGGGGTTTACTCCATCACCCAAGGGCGTCTCATCACGGCTATCAAAATGCCTGAAACTCCGACCGACCTTTTGGCGTTTTTGAAACTCCATTCGTTGAACTCCAAATGCTATTTGGAGAAGGTCGGCGGCATACCGGGTAATGGCGCCAACGCTATGTTTAACTTTGGCCGTGGATATGGACACTTGGAGATGGCTCTCTTGGCGTGCCGAATACCCACGGAAACCGTTACTCCCCAAAAGTGGCAGAAGGAGTTTCAATTGGGCGGCCGCGGCAAGACGATGTCTAAAACCGAGTGGAAGAACAAACTCAAAGCCAAGGCTCAGCAGCTGTTCCCTACGTTCAATGTAACACTGGCTACCTGTGACGCGATGTTGATTGCGTTGTACGGCAGCCGCCAATAATACGCCCTATGGAATTCGTTTGTAAGAACCCCGATTGTCCGCGCTACGATCAGCGTGACTACTATTCATCAGTGAGTATCGTCTTGCGTGATGGCGAGCCGTATTGTAAGCAAGCGCCATGCCCCTGCTGCGGGCGTACACGTGAAGAGGTCCCCAAGGAAGCCCCAGCGAACTTGGGCGGTATATACTTTGGTAGGTTCCGCGCTATGTCCAAGGAGCAGAAGCAGGAATCGCTGAAACGCCGTTCTCACGAGCACTTTAAGAAAGAGATCGCCCCTGAACGTGCCGCCAAACTGGCTGATGTGCGTGCCGAGGGTAAAGCCATGATGAAAAAATAGTGGGCCTTATGAGAAGAACGGTCGAGGGTCAAATGTTTCGCCAGGCGTTCAAATACCGAATCGGCTTGGTGAATAAGTATATTCTGATTATCCGCCACTCGGAGGACCCGCGCCGTGCGGCTGCCTACCGTAATTTGGTGTTCCGGATGATGGGGACCATAGTGTTGAAAAACATCACCAACTACATCAACCTGCTAAACGGTTCAAACGCGCCCGACATCCCCTCGCGCGATGAAGCGATTGCCGATTGCTACGCGATGTTTGATAAATGCTTGGAGAAATTCACCATCCTACCAGGAGCGAATTTCTATTTCTATTTCAACAAATCTATCGCTCGTAATTTCTACACCCTTTACAAGAAGAACCTCAAGGCGCGTCACGCTGAAATTTCCGATGGCATGGAGTCATCGCACCCGTCGATGCGCACCCCCGACCACATCAACGACATAGAAATAACGTTTGATAATTTTGGCTTCACTGAACTCGAACGCCGTATATCGCTATCACGTCTAAGCGGTCAACGTAAGGCGGAGTTCTTGGCCGACAATCCTGACGTCACCGAGAGCCTTTACAGCCGGGCGTTAGTAAGAATGAAGAAACTGTTGAAAAACATTAAAAAGGACTATCACAATGGAAAGAAAGATTGAAATCATCACCACCATCCTCGAAAGTGGTTTTGCGCTTTTGGAGGTTTGGATGTACGGCCAGGAACCGCTGGTGTTCTTGGTGAACAAATTCACCCCTTCGGTAGAATCCAATGTGGCGTCGATCGACTATTGCGAGGTGATCGGGTACGACGTTACAGCGTTTATACGGTCAGAGTCGGTGGACATGAACCGCGGTAAAGCGGCGGTGCTGTCGAAATTGGAAGCTATCGTACAAAACCAGAAAGCCCTCCATTTCCAGTTCCACAAAAGCGTCAAGTGGATATATTGGACATCGACTCGCGGATAAACGAGTGTTAAATTGTAAAACAAGATTGTCATGGCTTTCGAGCCTTCACCCTATCAGCAAGCAATATATACCGAGGTAGCCACTACCAACCACAACATCAATGTGAATGCGGTGGCTGGTAGTGGTAAGACTACCACGCTGTTGGGGTGTTTAGAGCGCATCCCGCGCGGTAAGTCCATAATCTTCATGGCCTTCAATACGTCTATCGTCAAAGAGTTGATCGCCCGCAATAAGCGTCCCAACGTGGACATCATGACGCTTCACAGCTACGGTTGGCGGTTGCTTCTACGGCGGTACGGTAATAAGGCCACCATGAACCCCAACAAGACACTCACTAAAATCGAAATAGTCCTCAAGCGTCACGTCCGCGACCCTGAAACCCAGGAACTGTTGAGGCGATGCAAAAAGGGCTATTTGTACTATCTTATACCGAAGATAGTAGACCTGATGCGCACGGCACTTTGCCGTCCTGAAATCGGCGAAATTGAGTCGTTGTGTGAGTATCACGACATCGACTGCGGTACACTCGAAAAGCAGTTAGCACTGGAGACTTTCGCACTGGCCCAGGCTGACCACACTCAGTTCGACTTTACCGACATGCTGTACGTTCCAGTCACCGACCCCACGATTAAATTCCGTAAATATGAGGTAATAATGGTTGACGAGAGCCAAGACATGTCGCTCCTTCAACACGAACTCATAAAACGGGCCTTGGACCGCCGTTCGCGGTTGATAACCGTTGGCGACCCGCGTCAGGCCATATACGGCTTTGCGGGCGCGGATGCTAACAGCTACGCGCGGTTGGCGTCGTTGAATGGCGAAAGCGTTGAAATGCCGCTATCGGTATGTTACCGTTGCGGCCGACGTATTGTTGAAGAAGCCGAGAAATACGTTCCCTACATCCGTCCGTACGAACGCGCTCACGAAGGTGAGGTGTACGCCGGATCGCTGAATGACATCGAGGACGGCGATTGGATCATTTGTCGTAACCTGCGTCCGCTGGTAGAGGTGTACCTGTGGCTGTTGAAAAACAAGATCAAGTCCAGTATTCGCGGTAAGGATATTGGTCGCGGGTTGATCGACCTAATCGACAAGACCGGAGCACGGACCATCGACCAGTTGGAAAAACTGATGTCTGGGGAGGTCGATAAACTCTTGGAGAAACTCCGTAAAAAGGGCTGGAACAGACCTGAAACGTCACCCAAGGTAGAAGAACTCTACGAGAAGATTGAGGTCATCCGCGCCTTGGCCGTTGAAGCCGATACCGTTGACGAATTACGTGAAATAATCGAGGGAATTTTTACCGACGACGTCAAGGGCATACTCCTCATGACGATCCACAAATCGAAGGGGCTGGAGAACGACAACGTGTTCTTCCTGGCTCCAGAACTCATCCCGTCACGGTACGCTACACAGCCGTGGCAGTTAGAACAAGAACGAAATTTGGCGTATGTGGCTATCACCCGCGCCAAGACCTCATTAATATATGTCCCATTAAATCAATCCAGTTATGACCTCAGCCAACCCTTCCGAGGAAGATATTCAGTCCAAGGCTCACGAAGACGAACTCAATAAGGCCGAAGACCGCATTGAGGATGTAGACGATGAACCCATCGAACGTCATCCGTCACGACGGAATTCGCCGCATGGCGCACCGTCGCCAAGGCAAATCGCCAACGTTATTAAGAGCAGAAAATTCTAACAACATCATGAAGAGTTTATATTACCTTTTGAAACGAACCTCTGAAACCGGAAAGCCCGTTTATCACCAGTGGCTGCGGTCGGGGTTGATAGGCCGGGGAAGAGGCTTCTCTGAATCGTCGAACGCCGACTTCGCCTTCCGTACCAAGGACCCCATGGAAATCTTGGTACACTACGAGTACCTGCGCACCGAGGTCCATTCGCCTTACGAGTGGGAGTTGGTGGCCTATATGATGGAAGACGCCCAGCGCTCGTGGGCTGACCAGAGCCCCGCGCCTGACTATTTGAGCGTACTGCCTGCCACCGAGAGTATTGACGTGTGGAAACGGCGTATGGCGTACGATCCGGCGCTGATGGAGGTATACGTCGCCAAACTGGATGAATTACGCAAAAACTACAACTAAAATGGAACAGAAACTTGTTGGAAGAGAATGGGTGTACCGTCCTACGCTTCACGTCTTCAACGTGATTGCCGTCGGTGACGAAGCTACCACTCCCAGTACCGTTGTAAGCGGCGACGAAATCGTGATGTGCGCCGTGGCTGTTCAACCTGGGGTCTTGAAGAATTTGGCCGTTAAACGCAAGGATTTTGACAAGTGGAATAAGGTCCCCACGCTGCTGTATATTGACGACCTGTTGTATGCGGAAAACCACGGTCGTATCATTGGCGTGTATCGCGTGGCCGACACCACGCCGGATGAAGCGCGGGTGATGCGTCTCAATTTCTCTGATCTGACACCGTTGCCTGAAGCCGGCTTTTGCGTGAAACGAAAGTTAGGTGAGAGCGGTTGTTTCGAGGGTGTTGGTTGCCGGCTCCACTACGCTTCAACGACAAAAATTGAGTCTTTGCGGTTTGAGGCCAGCCTCGAACGCCTTAAAATCACGGTCAACGAGTTACGCAAACACGTTGACGAAAAAGCCAAAGGGTATACGCCTGAAAAAGCCGCTATTGTCGAAGAGTTCTCTGACCTGATAGCAAAATTCGCCGCCAAATTAGAGGCTTTGTGAATTGTTTAACGAAAAAGGAAATAAGACCTCAATGGCCAAGAAAGGTAAAGCGCGGTTCTTCCGCGTTGGCGGCAAATACACTCACCCGGCGGGCATTCCGTTCCGCGTGGTAGCTATACGCCCTGAAAAGAACGAACTCGGCGTTCAGTTTATTGGCGAAGACGGTATCAGTACCACCGTTATAGACCTTGTAAAACACAAGAAGAAACTCCAAAACAACGAAATCGAAGAAATCTAACCATGGAATTTACACCCGATAATTTAGCAAAACTCCCCGACGACGGCGTGTTCGTGTTTGGTTCTAATACCGACGGCGAGCACTGTGGCGGTGCGGCTCTTGTGGCGTTGAAGCGTTTTGGCGCCGTCAACGGTCAAGCCGAAGGTCCTCAAGGTCAAAGCTACGCCATCCCGACGATGGAGTATGTCGAAATCAACGCCGAAGACGAATTCCCGGAATACGGTAAGGCAAAAGTTCTGCCTGAGATGCTTTTGGAGGCGTGTGACCGTTTCATCCTTTACACCAGCCAACACCCCGAACTGCGTTTCTACGTGACGAAGATCGGTTGCGGAATCGCTGGCTGGAGCGTGGAGGAAGTCGGTGAAACGTTCGCCACGGCCTTGGCGTCGTTTCTGGTACCGCTGCCTGATAATATCGTTTGGCCGCGCGAGTTTTACGAAATACTGCACCGCCATGGCTTGGTTGATTAAGAGTCTCACGGGCCGCTACATCATCAGCGAGGTACACCCGTTATACAACCGCGGCGTGATGTACTTTGCGCCTGACGCCAAGACCACAGAAATCGACGATTATGCCGCCGAAATACTCACTCACGGCTATCCGTTGAAGGTAGGTGAAGCCATGGCTCTACGACGCGCCAATACGGCTCACAGTTTCGTCGTCAAGCCAGGCTGGTACGCCGCCGACGCTGATGGTACGATACACTATTTTGACCGCCAACCCAGCCGTTTGGAGGGTCAGTGGTATATCACTGAAGGCGTCACTGAAATAGCACCGCGTGAATCTTTGGAAGCCGCTCTCCAGCGCGTGCCTGAACCCACCGACGAACAACCTGTCCACTACGGATCGCGCCAGGCCCATTGTACGCCGTTTATCGGTCGTGACGTATTACCTGCCGCTGCGTCAGCAGAACTCTTGAATCGCGGCATAAAGCCCGTCAAACAGCTGGGCTTCATATTATCGAATCGCCACCGCACCAGCGGGCTGTTGACGGTAAACGCCGCTGCGTCCTTCGTCAACCGTAAGGGATACACCTATCAGCCAGCGTTGACGTTTGAAGACGTACTGTTGGAACTACTGAAATATGGTGATGTGCGCTTTGAGCGTTTGATCGATGACCGTATAATGGTGTCGATGAACCGTAACCGTTCGCTGTTCCCTGCCTCGTCAGCGTTACAAGCCGTGTACGGAGCGTTGATGTACGCGATGGTGGCGATGGAAAAAGAAACACGATAAAGACCATGAAAGACGAACGGATGATATATTATGTCACGCCGCCAGGAACGGCGACCTATGACGCTATATTCGTGTTGGCGCACCGCCGTATGGAGGCTCTGAACGCCGCGTATGCAGTGATGAAGGGTTATGGCGGCGTGAGTTATCGTCGGCCGAAACTGCTTTGGGCTGGCGGTATCAGCGCGATCGAGTTCGCTGAAACGCCTGATCCTAACGTTTGGCGCTTAGACGGTTCACCGTTGGCGCGTCAGTACCGCCCTAATACGTCTACTGAAGCAGGACGCGCCGTGGAGCGTGAATTACAACGCCTACCGCGCGTGAGCCGCAACGATGTGAATGCCATTATCGGTTACACGGACTATTTCGCCGGCATACGTGTGGAGGTTGAGGCCAACATCAAAATCGTTGGGGCGGAGTTCGGTTTCGCCGTTTCGGAATGGATGGTTGAAACAGGACGCGCCAAAATACCCACCGACTGCCGTGAGGTAACAAAAGCGGAATATGCCCAACTCACGGGTCAGAATATTCGGTTGGCGTATCAACGCAAAAAGAAACAGCAGAAGATATGACTGAACGAGTATTTCCTGACGTAAAGTTCGTTGACGAACCTGAGCCGATGCCTAAAGGCGCAGAGTTGGTCTACGCTACCGACCCAGCGTCGAACGAAGGCGATTTCACTACTGCTGTTGGCGGTTATATCGACTCGCAGGGTGTGTTTCATCTCCAAGAGGTCGGTGTCGTTAGACGCAATCCCCAACAGCGTATCAAAGAATTACGAACAAAAATCAAAAACCGCAAACGATGAAAGATTACGTTTTATACGCCGCGTGGATCTTGTTGGCCGTGGTGTTGGTGGTGAACGTTATTCGCTTGATATTGGCGGTAGCAAGAATTTGTCGTTCAGTGCGCGAAAAGGAGCGCGCAGTAGAGGCTGTTTATGTTAACCAAGCGTGGCGTCGTGAGGAAAGTGATCCCGATGGCGATCCGTGGATAGCGCCAGTCACCATTTATTTACGTGTGATGGAAATTAAACATAACGCCAAAGGCGTGAAGTGGTGTCGGTGTGTAAGGTATTGCCGAACCGAAGAAGGTTGCCAAAGCACTGAAATTAACCTTCGCGCAGAACAAATTGTTGACGAATATGAGCAGTATGAATAAAAAGCGTCGCGGCCCGGCAGTATGTGCTACGCCGCGTAACAACGTGCGGTTGGAAATCAAAGATTTAGAACTTTTGGTAAACACGTTGGAGGTTAATGCAGGCAACGCGGGAGCCGTGGTGGTTTATACACAAGAACAGTGCCAGGTGTTGGCGAATAAACTACGTTGGGCGTTAGTACGCGAACGAGAACGCACCAAAAGATGAAATACGAAATCTATAAAACACGCGACGGACTCCTGATCCCCGTTCTCTATCCCGAGGACGCGGGTCAGGCGTTCCGCTTAACTGTCCCCGATGCCGTGAAGGTTAGTGAAGGTACGGCCCGCAACACCATCACCTACGGCATCGTCCCGTGCAAGATGCGCCGCCAGCCCTTTCCGGTTCGGAATAACATTTGGCGAGACCGTGAACTGCTTGGCGCGTTGAGTAACGAGTTCAACCGTTGGGGATTTGTAGATTATCGCGATGAGGTGGCACCGCCGTTATTTCCAACACCACAAAATTCAAAGAAATAACCCTTCACAATAGAAGAAAACAACCGCCAACAGTTATTAATCCCCAAACCTATTCACCGTACAACGCAATGGAAAAAGACATAAAAGAGGTTTTGAACGCTGAAATTCCACCGGAAATCGTTGATCCTGTGGCTTGGAAGAAATATTTGGTCCTCAAGGAATCGAACACCCTGAAGCGCATCCACCTATTGGCTTCCGACGGCACGGAAATCCACCTTATGTGGTTCCCTAAGAAACTCAACGAAACCATCAAGCACCTATCTACCAGCGAACAGGAAGAGATACGCGAAATCTACATCGCACGCCGTAAAGCGCAGTTGGCCGCTAACCGCCTTTTGGCCACTGCGCGTGGAAGCTACGATTTGGCCTACCGTCGTCACCGCCAACAAAAGGCAGAGCACGACGCTCTACGGATGAATGACGTCTCGCTGGCCGAAGATATTAAGGAACTTTTAGGGAAAATGTTCACCCCCAAGGAGGTAGTGCGCATTTTGGCTGAAAGTCGCGAAATACAGGTAGAACTTTCGTACGTGCAGGACGTATTAAAGCACTACATCAACGACATCGAAAAACGCCGTGAAGAATTCCGTAACCGCGTCCAGGACGTTCGTCTCTACTCAAAACGCCCTCGTCTTGAAGAACTTAGCTGGATGTACACGCAGATGAAACTGCGGTATAAGGCCCTGAACAGCACGGACGCCTATAACGCGATGCTCCGGACGCTGGAACAGATCCGTAAAGAGGCTGAAGGCGACCAAATATTCATCAACGGCGCCATAGACGTCAACGTCGAAACCGAAATTCGCCTTCACATCCAGCAGACCATATATAAGTCGATCAACCTCAAGGAGATAATCCTTGGTCGCGTGGCTGCGCGTATGAACTGGAGCCTGCCGAAACTCATCGCCGGACTGCACAACTCGTATTATGCTCGCTTTATGCCTGCTAATGAGGAATATGATCCTGGGGCTGAGATGGAATATCCGTCCACTATGAACTACGATTTCAACCGCATCCAGCACAACCACGCCGTCAGCGGCATCGATGAGGTTGAAGACGTCAAGGCCGAACCCCTCACCCCCGAAGAACGCGCCTCTGGCGAGGCCATAAAGCAGCTATTCCTCCAGCGTATACGTCAGCAGCGTGAGACGTTGGAAGGTCCTAAACAACGTGCTGCAGCTGACGTCGATTTCTGGCGCTCAAAGTTTAATAAGACAGCTGACGACGATCACGAACTCACCCGTGAGGAAGGGCGTGTCCCGCAGCACAAGTTCAACAAAAAGCAAAAATCTAAATTCAAGAAGTGATGGAAATTCAAGACTTCAAACAAAAGTGGAACGGCCAGCCCATCGAACTGATCTCCGCCGCAGAGGCCGACGTGCTGGTGAACCTCGATCGTGAAAAGGAAGAGCGCCTCGACTACATTCGTACCAAGGTGGCGGCCATCGGTTGGAACGTGTCTGCGGTAGTGCCCGTGGCGAGTGGGACGTACAACCGCGTGCGCCATATGGTGGTGATCGGTGAAATAACGGTTGGTAATTTCGTGTACGAAAACACCGAGGTCCACTCGTTCGCTGAATTCAAGAACGACCACGCAGCGATGATGGAAACCTTACAGCGTCGCGTTGACCAGTCGGACTACGTGATGGGTGCAATCCGCGCGTTGGGCTTCGACGTGCGTGAAGACACCGTGGTGGAGAAGGTATCGTCAGTGGCGATGGCTGCTGTGAAAACGCGCGTTGGCGTGGAGTTTGTGCCGGCGTTCGCTAATACGGCAGCGGCGGTGTACATTTCGCTGCACGAGGAGGACCGTAACGTTCGATTTGTGGCCGTTGCAGGCGCTGGGTGGTACAAGGTGACGTTTGCTTCGCGATAACGAAAATTCAAGACCGCTATGGAGGATAAATTCACCTTATTCGCCGCACTGGCGTGTGCGCTGGCTGTGGTCGTTGTAACGTGGTGGGAACACCGTCCGTCGCTCTTTTGGTGGCGCTACCTGTTTAGGCTGGAGAAAACCACCCCTGACGAAATGGCGTGGAACGAGGTGGTGCAGCGTATACGCAAGCGAGCGTACAAGACACATAAGCGTCACCGCGAGTGTCTTTCCAACGGCATTATCGTCACCCGCGGCGTTGAGCAGTACGACGAAGGCGTATGCCGTGAGTGGTTGACGTTGTTCCCTAAACGTTCACGCAGCCCTTACGCTCCGTTGGTCATAATCGACCTTCACGACTCCAGCGCCACGGTGACTAATATCATCCACGACGAAACGTTTGACGCCTACCAGTGGATGATGGAACAGATGAGTAACGATACGTGCTACGAAATAGCTAAACGGGCGTATATCTGTGAGCAAAAGGGACACCGCGGTGATACCGAGCGTTCGATGGTCGAACACGAATACATCCAGTGGATCGCTCGTAAGTTCATCTAACAACGTTATACTACGTGACGCCGTGAGGCGGTATAACTATTCGTTTTTTACAACCCCAGCTAACACCTTCACCCCCGTTAGCTGGGGTATTTTGTTGGCGGTTTACGAAAAAAGTTCACTTTTCTTGGAAGATTTTTCGCGATTCTCTTTGAAGTCTTGGAGATTTACACTACCTTTGTAGTGGAAAATGAAACTAAACCCTTGAATTATGAAACGCTTTAATCTTATCTCTGCTCTTGAAATGGTAGCCCGCGTACTGATGGTGGTGGGACTGGTAGCCGGAACGGTGGCTGTTGTTGGATTGATGGTTTCGATGTTCTAAAAACTGCTTGGAAAATGAAAACGATTGTAAAAAAGACCGTAAAGTTCGAAATCGAGGTTGTATGCCAGGTTCTGGTCCGTGGCGAAGTCGTTTACGAAGACGACAACGTTGGCTATTGCCGTGCTTGGGCTCGTGAAGAGGGACTGCGTGGTAACTATATGCTCCGCTGGTCGGCAGCTGAAATTCTCGACGCTGAAGGTAACACCAATATCCCCGCTCACGGTATGACGCGCCGTGACGCTATCGAAAATCTCCTCAAAACGTTGTGAAAATGGACAAGAATCGTAAACAGCTGGAAGAACGCGCTGCGTGGATGTTGGTTATAATCGTCGTTGTGATAGCGTTCGTTGGCGTCAACTTGGTGTGGTATGGCGACGGCTTGACGAAACTTTTTGGACTGCTCGTTATTGGGTATGGCGGGTATGTGATTAACCGGATTATTGAACGCTTAAACCGTCGGTAGCCCTATGACGCGTGAAATGATTATCGCCGCGGCGTATGCTGCTGGCTGGGACGGTGAAACACCCACCGTTACCGAGGCTGAAGCCTATTTGGCCGCTATCGTAAGATTGTAAAACTAAATCGTATATCGAATGAAATCCAAGACCCTTAAACAGTTCCTGGCCGAGAAGCGCAAGTTAGACGTTCAACGCGCAGAGGCCGTGATGGACACGCTGGACAAACTAACACACGTAAACGACAACTCGTACTGCGGTTCGGCCGTAATTATCAACATCACCGACCTCGAAGGCAAAGTCTTGGCCGACGCCGCCATCAACGGCGAGTTCTTCGACGCCTTACGGCCTCACCTCGTTGAGGCGTACCGCCAAACACTGGCCGACAAGGAGACCTTCGCCGTCTGTAAGGTCCGTAAAATGCAGAATCTTATCACCAGCCTCGACCCCGAGCGCTCTAAATAAACCCTCAAAACGATGAATCCTCTGTACCGTATCGGCTCCCGCGTGAAGGTTAAGACGTGGCCCGAAATAGCTGAATACATCGGCGTGGAATACGACGAACGAACGTTTATGGAATTGGAAGGTGTAGTCTACGACGACGCCAACGACGATCCTATTGGGTTGTTGGATGAAATGTATGAGGGTGCTGGACGAGGCGAAGACACGTGCCTGATCGTTGGCGGTGAGGTTGAAGCCGAGTTCCCCACGTACGAACTGCGTAACCTACGCACTGGCCTCGTCATCGAACGCGAGTCCAACACCCCGTATATCTTCCGTGATTGGATGTTAAAACTCACACGGTGATGACCAAGGATGATATTATACGCCAAATCGAGGATGTCCGCCGCCAACGTGTTAAGACTGAACGCCAGTTGATAGCGCGTGGCCGCGGTTATCCCGTACACAACGACGCTGAGGTAGAACTCACACTCGATGAGTATCACTACGAAGGATCGTCGTCGCGTTCTGAAGAACGCTTACTGGCTCTCTTGAATGAAGAGCGCGTTAAATACAACACCACCTTAACCTATCTGTGATATGCCACGAATTGCTGGTAAACCATCAGTTCTTGTCGAAGGCAGCGACGCTTTACGAGAACTCATCGAAACTTACGCCACGATGGATATTAAGGCGTTTTGCGCTAAATGGGGGTTGTCGATCGCTACAGTTCGTTCTACGGCTTCGCGGAGGGGGTTGCTCCGTGAGCGTAAGAAAGCGACTAAAATCGTCACCGCCAACACTAACAAGGACAAGCAACGACGGCCTCGTAAGGCAGCGCCTGTCGTACCACCTCCACCATCAGTTCCAGCGTACGAACCGCCAAAAGATCTTGTACCACCCAACGTTCTTAAACGCGTGAAGGGTAAACGCCGTGAATGGAAAGCACCCACGCGGCGTGAAGAGCTGAACTGCGTCCCAGTGCCTTATCCGTTCTGCCTCCAGAACGATCTGCGCTTTACCAAGGAAGAAGACAAGACCCCTTCAGAAACCGGGCGTGTTACGCGCCATAGTAAAAACCGATAGTAAAATGAGAATTCAAAACGCAAATTCCTCACAAACGGACAAACTCATCAAGACCTACCTTCAGTGCCGCGTCATCATCTACGACGTCACTCAAGACAGCGACGGTGAGCAATATTTCGTATACGGCGTATCGTTTGGCGCAATATGGCCTGTGAATTTTGTGTGCTGGGGTGATGAAACCAGTATCGAACTGTATCGTAAGGGCGTGCGCTGGGGCATCTCAACTGCTTACGACGATCCTCGGTTGGCGTACCTCAAGGCCAAAGTACAACGCGCCAAGCGTGAATACGATCGCGATTTGGAGATTAACCCGCTGTCGTGGGTCCAAAAGTTAGAGTTGGCGATGGGGTGTGTAGCCATCGCGGTGATGTGTTGGGGTGCGGTGGAACTGTTCTTGAAACTTATACGGTGATGAACTACGCGGGAAATGTATGTCGGTTGATCGTTGACGAACTGCCTGTTGACGCCTATGGAATGAAGGTGTTGGCGGCGGCGCGTGAACTGTGGGTAAAGCAGGGCAAGGTGTGTGTTGGTACGGGCCGAACCATCGGGTCATCGTTCCCCGTGGTACAGATTATCGGTGGTGAACCGATGAACTATCCCCAACGTGTTATCGAAATCGTCCGCGAATTGCGTGACGCCAACCCCAACGTCCTTATCAAACTCTTCACCGGGTTCCCCGACACCGAGGCGTTACTGAAAGTAGCACCGTTGGTGAATGCTATTGCGGTGACACTGGCGAGCGTTGATGACGAAAACCACTTTCGTGCTGCGCGTTTAGGGTTCCGCGACTTTGGTAAAACCCGTATGGAGGTACGCTACAACTCGGCCACGGGTGAAGACCCTACAGGCCGCGTATTTACTCAGTATTGGCGGTTGGTGGATATGGCCCACGAGGGCGACTACCTGTTGGAATCTACAGCGTGGGTGATGAAATACGCCAACACAACGTTATTTGACTAAAATCTCGAAATATGGAACAAAAACGAAATTACAACGACCCGCGTCTGTCGGAAGAGATGCGTAAGTACGGCTGTTACACTATTGAGTCTACAGACCCCAATAATCCCCCGCACGAAACGCAGATTATACTGACGCCCGAATTTCTGGCCAACACGAACAGTTTCAAAGTCAAGACCGATTTAGGGTTTGGGCCTGAAATCACCAACGTGGTAGAACGTGGCGCCAACGGAGAGTTTGTGAATCGCGCTTACCCCGAACGGCTGTATTTAGACGAAACACCAAGCCGCGGGCACTATACCATCCAGCTGACGGTGACGTGTGAGTGTGGCGAAACGTGGACGCTGACTCACCAGCAGGCCCGAATAATGATGCGCGGGGCGTTTGAAGAGCGCTATTTACCCAAGGTGGTGTGTCGATGCCCCAAGTGTAACAAAATGATCTTCAAACCATGACCCCCAGTCAAAAGCGAACCGCGTTGGCGGTGTTGGACTTTGTAGTGTTGGCTGTTGGTATTATGGCGTTGGCTGTGATGGCCGTTATAATGATGTTAGGATAATGAAACGGTTGGCGTATATTATAAGGTTGATGGCTCGTGTGGTCGTCAACCTTCTTTATTTACTGGGGTTTTGTGTTGTGGCGCTGCTGTTGGCGATGATGATATACTCGCTCTGGTGTTGATTTGACGAGGGTCTTGGAAAAATCTTTGTAAAAAGAGAAAAATTTCTTGAAATTCTCTTGGCGGTTTGGAAAATTCGCCGTACCTTTGTAGTGGAAAATGAAACTAAAACACACTACAAAACTATGAAAAAGCAAATCTCAACTCAGCTGAAAGCCAACCTCCGTAAAATGGGTAAAGAATGGGCAGCCGCCAAGACCTTCTGGTTGCGCCAGAATGACGATCTCCTCTACGTCGAGTTCCCGAAAGATTCCCCGCTGGAGGATAAGGTCCTCAAAGCCCAAGCCGCTTTCGAAGAGCGTTCGATCAACGCCGCACTGGCCGGAATAGGTTGCGCCCCGATCCGCGTTAAATTCCGCAAACTGTGGTTCTAATCCCTTCAAACCATGAAAGCTATCAATTTCTTAACGGTTGTTTGGAATCGTAATATCGAAGCCGGCGCATACACGATTCTGACTAATGAACCTACCACACCCGTAACGTTAGAAACGTTTGGTGAAAATACAGTTCCGGCGTTTGGTGAAATCCCCGTGGGGAAAATGGCTGCGGTGTACTTGGATAACGAAGAGGGGTGTGATTTGATTAACACCTTGCGTAATGATTACGGTGACGCCCCGGTGGCTATGATAGTCACACGTAAGTGCGCAGTGTCCTTATTCAGCCTTGAATAATCAGTTTAATTTCGTAAAACAAAATCGTATAAAGCCATGAAAGCAACCGTTGAAACTATCCGCAATATCGTAAAAGTCCTCAACATCACTGCCGACGAGCAGCAACTCCTCAAGGACACTATCAAGCACGGCTATTGGGGCGACGCCTCAGCCGGGTTCGTAGACGAAAAGTTAGGCGACATCATCCTCGCCGACGCCGAAATCTACATCACCAACGACGCCAAGCAAGGCGGCCATTTCAGCGGTCGGCAGGTATCGACGATGTTCCGGTCGATTTACCGTAAAATGTGCTCTGCTCATGGTAACCAGGCCGGCATCCACCTTTCGCACTGCAACGACTGGTGGGGTAACGGTACGGGTGACGTGCTGATGCTTCGCGCTGACGAAAACGCCGCGTGGAGGGAGTGGGCTGAAGAGCCCATCCACCCCGCCGCGAAAGAAAATCCCGCTACGTGTAGTTTCAGTATTTGGCGCTACGACGGTAAGGCAGGAGGCTACGACACCACTTGGCGTGGAATTGGTAACTCAAATTCGGCAAAATATTTCAAGTCCGTTGAGGAAGCGCAGGCGTGGCTGGATAAGTTCGGTTCGAAATACGGTTACGGTAAGCGTGGTGTATATTGGTTGATTCGCGAAAGTGGAACCAATTTTCCGCCTGTCCCCGGTCTGCCGCAGCCAAGGACCATCATCTCTCTGCGCATCATTCGTAAGAACGACGTTAAGTGCGAAACACCCCTCGGTAAGGTCCCGGTCGGCAGCCAGGTCTACTCCAACTACAGCCAGCGCACCTATCAGGTCGTAGAACATCGCCGTCACCATACCTCCGTTTTATACCTCGACGGGCCGTACAAGGACTCTTTTCGCCAATTCGACGCCGCCTACCCGGTAGTGGTGAAGAAACTGGGTGACGGTAAAGGCCCTACCAAGGAAGAGTTAGTCGCTCGTATCAAGGAAAACTCCAAGAACAACGACAGCAATCCATTCCGCTTTTCGGTGCGTTTCGCTAAAAACGGCGAGGGTATTGAAATGAACATTTCCAAGAATGGATTCTATGGGGTGGCGAACACCTATACCCGCGCTCAGTTACGCGAAATCGCCAACGCCATCAACACCTACCTCGCCAAGTAAAATATCCAAAACCGTAAAACCCACAGAACGATGAAAAAGTACGTTGTAAATCATTTCCGAACCAAGGAAGCCGTGATGGACGCCATAATCGACGTCTTTAAGCGGCGCGAAGATTGGTGTGCGTACGAAGCACGCCTCAACGGCGTCGACCCTGAGCCCGAATTCAAGGCTCAAAAGGCGTACGATCTGGCCTTCCAGTCGATGGGCGGCAACTCGTTCCATCCCGGCGTCTACCAAAAGTCGAAACGAGCGATGGTCGAGTACCTGAATAATATGGAGCAGCTGTTCGAAGACGCACGGCGCAGCTACCTCCAGTTCCGTATCAAAACGGCGTACCACTCTACGAACGCTGGTAAAGTGGCCGTCGCGCGTCTGGAGATGGTCATCAACGACTCAAAATGCAAAATGGATGAGGCCAACCTGGAGTTTCAAAAGGCGTTGTACAAATTCCTCGTCGAAAACCGCAACTGCGAGGATTGGCGCGTTTCACGCACGTCGCCCGAGTCGGTAACGTTTGGACTGCTGGACGGCAGGGGACGCATCGACGAGAAATCCACGTTGACGTTCTACATCGATCGCCAACACGGCGAACCTACGCTGGTGACGGCAGCGGAGAACCATGGTCGCTTTTCGTGCGACGACGTAAATGTGCAGGTCGTGCGCTATGCGTGGTTGGGCCTGTTGCTGTTGGGCGACCGCCTCAAATCGCTTAAAGAGGCCCTCCTGGTATACGGGGCCGCCGCGTCGAAAATAACGACTGCCATCAGCACCGCCAACGTTAAAATGCAAAACCTCGGGTTGGAAGACTTTGAAGCCGCCTGGACGGCTTACGAATCAGCCCACAACTACGGACGAAAATGAAAACTGTCGATTTGTACATCCTCAACGCCGCCGAAAACAGCGATCTGCGTGATATGAACGCCGTTGAGCGCCAAAAGATCGAAGAACGCCGCCTCGTGGCTGTTCGATTTGCGATGGGTGGTTACAATATCGCCACCACTTTGGTCCTCGGTGACCAAGAACGTACAGCCGTCAAAATGCCGCACATCACCGACGATTTAGCCAACGCGGTGTGGTATCGCGTCACTACTACGTTTGGCGATTTTGCCCCTGACCGCGTGATGTTCGAGAAGATCGAAATTGAAGTCTAATTTCAAAACACAACACATTATGGCACCTAATCGAGTAACCCGCGCCACAGCCATGGCTACAGCCCGTGACTACGCCAAGAACCATTCCAAAGAAGCCATTCGCGTACAGGTAGCCCTGTACCGCGACCAGGTCAAATCGCTCAACCGCGCCAAGGAGGGCGCCACCGACGAAGAGGTCAAGCGGTTGTGTGACCGTATCGCCGACACCCGTGAACTGCTGCGGGCATTCGAAGCCGAGGCCGCCAAGTAACGAAATTCACCTAATTTTCATCAAATAGCAAAACTCAAAATGGAAACGAAAACTGTATTCAACGCCACTAAAGGCATCGCTGTCAACGACCAGCTGACTCTTTCACGCGCCGCCGTGCTGTTTATGTACGCTATGTGTGCTGCGGGGGCTGAAATGCCCTCCATTCGCCACACTGAAGAAGGCCCGCTGCCGTTTACGGGCGTCGATGAACTGCGCATTCCGTACATCACGGCGCGTAACTGGTACGGCCAATTCTTGGACGACAACCTGTTGGTGCGTGAAATGGTCAACGCCGAACTGCGCTCATTCAACGCCCCGCTCGTAAAGTTCATCAAGGAGCAGTCGTTCGCCGTTACCAACGCCGCACTGGCCACGATCAACGCCAACGACGAACTGCAATTCACGCCCGATGGCGTTGAGTTCATCGAAGCGTGGGGGCCGGTACTGGATGCCGAACTGCTGACGATCGAACGCACCGTCAACCAACTCATCAACGATCGCTATTCACACATTGGCGTTGGCGTCACCGCTGCGTTCCGTCACGTCCCGACACTCCAGCCTGCGGAACTCAGCCGCCAATACGTTCTGACCGACACCGACGTGATGGCGGCGACGTATCGCCGTACTGACGGCATGGTGCTGGTGAACGTGTACGGCGTCGGTACGTACACGATTGAGTACCTTGCGCCGATCGCTCCCGATATCCTTGCCTCGTTGGCCGACGAAGGGATGACTGAAAAGAGCCCCAGCGAGTTGGCTGAAGAGTTCTCCCGCCGGAACGAAGCCCGTGCAGAAGAGTTCCGCTGCGCCAACAACATCCGCTCTGAACTCGATCAGGACGGTCCACTGGACAACCCCGCAGCGGCGTTGGCTGCGTTGCTGGGTAAGGCCATGGGTAAGACTCCGGAGGTGAAGCGCATCGACATCACTCCCGACGGCGTGAAGGTGAAGGACCTTGGCGACAAGGTACAAGACGCTGAAGCCGTACTGGAAGCTGCAGAGAAGCCTGTGTCGTAAACGTCGTTGGCGTATAGAGCGTTGGCCGCTGAGGATTTATAGTCCTTGGCGGCTTTCTGTTGGCAGCCCCCTTTCTTCCCCCTGATGGTTCCCTCCTGCAACCTTCCTTCCTTAACCCCCTATAATCCCCCTATCCGGTGAAAAAAACACAAAAGACACTGTGTTTTTCCCACTATACGAGGAACTATTCTTCTTCCCAGATAAATCTGGTCGAAGACCGTTCCTCGGCGCGCATACGCGCGTGTGTGCTTACGCACAAGAGAGAACACAAGCCGCAAAACGCCAAACATCTCAAATCGTCAAAACGTCGTCTCTCCAGTACACACGCGTGTACGCCTATACGCGAGAGAGCACTACGCAAAGCCGCCAACGTTATTGAGGCTGAAAACTTACAAAAACACGAAATGGAAACGAAATACCAACAAGACCCGCGTATCGAAGCCCTGGCGCTGAAGATGCAGAGCGTGTGCTACGATTTAGGCCAGCGCGTCGTCGGTGAACAACTGGACATCCAGCAGCTGACCGTCGGTGACGGCAACGGTTTCCGCCTTACACTGGAACGCATTGAAACCACCAACGAAAACTCTGCACGCTGATGAAATGCTTAATTCGCCGCTTTGTAGCGTGGCTCTGGAGTGAAGGCGTCGAGACGATCGTTGAACAAAACGTCGCCACCGAACTGCGTCGTCGCTTCCCTGAAGAGTTCCGCAGCAAAACTCCTTGTCACCCAGAGGTAATTCCCCAAGACGTTTACACCGCCGTCTTTCAACACCTGCCAACTCCCGCTGATGTAATTCACGCCGATTACGGTGACTCCAATACGCACCACGTCCGCACGTTCACCATCCAGCGACCTAATCGCGGCGACTTCCAGGTGGTGATGATAGCCGCGCGAGTGAGGTTGGCGCCTGAACTACGGAGCGACGAAATCTGTTGCGGAAGGTACGCTCACCTGTTGAACGTCGAGATTCACGGTTGGGGAAACGTACCGCGCAACACCCCCAACTACACACTGCGCTTTTCGCTGATGCAGTATCGGCTTCAAGGACCCAACGTCGGCGGCACGGTGCCGTATTGGCGTTACGAGGTTGAAAAGCCCGCCATCCTTCACCGCCACACTGAAGCGGTGTTGGAAGGCGTGGCTCGTGGATTACAAAATTTCTAACACCATGGCAGAATTCTTTCGCGTTGGCCGTTATTTCGACACTCAAGACGCCGAACGCACCCGCACCGAGCAATTAGAGCGCCAAAAGCAAGAGCAGCGCTACCTGGGGTCTACAATTCTTCGTCCGGGGATGAGACTTTACCAGTTCAACTATAAGACCGGAGCGTGTCGGGAAATTGGCACCGAACGGCGGTTGGAATTCGACCCCGTTAGCGGTAACAAGGTTACTCGTTCCGTGAAGGTCCAGTACGACCCTGATTGCGTATATCTCCAGGCCCTCAACGAGCGAAACGCCATTCGTAAGTTGGTGAAGGCTGGATACATCAAAATGGTGAAACACGATGGTAAAGGTCCACACGTCGAAGATTGACGAACAAGAACAGCCCGCAAAGGCTCACAAAATACCACGCGGCTCTGACGGGCTTCCGCTTTTTGGCGGTGAACCTGTCGTGATAAAGGCCCGCCCCTACGACGCTGAACGTAATGCCGACGATGGCGTTGATTACGATATGTCGTTGACGGACTTTCTGGCTGCCGCTGAAAACCTCACGAAGAAAAAGCGTTTGAGTGCCGTTTTTATCGAGGTTGGTCAGTCGATGGTACCGTGGGCCTACGTGCGTTCGATAGATCGCGTAGAGCGCTGGAATGATGATTCAATGCGGTATGAGTTCGGCATCATCCTCAACCGCGACACGTCGGCTGCTGAAGGTGATAACGTCACCGAGTGGTGGGTCAACGAAGAGGCTCGTGACGCAGCGTGGAATTCTATACGTGCCCAGCTGGTGGAACTGGGTATCGAAGTCGTCAAAGCAAAGGTTTAGTTAAACCCCATATTTATCAACAATCAAAATTATCGTACAATGAAAGTGCAAGATCTTTACAAGGCGCTCGCCGAACGTACCGGCAGCACCAAGGCCGAGGCGATTAAGTTCGTCAACGCTCTCGAAGCCGTTCTCACCGAGGAGGTGAGGGACAAAGGCGAAGACATCACCATCGGTCGCGTGGGCCGCTTCGTTCAGAAGGTAGTCGCCCTGCGCCCGGGACACAATCCTCTGACGGGCGAGAAACTGGAGTGCCGTGGATACAAGTCCATCGCCTTCAAGCCCATGTATTCGTTCAAGGTGTTCGACAAGCCCAAAGGCAAGAAATAACACCGTAACAAACAACAAGGTTGCTTTCGCAGTCCGTCAGGGAGGTGGTTTGCCCTGGCGGATTTTTCGTTACTTTTCGCGTCAACGTTATACTAACCGTAACGAGGGAACGCCGCTTAACATGCCAGTTGAGACGAGTTTGTAGTGTAGATTCTTTTCCGATGAATTGGCGTTCCCTCTAAAATAGCCGGTAAAGGGCGCTGAGGTGATATTGAGTGCGCAGTAAATTAACCATGCAGTATTCCGTTGGTTGTCGAAAGGCACCCCGGCACCAATATCCCTGGCTGTGAGGGATCGGAGTTTGGCCTCCAAACGGTATAAGTCCAGACACCAGTCAACCGGGTCGTTAGACCAAACAAAATGTCTCCAAGGCAGCAACGCAGACTTCCCCCATAGGCGAGCGCCGGAGCGGAGGAGACAGACTCTACCGAGGGGCAAGAGTATAAGCGACGAGTCGCAGCCCCTTATCTTGATCTGTGGTGTAATGGGTAACACACGAGATTTTGGTTCTCGTATTGGAGGTTCGAACCCTTCCAGATCAACTTTTCACCCGATGGAATGTTGTGGCAGTTCGCCCGGCCGGCAAAAAGGGAACACCAGTAGGAACGGCAACTCGGGTGCGGGGTGTGAAACACCACCCCGATTCCTACAACCTCAAAAGAGGGGCATTCATAAGTTCAATAGATTAAACGCCGCCACCCCACCGCAGTGATGCAGAGGGGTGGTTTTCTTACAGCGTTACTACGTAAAAACCGAAAATAAGATGAAAAAGAGCAACTATATCATTTTCGACACCGAGACGGGAGGACTCAACCCCTCTGAAAACCCCATAACGTCGTTTGCAGCCGTTGTTTTAGACTTTAACACCCTGAAAGAGGTAGACCGCTGGGAAACCTACGTAAAGCCGTACAATGGTCTCCAAATAACGAAAGAATCCATTTCTAAGACCATGGTCAATATGGCTGAGGTGAACCGAGGTATGGAGTTGGATGCGTTTATCGAAGCGTTAGGGCGGTTCTGTACCCAGAATTTCTCTGACGCCAAGGGCAAGGAGCAGCGCCGCCTGATAGGTGTGGGTCACAACGTGATGTTCGACGTGGCGATGTTATCAGCGGCGTTTGAATATTCGTCCTACGGGCGAAAGTATGACCTCTTCACCTACATCCAGGAACAGACGTTGGACACGATGTACTTTTCCAAAATGATGTACGGCTTGACGGGTGACGAGAAAATGACGCTTGGCGCTACTTGTGAACGTGCCAGCATCCGCCTCACAGACGCTCACGGCGCGATGAACGACGTTGAAGCTACAGCCGAGTATTTCCGGTACTGCATCCAGCGGCTGAGGGCTGGAGGCGAAATCACCGCCACCGAACGTAAGAAACGCCGCCGCGGTAACGACTTTTTCGAGTTCCAGTGCGCCAAATAACAAAGCCGCCAACGTTATACAGCGTGTCTAACAACAAAACTGTACAACGATGAAACAAGAACTTTTTGAAAAAGGCGTCAAGGCGGCCATCGCCGACATCTTAGAGCGTTCACGCGACAAATGGGTGAGCGTGATGGAACCAGGCGCGTCGTTTGGCGCTATCCTCACTAAGAACGGCATCAGTCCCAAGGTATCGCCGGCGCTGTTCAAGGTACTTTCCGCCGTGGGGATTATCCAGCGCGAAGGCATCAAGTCAACGATCAGATATCGTTACGTCCCCACCTCCGTCACCATCCCTGATCTCGATAAACTGGCGGCGCAGGTTTGGCTGGAGAACAAAGACTACAACCGCGCGAAGAGCACTGCTTCAAAGCAAAAATGTGTAACCCCCCCGCGTGACGTCAACCAGAACGGAAAGGCAGTCCGCGTTAAGGGTAACATTCTCCCTCAAATTGGCGATTCGCGTTACATTATCACGGCCGCAGAAGGACCTATCGAAATCATCGAGGTGAAGATCGTCACCATTTATCGTAATCCCCATGACGGTAAATACAATTTCGACGTGGTGTATCGTTTGCCTGATAGCGAGGGGTTGATTACGATGGAACGGGTGCTGTTACAAGCACTACACCTCAAGCCGGAAGACATTTTCGCTCACCTCCAGCGCACGATGGTTCGGTTCACGGGGGATTTATTTCCAACTATAAAACGAGAAACCGTAAAACAAAATGGCAGATAAGAAACACGCCGCTCAAACGCCCGAGGAGGTAGCAGCGGCACAAAAGTTCACCGAGCAAGACGAGAATCGCAAATTGGCCTTTACCAAGGCTCTCGAATTGCTTCGTATTCTGAATAAGGACCATTTGGAACTTGAAATGTTAGCCCAGCGTCCTTATACACGTACCGAGGTCGTCAAAAAGACAACGCTGTCGCACCGCACGGCCCTCGAACTACTGGAAACGCTCAGCGCGTTTAACTACGTCAAGATATTCGACGCCAACAAGACAAAATTCTGCTTCACCTTCAGCCCCGAGGACCGCGCGGCGGTCTACAAGGCCAAAATCATACAACTCGCCCAGTTACTGGGGAACGCCGTTGAAGGCTATAAGCGGTTGCTGTTGAAAGACTACCCTGAGGACGTCTATCAGCGTGAATCACTCGAGATGGAGAAATACCTCACCACGGTGCTGGAGGTGAAGAGATGAGTTTTGTTGTAGGACGGGTGATGCCGGAGGGATTGAAAAACCCTTCCGGCGTTGCCTTTTAAGGTACGGCCATGAGTTTAGACACTATTATATCGCCGTCGGTGACGCACCGTTTGGCGTGTTTAGATCTCGTTGATGAAATAATCGAGGGGCTGGATGAGCGCGGGTTGAATGAATTGATGAGCGGCGACTCACACGACGTTGACGATATATTCGCGGCGTTGATGGAAGACACCTACAAGGTGATGTATACAGGCGACGCGTCGATCGACTTTAAGCCACGTTATGAAGAGAATATCTCTGCCGTGGTGGAAGACACACTGCGGTGTGCCAATTTGACGTATTTCATCACCTCTGTTATCCCTGACTTTCAGCTATCGTGGCACCACCTGGAGTGGGGTGATTTAGTTCACCAACACAAGAAACTGTGTATCAACGCTGCTCGTGACCATGGAAAGTCGTTTTATTTCTCCAACGCCTACGCAGCGTGGCAGTTGTACCGCTACAAAAAGCCGTCAAGCGTTCGTTACTCGAAGCGCCCCACCGTGGCGTCATCGAACCGCGGATTTCTGTTTTCGTTCTCGTTACAACAGAGCGTTGACCTTTTGGAGATTCTGAAGGGTACTATCGAAGAAAACGAAATCTTGAAGGAACGGCTCTATCCTCAGTCAACGTCAGCCAATTGGTCAGCCACCAATATAGTGTGCCGTAACGGTGCGCGTTTGACGGGTAAGGGCTTTGGTTCTTCGGTGCGTGGTGCTCACCCGTACTGGATTATCGTCGATGACGGCCTGAAGGATAACGTCATCTATTCAGCCCTCCAACGGAATAAGTCCACTGACTATTTCCACTCCGTAATTATGAACATGCTCGTGCCTGGCGGCCAAATTATCGTCGTCGGTACGCCGTTTCACGCCGAGGACCTTTATGGCGACCTGAAGACCAAGAACGGTTGGTTCGTTATCGAATATCCAGCCATCTTCCCCAACGGGCGAATACTGTGGCCGCAGCGTTGGTCGTTTAAGGATCTGATGGATAAAAAGGAGACCCAGGGGTCGATCATCTTCTCGCGTGAGAACCTTTGCCGCCCGATCACCAACGAATCGTCTATTTTCCCGATGGAAATCCTCACGCGGTCGCTGCTGAGGATGGAGAACTACACGTTAGTGGATTCGCGCGAAGAGTTCCCCATCAAGTTCTCCAAGGTGGTCGTCGGCTGTGACTTTGCTATTTCAGCCAACGTCGGTGCTGACTACGCGGTATTCAGCGTGTGGGGTATTGACGAACTGACTGACGAGCGCTGGCTGCTTCACCTCTACCGCGAAAAGGGTGCCAAGTTCTTCGAACAGATGAACGTCCTACGGCGTATCAACTCCCGCTTCCGGCCTGACCTGATCGTGATGGAGAATAACACCTTCCAACAGATATTCGTCGAAACAGCCGACACCGAAGGGATGCCCGTCATCGGTCATACTACCGGAATCGACAAATATGACCTCAAGACCGGATGGCCCCACCTCTCGACGCTGTTCGAACGCGGTAAGATTCACATTCCGGTGGGGAACGTCTATTCACAGCAGGTCAAGGACCTCATCTTCCAAGACCTCGGTTCAGTAGCCTTCACTGAAAAAGGGCTGGAGAGCGTCGGCAGTCACGACGATATTTCGTCGTCGTTCTGGTTGGCTGACTTGGCGGCTTCACGTATGACGACGGGATTTAAGTTTGATATGTTAGGTTAGCGCCATCGTTTTAAGTGGTATGAAAACTCTGATAGCCTTATTCACACGAGGTCGTGTTGACCGCCAAAAAACTCTTCAACGATTGACGCCTGAAGCGTTGAAGCGCGTCCACATATTCTGCCACCCCGGCGAGTTGGCTGCTCACCAACGCAACTGGGGCGGAAAGGTAGCCAGCGTCGAAGAATACAGCACGGCGTGTCGCGGTGTAGGGGACATACGGGACTATATTGTTGTAGAGGCCGCTGATAGAGGATTTGGCGGAGTCTTTTTCTTAGACGATAACGTGTCTTTCTCACTGCGTTTAGACGATGCCAAGACCCCTGTAGTCATAAACAACGACAATTTCACCGTCGAGGCGCAGGAATACATCTACCAGATGATGTTCGACTGGGTGGCTGAGCAGTTAGACACCTACGCCGTGGCTGCGCTTTCATACCGCCCGTTCAACCGCGACAAGGAACACGACGTACAAATCAACGGGCGGTTCTTCTCCATTTGGGGCCTCAATATCGCCCAGTATCTCAGCCAGCCTGTCAGGTTCAGCGATTGGCCTATAAAGGAAGATTTCGCCGTGGCGTGTGGATTACGTCGCGCGGGGTTGGATAACATCGTCTCGTACCAGTATTCGTTCGACAAAATGACGGGGGCCAACGCCGCTGGTGGTTGTTCGATTTATCGCACGATCGAGAACTCCAACGCCGAATCACAACGTTTAAGAGAAGCGTTCCCCGAGTACATCACCCTCCGTACCAAAAAGTGTACCAACTGGGGAGGCGAAATGAAGGACCGCGAGATGATTGAGGTCAAAATACACTTAAAAGGATACAAGAAATGAACGTAAAATTCAAGAAACTTAACCCCGGCGCCACGTTGCCGGCGTATGCCCACGCTGACGGCGAGGATAACGGCTTGGACCTGGTGGCCGTTGGAGTACGTGAAACCGAAGATTTCATCGAGTACCAGACGGGAATCGCCGTTGAAATTCCCCAGGGGTATACCGGGCTGCTGGTCCCCAACTCGCGCGTGTCGAAAATGGACCTGGTGATGTGTAACGCACCGGGTATCATCGATCCCGGATATCGTGGCGAGATGCTGGTACGCTACAAAAAGATCTACCATATGCCCACGTTGTGGCAGCGTATGTCGCGGTGCTTGGCGGCGTTGTTCTCTAATGTGCTGGGAACTATCGCCGATTTCCCGATGCGGAATATGTCGTTCGAATGTAAGGCGTACAAGAAGGGCGACGTCGTTGCTCAGCTGGTGATCGTGCCTGCGCCGCTGATCGAACCTACACTCGTCGAAGAACTCACGCCCAGCGCTCGCGGTGAAGCAGGATGGGGATCGACCGTCAAGAGTCAAGAACCTGAAACCAAATAGCCATGAAAACGATTCTCGTACACCAACCCGCCAAGCAGGATAACGTCGAAATCATGGCCGACGCCCTGGTAGAGTCGATGCGTTACGCCGACCACGCGGTTGACTATCCCGACATCTCCAAGGCCAAAGCCGACGACGGCGTTCCGGCCGAGTGGTTCTACAAAGCCTACGCCGGAATTACCGGAACGTCCGAACTCACCGCCATCATCCAGTACACCCAACAGCGGATGCTTTTCGATCAGATTGGCGAAACGTTTCTGGGTATCGCCCTCACCGAGATGAAGCACTACGACCGATTAGGCGACTTCATTCACCATCTGGGGCACGCGGTATCGAAGCCTGTGTTTTCGGCAGCCAAAGTGGACATAACAACCGAAAGCGCAGCCGAAGCTATCCAGATCAACATTCGCGCCGAGCAAGACACCATCGCTGAGTACGAAAAACTCATTCAGCGCATCCAAGCAGGCAACCCTACGCCGACCACCACCTCTACGTTGGCGGTTCAACTCCTCAACAAGATTATCGCCGACGAGCGCGTACACGTAAGGCTGTTGGCGGAGTTGGCGCAGTCTATCGACGAAACGTTATGAAACACGCCGCACTGTTATTAGCCGCTGTAAAGCGGATTGAAGCCGAACGCCCAGGAGTCATAGCCTGGGCGTCGCGGCAAGAGCGGTGGTGGGAGTTGTGCGTGAGCGATTACGATTTTTACCGAAGCGAAGAGTTGGCCCGCATCAAGGCGATGTATCGCAAAGCGTTACGCGCCGCGGGTGGTGGAAAGTTGATATTCTGCTACGCCAAGCCTGACGCTGAGCGGTTGTATGAGTTGGAGTTGGCGAGAAATTTAGTGATGAATTGTTAAATTTCTTGAAATTCTCTTGGAGAATTGGAATTTTCAACGTACCTTCGCTCTTGAAAAGAATCGTAAAACAAAATTGGTTATGGAAAAGACTCAAGATCTCAACTCGATCCTCTCGAAACTGAAGAAACTGCAGCGCTTGTATGAAGGCGCCAAGGCTATCAACTCCGAAGCCGAAGCGCAGAACGCCGCTGCTAAAATTCAGGCCCTCCTCACCCAGTACAACCTTTCGATGGCCGACATCGAATCGGTCGCCGACAACGAGCAAAAGACCAACGTCGTCGAAGAGCGTTTGGGCGACAGCTGGCAGCGTAAGTGTGGCGGTTCGTGGGACCAACTCTTGCTGTACGGAATTTGTAAGTACAATTTCTGCTACGTGCTGGTGAGCAACAAGAACGTTTGCCGTACGAATCGTAACGGTCGTGAGGTATGGGAAAACCGCCGCCGTTACATCGTCATCGGTGAGCCGCAGAACATCCAGGTCGTAAATTGGCTGTTCGACGTATTGGCCGCCAACCTTTATAAGTTGGCGTTGAAGCGTTACGAGGAATACCGTAACGACGACACTCAAGCGGTGATGCGCCTTTTCATGAACGAAAAGAAAATGCACCGCGGTACGTTCTTGCGGTCGTACCTTTCGGATGCAGCCAAAGGCGTTCAGCAGAAACTCAAGGAGGAACGCGACCGTGAACTCCAAGCACAGGTCCAGGTCAACGCGCTGGTGCTGCGTACCGACAAGAAACTCGACGACTACCTCGCTAAAAATTACCCCAAATTAGGGAAGGCCCGCCCGGAGCACATTGGTAGCTACCAGGCGATGCGCCAGGGTATGGAAGACGGCCGCAACGTTACTATCTCCAAGGCGGGACTCACCGCCGATAACGTCAACCCTAACCAGTTAGCGCAATGAAGCCGAAAAAGCTATACATCTACCACTCTGCGCCCCGCCAGTTAATAGGCGGGGCCGTTGAGTGGATATACATCAGCGGCCGCAAAATCCGTTTGAACCAAGACGGAACGGTATCTCAAAACTCCATCTGGTATTCCGTATTGATGGAGATCGAAAAGGCGCGGCGGTATGGACTCAAAGTGCCGCGCGTCGGCGTCATTGGGGAAATTACCGTACCGCAGGAACTTTGGACCAAAATAAAGGACGAACGCTATGAAGATTAATCTCGTGTTTGACGGCAATTTCCTGTACCACCTGTCGTTCTCGGTGTGGTCGACGTACTACCGGGGTCAGGATTTAACAGAGGTCTTGGATGACCCGGAAAAACGCCAGGTGCTGATCCGTAAGTGCGTGATGAATCTTTGCGCCGCGGTACGGCGTTTTGGCGATAACGTTCACCGCGTGATAGTGGTGATCGATTCCCATTCGTGGCGCCGCGACGTGTACGACGACTACAAGTACGCGCTCACCAAGGTCAAGGAGCCGTGGAGTGATGCGTTCATCGAGGTTTTGGGTGAATTGGAAAGCCTGCTGCGTAAACGCGGGTTGATTGTAACGCGCGTACCGGGCGCTGAAGGCGACGACCTGATGATGTTGTGGGCCTTTGCGCTGGATGAACTCCCCGACGAAGAGACGGTCATCCTCACGGCCGACAGCGATATTCGCCAGTTGATAACGCCAACAGTTTCGGTGTTCAACTACAACTCCAAGTTCATGAAATTCTACTGCTTCCCCGGTAAAGAATCGCTGTGGAACGACCTATTGGATGCCGACATCCAGGTCCTCACTACTGAGGCAATGGAGGTGTTGCTGTATAAGGTGCTGATGGGCGATAAGTCGGATAATATACCCAAGGTGCGGCGCGGATTCGGCGATAAGGCGTTCAACCGTTTCATCGAATCGCTGAAACAGGAACTCAACGGCCGACTCGTATCACCGACCTATTTCCAGGAATATGTCTCGACGAAACTGGCGCTGTGGATTCAGTCCAAGTTCGAGAAATTCTTGGGTGCGCCGTTAAGCACCGACGAGATAGGTCAGATTCTGTTCAACGTAAAATTAACGTGGCTGTCGCCTTCGGTATACGGGCCGCGTCAGGAAGAGATGTTGGTGGCGATGGCCGAAGAAGTGGCCAATACCAAGGATTCTTACAACTATAAGAAGGCATACACGCTTGAAGATTTCTACGGAATGTTGATTAAGTAACAACCAAAATTATAGTAGTATGAAGAAATGGATGTGGATTCTCATTATCGTTGTCGCGGTGGTCGTGGCTGCGGTAGTATACGCCCATGAGGCGAAGATCATCCACACGCTGGTGGCTATTGGCTCGTTCGTGGCGGGCGTGGTGGCACACTGGGCGTGGGTTAATTACATCAAGGCGCGAGCCGCAAAAACCGAAGTGAGCGATGGAAAACATTCGTGATATCATCCTTGGCGCCCGCGCTGAGCGTCAAGAGCACATGCTGAAGGGTTTCGCTCCGGTTCCCGAAGACCCCGAGGAAAAGGTCGAAAAGGCCGACAACGTCTTCGAGAAGATGGCCGAAGCTATCGAAAAGGCCGAGTCCGACGACAGCGACACAGCCCTTCAGGGTGAGATCGAGAAATCGGACATCATGAACGTCATCAGCTACGATTCCAACATCAAGTTCGGTAAACTGGGCAAGGAAATCAAGGCCAAACTGAAGGCCGACATTCTTCCGCCGCTGAACGCCAAACTCCAGGTTCTGACGGCTGAAATCGAGAGCAAACTCGAAGACTGCGGCGGGGCTCCTACCGAGACCATTCCGCCCTGGTGGACTGCGGATATCAAGATGGACGTTCCGTTCCGTATTTTCTCGTGGCAGGCGTGCGACGTCTGTGAAGCCCCCGCGGTGGCGGGATCGCTCATTGCCGGCGAAGAGCAGGAGAACCCTGTTACTCCCGAAATGCGTAAGTGCCGCCAGGAGTACAACGATAAGGTCCGTGAGTACGCCAATGTCGCTACCGACATCAAGGCGTGTGAAATTCTCGAGACTAATCTTTCCGACAACGAACGCTATCAATTGTCGCCTCGACAGCTGACGGTGTTCGGGTTTTAGTTTCTTTTCTGTTTCCATTTTCCAAGGTTAGTTAGGACCGCGGCCCCGATTCAGTAAGCGTTTCGGGGCCAACGTTTTTAGTTATATGGACCGATGGAGATATTTCAAAATAGGTGATGTCGTTGCAGACCCCGACGTTTGGGGTTCGATGACGTTTATCGTACGTTCGTTGCACGGCAACGATTATTGTCCACTGCTCGCTGCAGAGTCCGTCAAATTGATCCGCGGGCGGCGTATAAGGGTAAACCTCGGTGTAGACGAAGCACGTCTTGTAAATGCAGCTAAACGACCACTGAAGAACTTGCCTGATGCTACGTTGTTCCGGCTGGCTGGAAGGACCCCTGAAGCGCGGCGTGAATTGCTGATACGAAGCTATTGTAAACAAAATGGCAAACTTTGACCACTATTCTTGGAGTGATAAACTCCCTTCTGATACACTCGACGTGAGCGATGAACACCGCACGGAGTTCTTTCGTACGATGTTCGAACGACAAATGATCTGGAAACGACGCTTCGTCGATCACCAACCGCGTCCTTGGACTGAAGACCCCATTCTACGCGACTACAAGTTCACCAACGTATACCGCGAACTGGACCGAAACTCCCAGTGGCAGATTCAGAATATCCTGTTGGACGATACGCTGTCGCTGACCAACCTGGTGTGGAAGATGATGGTGTTCCGGTATTTCAACAACCCCAGCACTTTCGAATACGCTCGTGAGCGGTACGGCTGGGGCGCGGGTATTCCGGATTATGACCGTTACGACGAAGACGCTTTTGCGGCGATGATAACAGCCTATCGCCAGTCGGGGTATAACCCCTACACCACGGCCTATTTGATCAATTCGATGGCCACGCCGGGTAAACCGCGCGATTACTGCTACACCCATTTGGTGGTTCCTACGTTACACCGCCGCTTGGGTGAACTGATGCGGACGGTGTTGACCGCCACCGCCCCCGAGCAGATCATCAAGTTCCTTCAGGGGCTTCCGTCGTCGGCTACATTCATCGCTCACGAATTCTACCAAGATTTCACCTACATACCGCGGTACACCTATCGGCGTTTCATGCGTTTCACCCAAGACGACTACACCAATGTGGGGCCTGGGGCATCGATCGGGCTGCGGTTAATATTCCCGTCGTTGAAGCGTCAAATTGACGGTATTTATCGTCTGCGTGATGAAGCACAGACGGCGTTAGCGGCATTTGGTGATTTCCCGTACTTACACTGGTACAAACTCGAAGCAGGATATTACACAACGCCTCACGGCAACATCACCCTTCATCAGATCGAGATGTGGCTGTGTGAGTATCAAAAGTACTGGAAAATGCGTATCGGCGAAGGTAAGCAGCGCTCTACCTTTGAACCACAAACTGTAAAATTGGTTGGCGAATGATAACCTTTCACACTCCGTTGGAGACAGGCGAATTCATGGGCATCAACTTTCAAACGTTAGCCGATGATCTAACAACCAGTGCCGCACGATTAGTAGTCGTCGGCACTTTCATATCACCCCTCACCACCGATGAACAACGAGCGTTCCGCCGTTTGGTAGCCACTATACGCAGCGAAGGTGAGTGGCAAGGCTCATACGACGACCAAACCGACTACTATTCATGGCGCGGGCATCAGTTGGCTGTGTGGGGCGATATCATCCATCAAGCGTTGATAATCAGGAAAACGGCACGCAATGACATTTTGAAAATGTTGGGTTGATAGCCAATTATAGGTACATAAATCGCGTAAAAACATTATGTCCGGTGTAAAAGAAAGATTGGAATCGGTAGAACGCGCCATGCAAGCCTTAACCATCCGCAAATCGCTGTTGGTAGAGAAGGCGTTGCGTGGCGATAACCCGTCCGACATACTCAAAGCGGCCGAAATATTTAACCAGCAGAGCAAGCCCGCCAACGTGGCCCCCAAGGCGTACCTCATCGACCCGTTGGAGTTCAACTCGTTTTTGGGTTACAAGGATAAGCCGTTCTCGCTCTCGTACGAGACGCTGCGCCGGATGAGCCGCACTCCCATCATCAACTCCATCATCAAGACCCGTAAGAACCAGGTGGCCGACTTTGCCGAGCCGCAGGCCGACCGCTATTCGACGGGTTTCGTTATTCGCCGTAAGCCGCGCCACGGTATGGAGCAGAAAATGGACTCTCAAGACCGCAAGATCGCTTCGTCCATCACGGACTTTATTCTCAATTGTGGCGATACTGCTACGTGGGACGGCGATGAATTTGACGAATTCATACGCAAGATCGTTGACGACTCGTTGACGTTCGACCAGCTGACGTTTGAATGTATCCGCAACCGCCGCGGCAAACTGGTGCGCTTCCAGGCCGTTGACGCCGCTACGTTCCGGCTGGCGGATTCGTACTTTGATGGTGAATACGACAACCCGTATTTCCGCGGCGTGATGATGGACGATCGTCAAAACTGGGGTCAGAAAATCGACGGTTACTACCCGGCCTATGTCCAGGTGTACCAAACAGCCAAGGTGGCACAGTTCTATCCGTGGGAGCTGTGCTTTGGAATCCGCAACCCGTCAACGTCTATCTACGCTAACGGCTATGGGAACTCCGAGTTGGAAGAGTTGATTAACGTCGTCACGTCGATGCTCTGGGGCGACGAGTACAACCGCCGCTTCTTCTCACAGGGGTCAGCCCCGAAGGGTCTGTTGCGTATCAAGGGCAACGTCAATGAGGCTTCATTACAGCAGTTCAAGCAGCAGTGGCAGGCGATGATCTCGGGTGTTATGCAGTCGTGGAAGACGCCCGTCGTTGAAGGCGATATTGACTGGGTAGACCTCCAGAAGAACAACCGCGATATGGAATATACGGCGTGGATGGAATACCTGATCAAGATTGCGTGTGCCGTGTACTGTATCGATCCGACGGAAATCGGGTGGGACATATCGCGTTCTAACAGCAGCGGCCTGACGTTTGGTGATGGCCAAAAACAGCGTATGGAGCAGTCGAAAGACAAGGGTCTGTACCCGCTGTTGAAATTCATCCAGCGTAAGATCAACAAGTTCATCATCGACCAGATCAACCCTGACTTTGAGTTCGTGTTCATGGGCCTCAACGGAATGACTATTTCCGAGGAACTCGACATGGACATCAAGCGTCTTCAGGCGTTCCAGACCGTTGATGAAATTCGCGAAAAGTGGGACCTCCCCGCTATCGGCGAAGAAAAGGGTGGCGACACTATCGAAAACTCCGTTATTCAGCAAGCCCTCAGCGCCAAGCAGCAACAGCAGCAGGCGATGGGCGGCATGGGAATGGGTGGCGGCAATCCGTTCGAAGAGGCCGCTGGTATGGGTATGGAGGCGGCGGGCGGCCCGGCTGATGAACCTGTAGCTGGTGGCGAAGGTGAAGAAGACGCCGACGCTCAAGCCGGCAACCCGTTTGACCTTTACGCCCAGGGTGATGACGAAGAGACTATGAAGGCCCGTGAGGCAAACCCGCTCGTGGCCGCATTTGACGAATATTTACAAAAAGCAATAGATCATGACGAGTAACGAGAAGAATACTGCGCCCATCGTGCAGTTGCTTTCGGAGGCCATGCCGAAGCCTATCATCGACGCTTCCACCGAAGGAACCGTGTACCGCGGTTATGCCCCTATCGGTACAGGCCAGGGAGAGCCGGGCTGGCGTATCGAACGTGAAACCACCGCCAACGGCATCACCATCACGGAATATCCTCAAGGGGATATGAGTTTCAATTTCGTTTGGAACGACCGTACCACCTACCTCTATTCACGCTAAACGTTTCCTATTATGGCAACTGTAGACATCGGAACAATTGCCGGCATATCGATCGGCGCAACCGCCCCCTCTAATCAGGCCATCATCTGGTACGACACCACCGACGGCCTCCACAAGAGTTACAACCAGTCGCTGGGGGAGTGGGTGCCGATGTCGCAGGCAATTGTCGCTGAAATAGCCGATTTCAACGACCTTATCAATAAAGCGAACCTCCCCGGCGGCTTGCCTATTGGAGCGTTCTACAACGTCGTTAAACGCGACGCTGACGCCAACTGGAGCACTATGGTCTGGGTGGTGGGTTCGACACGTGTCCAGTACGTGGACAAGCAAAACAACATCATCGTCGAAGATCTCGCAGGCCAGGGTACTACCACGCAGTACGTCGCCTCTACGAACTATTTCTTCGATAACGTCGTTGCGACGTTTGACGCAGCGACCTCTAAACTCAATTTCCAGTTTCAGTCCGTTACCGACAACCCCGCGGCGGCCGACGTGTTGTACGGTATGCGCATGGTGGGCGAGAACGCCACGCTGGTGAAGCGCACTATTCCATCGCTGATATCGAAGTCGTCGAAGAACTCGCTGGCGTTTGTTGACGGGTTGTATTTCAACTTTTCGGCGGCTATGAAAGGCGTCATCGTCTCGGAGCAGACTGATGATACCACCGTCGTCGGTTACAAGCAATACGCAGCCGATTATGCCGCCATGGACAAGGTCTTTGAAGACGTACAGAAAATCGTCCAAGACTGGCAGAACAACTCGCGCGAGATGATCTTCAACTCATACTTGATCGAGGTGAATCCGGCACCAGCCACTGTAGACGCGCCGCATGACCTCACCACCCGCGACGATATCACCGCCGCTTTCAACAAGATTCAAGGCTGGTACAACCGTCTCAAACTGGCTACCGGCATGAGTCTTTCGTCAGCCTATGCGGCTAATCCTTCTACCAAGGGAATCATGCCTACGAAGGGTGATTTGGTTGAAAGGGCTATCGCGCTGCTTCATCAGGCTATTCTGGATATTGACTATTCGGAATATGGCGAATCCAAGAACATTAAAATAGGCGGCCAACAGACTGATTTTCCTGACATCGACTACATGAGTTTCATCGACGTTGAGGGGAGTGTGCGTGATGCGTTCAAGGTTCTGTGGGACGATCTTGCTCAGATCATTACGGGTGATGATACAGGTCCTATACTGAAGAAATTGGTGGCTTCGTCGTCAATCTTCGAACGTTCTATTCTGAAGGAACACATGGCTGTTGGCCTCATTGGAGGTAGCGTTGATTTCTCGAATCTGGCCGGTGGCTCGTCATACACCGTGGCGCTTGGTCATCGCTATTTCTGCAACCTGAACGCCTCTGATATCACTTCTGCAACGTGGACGCTGAATCTCGGCTTTTTGGACAACCCGTCGTCGTTTGAAGCCTACACGAATGAAAGCGTTGGCGGAACGATTCAGGTGATCGTCTATTGTAACGTTTCTAACGGCCAAACGCTGCGTGTTGTTGATGCCGATGGTTTCAAGAATTACAATATGGCTGAAAAGGGGTACTACCTTCTCACTGCATGGGCGACGGGATTTGCTTCGCGAACCAGACTGCGCTTCACGAGTTTCATTCAGAAGATTGATTATCTCCAATAGTCATGTGTAAAGTAGTCTATCTAACGTCAAAGCGGTTCAATACCGAGGCTCGTCGTTTTGTACACGATCTGGCTGAAGAACTACGCCGTCGGCGCGTGGAGGTTGTTACAGGGAACGCCTATGACGTTTGGAACTACTTTCGCCCTCATCGTACTTTCGGTATTGCTGTTGCGGTGGACTTTTTCCACGACCATGCTGATGGCTGTAGTTTAACACTCAATCGCGTTTGTCCTGCGTTAACACGGGACTTCGCCTATAATCTCTCCAATCACTACGACCTTTTAACGCCTCAAATACGTTGGCGGTCATTTACGTTCGTTGATTCGTACGACCGTCAGTGGTATCGTTTCTTCAATCGTGTAAGCGCGGAAGTGAAACTGATAATCTATCCAGCGACGTTAACCAATGAAGGCGACATGGACGCCTATCAAAACGCCAAGGTGGATATTATCAAGGTTTTTGCTGATGAAATCTTGAGGTGTCTCCGCTCGAATTACAATTACAACGCATACGCTAAAGCCGCCAAGGCCGCTCGCATACGCATTAACGAAAGAATGAAACGCAATGGCTGACGGACTTTTCATGACCACCATCTTCCCTGTGATCTCGCTCTTGTTTGGAGTGGGCAGTATCGGTTATGCCGTGGTGGCACGCATGCTCGACCGCAAGAAATACGAGCAGGAGGTTCGCGCCAGTCAAGCCGACGCCGACCTCAAGGGTGAAGAGTTCTGGAAGGGGCGATACGACGTATTGGCGGCCGAGTTGGACAAGAAGGAGTCGTGGTGGAAAGAGCGATATGATAACCTCTACCAAGAGGTGCAGAACGAGCGGCGGTTATCAAACGAAATGATGACTAACTTTCGTAACGAACTCAACAAGATTCGCGACGAATATGAGGCACAGCGCCAGGCTGACCGCGATAAGTACAATCGCCTGATGGAAGAGTTCCGTACGCAGGAGCGTGAAGCTAACGCCGCAGCCGAGGAATACAAGCGTCGCATCAGCGATCTCGAAGCGTCGATTGTGGCCTACGAGGATATGATTAAAAGCGGCAAACGGCCATGAAAACCGCGGCGTCCATAATTATCGTTGTAGCGGCCCTAATTTTCGCGTTCTTTCTGGGGCGGGGTAGTTATACCCCTGAACCCCCTAAAGTCGTTGAAAGGTGGTATACAAAGCACGACACGGTCGAATACCGCGACACGATCGAGGTTCCTGTGCCGTACATAGTCGTGCGCGACACCACCATCTACCTTCCAGGTGAAATCGACACCGCGGCGTTGCTGGCCGATTATCTCTCCACAAAACACTACACGCTGGACTTTTCCAACGACAGCGTCGGAACGTTCAAGGTGAACGCCACCGTGAACCGCAACGCCATCACTGAAGCCACGTCAATTATCAATCCTCTGATACGAGTGTGTGAAATAGAACGTACCACGGTACAAACCCGCATACCATTCATCCAAGGCTATGCCCAAATAGGCACGTCGCTGGATTTTGGCACGCAAAAGTTCTCCGCCGGAGCCGATTTCCGCCAGCGGTTCATGGTAGGTGCTTCAGCCATGAGGGTAAATGACAACTGGGGATATACGGTGGATTTTGGTGTAAAATTTTAACAAAAACTCTTGGCGGTTTGGAGATTTTATACTATCTTTGTAGTAGGAAAAGAAACCTATAAAACAGCAATACGATGAAAGAGATTATCAACTACGGCGAGGCAAAACGCCAGCAAATCCTCAAGGGGTTCGTCGATACCCCCGAAACTGAAGAGGTAGAAATCGAAAAAGCGCGTCACGGCGTATACGCCGACAACGCTCAAAACCGCCGCTTGCAGCGCGTGGGTCAGGAGTACGGTCACGCAGCCAAGGAGGAAGACCCTGCGGCCGAGGGAGGTGAAAGTGGCATTCCGGAAGGCAACGTCAGCCTCCAGAATCACGCCCGCCAGGCTTCGGAGGAGGCGCTGGTGAAGGTGGCTAACGACCCGTCGGCTGACGCTGAAATGCGCAAGGTGGCTACTGCAGAACTCGAACGCCGCGGCGTGAACGTTCGCGCCAAGAACAAGAAGGGTGATGCCTCGTTGCGTAACGGCCTGGCTGACGGTGACGCCAAGGCGACGGCCTCGTTCGAGTCGATGGGCTTCCGCCAGATGGACGATCAGGATCTGGAGCAGTACGCCGGAGTCGAAGACGCTTCTCACGCATTCATCAAGCAGGTCGGCGGTGACGAAGACGGCTTCGATCTGGTAGTCACCAAGACCTCGGAAGGCTATCGCGTGGACAAATATCCCTACGCCGATGTGGACAATTTCGAGACCACGACGGTGAAGGAAATCGCTGATGTCGAGGGAGCTGCATCCAAATTCGGTGATCCTGACGCAAAGGGTAAAGGCGGCAACGCCGATGCCCAGTCGCTTCTCGACAGTTTCAACGACATGGCTGAAAACAACGCCGACTTTGACGCCGAAGGCTTCAAGGCGTTCGTCAAGGAAAAGGGCGGAAAGGCCGTGAAAGAACTCGCCGAGGCCATGCGTAACATGCCCAGCGAGGCCGCCGTTAGCGACCCGAACGATGACGACATTGCCGACGAAATCGAGAATATGTTCGAGGAAGCTGGCATGCGCGTACCGCGTGAGGCAAAGAAGGAACTGGACAACCTTCGCGGGTCGGGTGAAAGCGTCTTGGCCAAGTGGGACGCCTATACTGGCGAAACTGGCGAAGACGACGATTTCGGCGACGCGCTCGAAAGGCTCATCGACAACAAGGGCGAAGCCAAGGCCATCAAGGAACTCGTCGCTGCTATCAAGGCATCTGACGAAGCGTCGGCCGTTCAGAGCAACCTGGACGATGACGAGATCGCTGACGAGATCGCTACTATTTTCGAAGAGGCTGGCGTCGATCTGTCGAAGAAAGGCCAAGCCACGCTGGACAAGATGCGTGCTGACGCTGACGGCGACGGTGAGGTTTCCAGCGCCGAGGCCCTCGTCAACAGTTTCGACAAGATGGCTGAGGGTGACGAAGATTTCGACTCCGAAGGCTTCAAGTCCTTCGTGAAGCAGAAAGGCGACGCCAAGGCTATCAAAGAGCTGGCCGCAGCGATGAAGGCCAACCCGGTTGACACGGGAGGTGCGCAGTCGGACGCTACGGACGACGAACTGGCCGATACCATCGAAAACATGTTCGAGGAGGCGGGCGTCAAAGTATCGAAGGACGGCCAGAAGGAACTCGACGCTCTGCGCGGTGGCGAGAAGGAAAGCGACACCAAGCAGGCTGAGAAGGCTGCTGCCAAGAAGGATCCCAAAGGAAAGGCAGACGCCGCATCGAAAGAGAGCGCAGCCGCTGACAAATTCATCAAGAAAATGCAAAACGGGGGTAAGCCTGAAGACTTTGCTAAGATGGTCGTCAAGGACCCCGAGGGTCTTGCTCGCGCTTTGAGTGCGAAGATCAGCGCTGGCGACAAAGACGCTGAACGCGCCGCCAACCATTTGACTGCTCTCATGGACCCCGATGTTCAATCCAAAGGTCTCGGCAAGGAGATCATGCAGCACCCCGAGTTGAAAAAGTTGGCTGACGAGCGTCAAGCCGCAAAGGATGCACTCCGGGGGGAATATGATCCTGACGAATACCGGAAGAAGAACGACGAACAAATCGAGGTGTGGAAGCGCACCCAGAAGGAGTTCGTGAACAAGTTCATGGAAATCTACGGCGGTAACAAACAGGAGTAATGCCTTACAACGCCAAACATACCCACTTTCTGCCGTCACCATTCCCCACCGTTACTCAGTACGAAGATCGGTTTATCCGCGAATGGAACGCCAACAACGCCGCTGCGTTAGGCGATGTACTGAAATACATCGCCGACGCTACGGCTGCGGCGGTTAAAGAATTGAAGGAAGATGGACCAAAGAAAAATAATTTGGGCAGTGTCGGCAGCGAAGGCTGAGAAGATTTGGCATATCGGCACAACAATCGCTGCTAACAGCGCGTTGAAGGAAACGCCTCCTTACCCCTTACGAGTCATCGTTCGCGTGAAGGATGATAAGGGGAAGGTGAGGTATAACATCGGTACGCTATCACGCATCAGTGATGGTAAGTGTGAGGTGAATTTGTTCCCCAATGGTGCGCCGATTACAGCGTCGTTAGGGGTCAACGAAGAGGTTCGCCTTTGGCCTGACATCGAGTGGTTTTGGAAAAAGATGTTTGACGAAGAAGCCATCAAGATCAAAGACTTTTCTGAACTCACTAAATACAGGGCTGTTATCGTCAAGTTGGGGAACACTGAAAATGGGTTTTGTTATAAGCCTGGAAAAGTTGTTGCACTTACCGATAAGAGCGTTGAAATCGACCTTAACAACGGTAGAATTGCCGTTAAACACGGCCATGAATCACGAGTAAGATTATGGGAGTAGTAGATGAAGTGACGAGGGTATTTCACGAAGCTAATCAATACCGCCACGACCACTTGCGTAAAGCCATAGGTGCTTTTGAGGGAAATCTCACTGACGGCGATACGCTGGAGAAAGCAAGGCGAGCAAAAAGGCTTGAAGGAACTCCCGATCCTAACAATCCTAATAAGGTTTGGCACATTTCACCGAGTGGTAGTGGACATTATGTCGAAAAGAATAAAGTGCCAACGCCAAAGGATTACTATGAGAAATGTGAGATAATAAAAAATCTTTTACAGTTACAACGCGGCAATAAAGTATTCGTTAAGGTCGGCAGTGCTGAACATGGTTTCAAATACTCATTTGGTAAAGTAAAAGAAGCCGCAAAAGATAATCGTGATGATGTGACAATCAAATTCACAAACGGTTCAACCATCTTTATAAAACCTGGTTCAGAATGGCGAATTCGTCGTTTTACGAAAACCGTTGAAGGAAACATTGAGGACCCTTCTGAATGCGGCAAAGACAAAGCCGCCAACACCCCGGAATCACGAACGTTAAATGATAACGGCTCTTGGAGCACTGAAGACTGATGATTTTCAACAACCGCCAAATAGACGACATGGTCGGGATTCTCCGGCGCTGGCAGTATCTGTTTATTGCCAAGCACGTCGGGCTGGATTTTCTGACCCAGTCAGAGATCGACATCTTGGTGGCGTCGGGCGTGAACGTCGATAAGTACAAGAACTCTAAGGGCATCATCGAACACGCCTTTCTGTTTGGAATCTTGGCTGAGGCTATCGGTGACACTCGCGCCAAGAAGATGAACTACAAACAGTTCCTCCAGTTCTTGAAATCAGGGAACTTTGTACCGCTTACCGAACAGGAGGAGAACGCGCTCAATTACCTCAAGAACCGCGCCTACACCGATATCACATCCCTCGGCAACCGTATCGTCACCGGAACACGCAACACCATTCTCAAATCGAATTTCCGTCAGCAGGCCGCTATACGCCAGCAAATCAAAGATAAGGCCATTCAAGCCGTTCAACTCCGTAAGGGAGCGCGATATGTAGCCAGCGAACTGGGAAACCTTACCCAAGACTGGGGACGCGATTGGCTACGTATTGCGTACTACCTCTTGCACGAAGCCTACAACGTCGGCCGCGCTGAGAGTATCTACAAGCAATATGGCCCTGACGCCATGGTGTATTTCGACGTATACCCCGGCGCGTGTGCCAAGTGCCGTGAGTTGTATCTTGAAGACCCCGAGGACCCTGCGTCGAAACCCAAACTGTTCCGGCTTGCAGACCTCATAGCCAACGGCAACAACATCGGCCGCAAGGTGGCTGAGTGGCTCCCGACAATTGACCCAACACATCCGTTTTGTCGGTGCACCGTCAATCGCGTTCCAGCAGGTTACGAGTGGGACCCCGCCACCCGCGCCTTCACCAAGCCTGTTAAGCGTCAGTTCAAAGACCCAAAGTTAAAGAACGTGAAACTCAACATTAAAGTTACAAAATAATGAAAAACAAAATCGTACAAGACCCCCCGTTTACTATGCAGATTGAACCTACCGAGGGCTGTAACCTCGGTTGTTCGTTCTGTGGCTTACACGGTATGCGCGAGAAGGGAACCAAGCCCTGGAATTTCATGACCGTCGAGACAGCCGAGCGTATTGCTTCGGAGGTAGCGCGGGTAGGTTGGAACTGTAAGTTCGTGTTCGCTATGCACGGCGAACCGACGCTGAACCCCGCCTTCATCGACATTGTCGCCACGTTCCGTAAGCACTTGCCGAAGGCCGTGTTCCATATGTACAGCAACGGTTACGCCATGAACCACGCTGAAGACACCGAGGCGTACCTCGATGCGCTGTTCGGGGCAGGTATGAACGATATCCTGGTAGACTGCTACACGGCCAACGGCGACTGGAATTTCGTCGAGAAGATCGACGTTGATAAGTACAACGTCGTGACGCTGGAACCCGGCGTTCCGTACTACTATCCCAAGCAGGGCCGCCGTATCTGTCTGCTGCCGCCCATCGCCCACGACGACACCAACAAGATGACGCGCCGCCTGGCCAACCACTGCGGAGCGGCCTTCCCGCTCGACGATTCGTTCAATAACAAGCGGTGCACCTTCCCGTTCCGCGAACTGGACGTGAGGTGGAATGGCCAGGTATGCCTGTGTTGCGACGACTTCCGCGGTGAGTACCCCGTGGCCAACATCCACGACATGCCGATCGAAGACCTGTGGAACCACCCGCGCTTTCACGCCGCCCGCGTGATGCTGTACAACAACGACCGCCGCTTCCGCCCGTGTCATGGTTGTACGCACGTTAGCGTCCGCGTCGGCTTCTTGCCTGACAAAAAGGGTAAACAAACGCTGCCGCCTATCACGCCGGAAATCCGGAAGATGGCTGAGGAGGTATCGAAGGACGGCCCGTGTGCAGAGAAAATCTACAAGCGGCCATGGGAAAAATAAAGTACCTATGTGTCGAGCCTCACGCGGGTGATCTCCTGATGAGTGCTTGTCACGTTTTAGTAGCACCCGAATATGACGTTCGGGTGCTTACTGTAGATAGCGATCCACGCCGCCTTGCGGAGCAACGGGCGTTGTACGTCTTTCTGGGTATTGCGATGGACGCCTTCGACACCGGGTTCGAAGATGTGGTTTGTAGCGATTTTGGCGACTATTTCAAGGACTTTAATCTCTCCAGCGTCTATACGTACCTCAGAACTAAATACGGGACTGACACGCTTAATTTCGCCGAACAAACGCTTCGCGACCATTTGCGCCGTTTCCTACGCCGCAACCGCGGTTATACTGTACTGGCGCCGCTGGGACTGGGACACCCTTTCAACCAGTTCATACACGACGTTGTTCAAGATACGGTTTCGCTGGCGGAGTACTATCGCGACTTTCCTTATTCGTACACCCCGCGTGGCCGTCAGCAAGTCACAGTTCAGTGCTACAACAACGAGAACGTGCTGATGAAGCGCAAAGCCCCGTGCGACGATATGTTTGACGTTAAGTGGGAACTGGCCTTTAGGTTCTACCTGTCGTTGGAGCCTACGATAGACAAATATCAACGTTTCATAGAACAAAACCCACCCGAGGAAATATGGTCCGAGGGTGAATTACCCTTCTGAGTATGAACTGTCAATTCTTCGTCGTGTCCAAGAACCGCCCCAAGTGTGTCACGACTAAACTGTTGGAAAAGGGCGGCGTTGACTACAATATTGTGGTCGAAAAGGAGGACGTTGAAAAATACGTCGAAGCGGGTCACGCCCGTGAGCGGCTGATCGTACTGCCGGCCTCGAACCGCGGCTACAGCTACGTGGTAAATTTCTGCAAGAACACCTACCTCCGCAAGAACCGCCCGGTGGTGGTGATGGATGACGATATCGCCAACTTTTTCTACTCGATCGACGGTGAAGCCAAGTGCGGGCTGTCGTTGAAAACGCCGGAAGAACTCAGCGAGTTCTTTGAGGAGTTTGATCGCGAGGTCATGGAAACCGATTTCGAGTACGGAACGATGGGCAAGAGCGCCTTTGACTGGAGTTGCACCGATGTCAGCCCGCGTTTCAAATACGGCGGTATTCCGCACTTGATCGTCTTCAAGGGGCTCCGGACGCTGGAACTGGACTTTGACGAAAAGTTGGAGTTGAAATGCGACATCGACTACTCGTTGAAATGCATGTACCTGGGAATCGTCTACGCGCGGTTCGTGCGGTTCCTTCTCCAGAGTAAGATGAACAAGGAAGCCAACCAGGGCGGCGGTCTCCAAGACGTATACGAACGTCAGGAGCGTGTACAGCGAGCGCACGACATCATTCTGAAGCGTTGGCCGCTTAACGCACGTATCGACGAAAAGAAGAAGCCTATCAACGGCGTACCGGAGTTGCGAATTGTGTACAAGAAATTTGATATTGACTTTGACGCGGTGGAGGTGTAGATTTCCAAGTATTTATCTGGAAAACTGCACAACGTATGTCAGACATTATCCAAAAAGCAAAACACAACGTCGGCGACCACCACCCTACACAGCCGTGGGTTTGGACCGAATACAAGCCTGGAAAGTTCAACTGGCGTCTCGACAAAAACGCCAAGAACAAGAAGGCTCCTGCCGCCGACGAAGGCAAATCGGGTTCTGCTGGCGGTTCTACCAGCCTTGAAGAATGGGCCAAGCGTACCTCCGCAGACAATCTGCTCAAAGTAGTAAACAACCCCAAGGGCAACGCGCAGTTGCGTAAGATCGCCTATGAGGAGTTGAAGACGCGTGACGAATTCGACGCTTCGGCTGTTGATACCTCCGGTACGCTCGACGCGCTACTGAAGATGACCTCCAAGCAGGACGACGTTGCGCCTACTAACGCCCAAGCCAAGGTTGATATCAACGACGGCGAAGGTGAAAACGTCGATGGCGAGATTATGGAAGACTGGTTCCTCAACCCCGAGGATCCGCGTGTTCAGAAGAAATTCAACAAACTCCAGAACCGTCAAGACCGTATCGCCTATGACCGTTTCGTCTACAAGATGAAGCGTAAGGACCCTGACTACCAGCCGCCTGTTGAGGTCATGTACGACCTTAACCGTCAGTATCTGGAGTTCCTGGACAACAAGGAGCAGCGCTTCATGATTTCAGCCGGAGGCGCAGGCGTTGGTAAGTCATACGGTTTCAAGAAGATCGCCGAACTGCTCAACAAGCGTCCGTTTGACGCTGAGACTGACGCTCCTGGTGACGGCGATTATGACTACGTTGAACTCGGTGATATCAACTCCAAGAAGCAGCTGCTGGGTGTGCTCAAGGCCCACAACGGCAAGATTCTGCTCTTCGACGACACCGACTCTGTTATCACCCGCGCCGACCTGGCCTCCATCATGAAGAAGGCTACCGCCGCCAGCGGCAAGCGTATCGTCGGTGACCCTGAAGACGTCAAGTCGAATTTCGTATTCACGGGACGTATCATCATCATGACCAATAAGGACCTGGTGAATCTCGCCAAGAACGAAGACACCAAGGCCATCATCAGCCGCGCTACGCTTTCGTCGGAGGTGTATCTGACGGTTGATGAAACTATTGAGGTACTGAAAGACCGCTTCGCTGGTATGGACGTACCTCAGGCACCTCACCTCGACGATCCTGAAGAGGACAAGGCCGAACGCCAAGAGCTGTTCGATTTGATCGTCAAGAACAAGGATAAGATCGATCCTGCCAAGTTCACCACCCGTACCTTTGGTACCATTCTGTCAGAAAAACGCTCTACGGAACGTTCTAACCGCATGGCCAAGCAGGGCGGCGAGTGGACGAACCTCATCGGCGCGAAGCAAAAGGAGTGGGAGAAGAGTGCCGTGCGTGCACTGACGAAGAGTCTCGCGTATGAGGCCATTCAACCGATCGAAACCTCCGACGCGATCAGTAAGGCCGAGCAGTTGCTTAACGGCGCAGAATCGCTTGAAAAGGCCGATTTCACCGAAGAGCAGCGTGAGAAACTCGCCGACAAAAAGGAGGCCCTCCCCGACGGCTCGTTCCCGATCCGTAACAAGTCCGATCTGAAAAACGCCATCCGCCTCGCCGGCAACGCCAAGAACCCCGAACGCGCCCGCCGTTGGATCAAGCGTCGTGCTAAAACACTCGGCGCTGAAGACATGATCCCCGATACGTGGAAGGCCCAGACCACTGACCTTGGCACACTCCCCGCCGACGATATGTCGATCGAAAAGGCAGAAACCCTGTTGTTTGGATAGGCCGCCATGGATGAACTCAGAAAAGCACTTGATATCTTCGCCCTCCGTAACGCTGAGGGCGAGATATCTGATGCCGTACTGGAGAAGGCGTGTGAAGCGTACAAGGCGCGGTCTGAAGACTTTGCTGACGACTACTCGTACAACCTGTACGTCGCCAAATCGGTATATGACCACATCCACGGTATCGATCAAGACCCCGAGATAGCCAAAGCCATCATGCCTGGCCAGACCAAGGTCGTGAATGGCGTGGTGTACATTTGGACACTGACTCCTAACGCCAAGACGACATACGACTGGCGAGTTTACAAGAACGCCAACGGCCAGCCCATTGGAAAAGGAGCCTTTCGTTCTAAAGCCATGCTGGCTCAAGAAGAGAAGCAGTTGAACGAGATGTTCCCCGCCGATCCTTCAGACCTCACCTACGTACAGGACCTCGGCGGCAGTACCGGAGCCAAACTCATGAAGGATTCCAAGGGCCGTGAGTTTGTCGTCAAGAGTTCCAAGAATACTAATCGCGGTCACGTTGCTGCAGAATACTACGCCGCGCAGGTTTACGACCTTTTGGGGTTAGACACACCGGAGTATGAAATGTACGACGACGGAACCGACCTGACGCTTATTTCGCCGTACATGCGTGGCATGAGCGAACCGCAGGCCAAGGACTATGACGCTATGGCCAAAGGTTTCGCCGTTGACGCATTTTTGGCCAACTGGGATATTTACCAGAACGACAATTGCCTGGTTGACGCCGCCGGCAAGGTCTATCGCGTGGATAACGGCGGTACGTTCGACTACCGAGCACAAGGCGCCAAGAAGCCTTTTAACAGTCAAATCGACTGGGACGGCATGGTGCGGTACAACCCGCAGATTGTGGCTAACCTTACGCCGCAGGATTTTATCGACCAGATCGACGCCTTAAAGGCTCGCAAAGACGAGGTGTTGGCGTTTTTTGACGCTGGAAAATTAGCCTCTAAGCCGAAGATGCGCGCCATTATCGAGGCCCGTTTCAACGACCTCGACCGCATCCGTGGGCAATACGAGGTAGAGTTACAACGCCAGCAGAAAAAGGCTGCGCCGCGTACCTTGAAGCCTGACGCGGAAATGTACCGCGAGTTCACTGATGACGAGTTGACGGAAATCTACAACAGCGTCAGTGGAACCAGTGCTGAAGGCAAGTTTGTTGATACCGATCGTCAGGTAGGATGGAAGATGCTGTCCAATATCTGCAAGGCTCGTGGTTTCGATGTACGTCCTGACGTTGTAGACGACAATACCTTCTGGGCCAAGGTGGCGCAGTCGAAATACCGCATGTTCCGTGGTGTAAACGCGCGTGGTAGCGATTCGGAATATTACGCTGACGACTTTAAGTACAACGACGAATGTTTCTACGGTACGCAGGGTATTTATGGCGAAGGAATCTATTTCCACGTCAACGATTCCGATAACGCCAACAAAACGCCGTCGGGATACAAACACACGTCGTCTTACAAGAACGCTCGCGGTTATGCTGGCTACAACGGTGCTATCATCGAAGCCGTACTGGACGATTCCGCCAAGGTGATTACCGTTCAAGACGCTCGTGATGAAATTCAGAAATTATCACTCGCCACTTCTGCCGCCGCCAAGAAGGCTCTTCAAGAACAACAGGACGCCGAGGATAACTACAACAAGTTGTCCCAGGAACTGAACGACCTAACCGATACCACCGAAAAGCAGGTAAAGGCCAATATGCACTGGGACGACTTTGCCTATAAGGACATCCCCCTGCAAATTGACCAGATCATCGACTGGGGTGCTATCGACGATGACGGCAACCCGGACTATATGAAATTTGACGATTTCGTGAACAACCACCTCCGCGGCTGGGTAACGGCTAACGGCGGTACTATTACCGAGAAGAACAACGGGAGTGGCGATTTGGTCATCAAAATGCCGAATACTACGGAGCGTTTTCTGTTCTCACGTTACCGATACGAGAATAACGCTATCAAGCGCAAAAGCGGCTTTTCGCGTCCGTACAACTACCCCGTTCGCCAATTCAAGGAATGGATCATGCGCGAGCACTACGGCCGTATCGAAGAAGCCGTCAAGGAGGCCGTCAACAATCTCGATGACGAGGTGAATCGCCTGCAAAAGGAGCGTGCTGACGCCTTCCGCGTCTACCAAGAAAAGCGTGACGCAGCACGTAAGTTGGCCACTAATAGCGTCGGAAATCCCGACAAGGACATCTATGCCGGTATATACGAAGCCGCGCGGTCGTATGACGAGGTGTTGGGTGTATACGCTGCGTTGAAGGGTTATGACGCCATGATCCAGCCTAACGGTAATCACTGCGGAAACTCGTTCATGATCGTGTTCAACCGTTCGAAAATAATTACAAGGAAATAAGCCATGAAAAGCAAAGGCAAATATGGTGTACCACGTAACCTAACGACTTCTGTTGTAGGAGGCGCAGCGTCGCGATACATCGATCGTAAACGTCCGTCGGAACTTATACCGTTCCGCGGCGAATTCCCGATGTTGAATGATATTGACGCACGGGAATTTCGTAAGGCTATTCAGGAAACTCTCACTCTCGATGAATTGTCGCCGTTGTTTCAGAAGGTAGCTACCGAGGGACAACGTATTGCCCTCATGGAACAAGGATTCAAGGAGTACCTGGCGAAACGAGTTGTGGCATCTGAGGACTTCGTGAAACTGAGCAATGCCGATAAGTCGGACTACTTGCTTGATTGGATGAATACGAACTCAATCAGTGTAGAAGCACTTAAAATCACAATTCCGTATGGCAAATATTACATACGCTAACAAGTCGGCGTTTGCGATCAACGACACCGTGAAGGACCTTATCAGCCGCGTGGCTGACGCTACTAAAAACCCCGACGTCGTTATCACTTCGACGTTGCGTACTCCTGAAGCCCAAGCCAAGGTCATGGCCGATAACCTTTACGCCGGCAAGCGTATTCGTTATCGCGCTCCGGGTGCAGCGGTTGTAAAGATTTTTGACGACAACTGCAAGAAGCAAGCCCGTTCTGAAGTCGAGAAACTGATGGTCGCTGAAATCAAGCGTCAAGCCTCGTTGGGGCAGCGTGTTTCACTCCACTGCACAACTGAAGAGTTGTACCGCCAATGTAACATCATCGATCTGTCGATCACCCGTATGAAAAACCCGCGCGACTTCACCAAAGCGTTGGCTAAAGAAGAAAAGTGCCGTAAAATTATTACGCCGTTGGGTGATACGAAGTACGACAGCCCGAAAGTTTCCATTGACGCCAACGAGCCTGCAATACACGTTGAAATAATGGCGTGACAACTATAAATTTGTAAATTCATAAAATCATAGAATATGCCTACTTTTATTGACATGTCTGCGTTGACGCTGAAGTCTTCAGCCAGCGGACAAGAAGAAATTCAGGTTTCTGAGTCCAACAAGATCAACACAAGTCAGATTGCGGCGTTGACGTTTGCGCAGAATCCGAATATGGGCGATTTGCCTATCAACAGCCGTTTGAAGTACGTCGATAACAAGACTACGCTTCTCGGTATGCTTAAGATGCTGACGGCGGCGGCTAATATCGGACGTCTGCGTATCGTGTCTGGCAACCCCGCCACCGGAGCGTCCGGAAAACCTGAAATGGCGTTTATTGTCAATATACTCCAAGGAACGAATGCCGAAACCGGAGGTACGAACGGTCTCCAGATTTTTCACCTCACTAACGACTACATCCGCGTCATTCCTTCGTCCAGTGTCGCTATGGCATGGCCTACACTCCAGACTCTGACCGACGAAGCAATCATCACGAAACTGCACTCGACTGCTTCTGGTGACTGGGGTGGTCTGGGTGTAACGATGGAGTGGGCCGGAAGTGGCGGCAGCACCATGAAATATCTGACGGTTACTAATTTTACCAAAAACACTTTCAGTAATGGCGCGATTGGTGATCTCGCCGTTGGTGAGATGTTCACGTTTACGAGCGCCGCTGACGCCGCTAACGGACCCGGAGTGGCTTTAGTTGGCTATGCTGTGAAACTTTCTACTTTGATGGTTAAATATTTCGGCGTTCTTGCCTCAATCGATACTTACCGCCGCTCGTATCTGTATACCTACGCATCTACGAGTATTTACAATACGAACTGGAGTATTCTTGGCACCCCCACGGGAATCGAGGCTTCGGTATACGAATTAAAATACGGCGAAAGCGAGGGTGTGCCTACTGACGATTTGAAATTCGTTAAGGTTGCCGACATCTTCCGTATGATATTCAGTACCCCCGATCAGGCAGACTACGGTCAATTAGACTTTATTCGGTCTCAAGACAACGATAAAACCGATCAATATGTCTTTGTTTGTCCTTCGGCAGATACTGGCTCAACGCTTGGTGCTGCAATGCAACGCGTCGCCGTTAACGCAACAACTGGGGCTGTGGATATGATGGGAGTAAGTCTTGCTATCAAAGACCAGCCAGCAACAAGAATACAGGTATCTAATTTCAATAACCCTACGAATAATAGCATAAAACAGTTGGCTGTAGGTCAAGGAGTGATCATATGTACAGCAGGCACAATCGTAGGGGGACCTTCAGGTGTTACTGCGCCTTTATACGGTCATTGTTTTAGGAGTTCATCGGGGCCTGTTTTATACACCTATCTGCTCCAAACAGCTGATGGTAGCCGTACTTTCTCCGGCTCGACGAACGGAACTACTGCTCAATGGACAGAATTAGGCGGCGGGGGAGCGGGGGTCGAGCAACTTTTCAGTGGTGATATTGCGTTAGCTAATGCAGCACCCGAAACATTCAATCTCGGCGGAGAGGTAAGCGAAGGTGATCGTCTTATGATTGTTTATAACTTTATATCGAGCGATCACACCATGATCGGAAGCAAACAAGGACGGAGCATAATTTGGGTCAGCACCAGCGGCACTGAAGACCTAACCATAGAAGCGCTTAATTACAATACCTCAGGAGGCGTTACGGGGTTAGTTGGCTTTAATCTGATGTTGTCGGCTTCGGGAAGCGTACTCACCATGGAAGCGACAGGAGATGTTGATACAGTCATTGAGGCTTTCCATGTCGTAGGTATATACAGGCTATCTAAAGCGTTGTAAGTAAAAAGCCCCTCATTTAGAGGGGCTTTTTATTAAGGCAATTTGTATACCGAGTGTAACTCAACTAATGAAACCCCCACTTGGCCCGCCATGTCCAATTGGAATTCATACCCATCAGCATTGGCTCGGAGGTTTTCAATGTTCAGACTTTCATCCATGACCTGCGAAGCGCCGGGGACAAATTGTTGAATATTCAACAAAAGTGTACTTTGGCCAACGGTCGGGATGTCACACCAGAGCACATATTGCCCCTGCTGTACCACGTTATCAATACCGGGCCCAATGTAGAAAGTCAGCATAAGTTTATCGCCTGGCTTTACCTTGGATAAGGTGAACGGCTCATTGGTCATTATAGGGTACGGGGAGGAACACTCAACTGCCGTTAGTCCACCCCCGCCGCCTAATTCTGTCCATTGAGCAGTAGTTCCGTTCGTCGAGCCGGAGAAAGTACCAACGCGATTCGCCATTACAAGTATAACGGTGGTAACAATAGTGCCGTAAACATGTTTAAGGACGATAAATTCAATTTTTGGTGCCCTATCGAGCCCATAAAGAAGGCTACCGACGAGGAAACAGGCGAACCTGTTATGCGCATCGGCGGTATCGCTTCAACCGTCGATCAGGATGCTGACGGCGAAACACTCGATCCGTCAGGCTTCGACATCCAGCCCTTGAAGGAGTCGGGAATGGTCAACTGGCACCATCAGGCCAAGAACTCGCCTGCAGCAATCATCGGCGAACCGTCAAAAGTAGAACTGCGTCCCGAGGGTCTTTGGATCGAGAGTGATTTGTACGCTTCGTCGCCTATGGCTAATGAGGTATATGAGTTAGCCAAAACTCTCGAAGAAAACAGCAAGACACGCCGCTTGGGATATTCCATCGAAGGCAAGGTTATAAAACGTGCTTCCAACGACAAGAAATCACCCTTATACAACAAGATCGTGAAGGCGGTGATTACAGGCGTTGCTGTAACACACATGCCGAAGAACCCTCACACGTTCGTCAACATCATCAAAGGTCAGGTTGACGCCGATGGTATTGAGGTAGATTTGGAAGAAGAGGACGATAACGCCGAAGAGCGTGGCGGCAAGACCGAAAAGAAGGCTTTAACTACCGAATCCGGCGCAGCGCTTATGCCTGAATCCGTAGACGGTCAACCGAAGAAAACGTTTTCAAAATCTTCCGTCATGGAATGTATCTTCCGCGACATTCCAAATATTACAATACCGAACGCCCAAGAATTGTATACTTTAATCAAAAATATATCGGTTATGAACAAACGCAAATTCATCACTTCCGAGGACATCGAGAAGGCATATGACGCTCTGGGGCTTGCTCCTGAGAAGAAAGCCGACAATGCCGAGGACGTGCAGAAGGGCGATGACGCTGACGGCCAGATGGGGAAGGAAGACGAAACCCACGACGACGAACCGCGTCACAACGCCGCTAACGCAAAGAACGCCGTTGCAGGCAAGAAGGAGGAATCTGAGGAAGAGACCGAGGAGGACGACGAAGGTTTCGAGCAGTGCGACAAGAACGGTGCTAAGATGAAGAAGGGCGAGTCGAACGACATTCTGAAGGCTATTCAGAGCGTTGGTGACGACTTCAAGACCTACATCCGCGCTACTGCCGTACTGGTGAACGATCTTCGTCAGAAGCGTGCTGAGGACTCCAAGCGTATCGCCGAACTGGAGAACATCATCAAGGGTCAGTCCGACACCATCAGTGAGTTCTCCGACAAACTGGAACGCTACGGCAACGACGTACCGCGCCCCAAATCGCTGCGGTCGGCTGCGGTAGTAGACCGCGCCTTCGCCAAGGCCAAACCCGAAGGCGACATCGAGAAGGGCGGCGCCAACCGTATCTCGTTCGTCGAGAACCCTGCTGCCGTGAAGGAACTCCTGGACCAGGCGTCGTTCGCCAAGGGATACGACAAGGAGTATGGCGACGCGCTGCTGGCGTTTGAGGCTCGCCCCGAGGACGGACTCCCCAGCAACATTATCGCCCGCCTCAAGGCTGAGACCGGGTACGAGGTAGTGAAATAACACCCAAACAATTTCCATAACATAATCAATTCCAATCATGGACAAACTTTCTATCAATCTCGCCGACTATGGGCTCAACTCGCGTGGTGCTCAGTACGGCTCGTCCACTCAGGAAGAGGTTGCTCAGCTGAACAAAGCCCTCGAAGCCACCGACATCACGGGTCGTCAGACGACGAACCTGACCGATGCGTCGGGTGCGCCGCTGAAGGTTGAGTCGCTGGAGCGCACTCTGAAGCACCTGACCTTCCGCGAGAGCGACATCGTTCTGTGGAAGAACATGCCGAAAAAGGCCGCCTACAACACCGTTGAGGAGTACAACCAGTTGGCATCGTACGGTGCTGACCGCGGTGGCTTCACCAACGAAGGCGAACTCCCCGACGAGGAGGACTCGATCTACATCCGTCGGGCTCAGCTGGTGAAATACCTCGGTGTCACCAAGTCTGTTACGCACCAAATGACCCTCGTCAACACGATGGTGGGCAACATCATGGAGCGCACCATCAAGGACGGTACGCTGTGGATTCTCCGCAAGCTGAACAAGTCGCTGTACACCGGCAACTCGGACATCATCCCGCAGGAGTTCAACGGCATTCTGTCGCAGCAGCTGCAGTCTGACGCATGGAGCGGGCTGGACGCTTACCTCAACTCCGAGAACGTCATCGACCTGCGCGGTCGCGGCCTGACGGAGGACCCCATCGAGAGCGCCGCCAACTCGATCGTCGAGAACTACGGTCTCGGCACGGAACTGTACGCTCCCCCCGCCGTTCTGTCCGACTTCGTCAAAACGTTCTACGGCAACAAGTTCATCCAGCCCAACACCGCCCAGACCAGCGCTGGTATCATGGGTCAGCGCGTTCAGGCGTTCGACTCGCAGTTCGGCCGCATCGGCCTGAATTACGACGTCTTCTTCAAGAAGGCTCCGTTCAAGAAGGCTGGTGCCCAATCGACGCATCCCAAGTCGCCCGCCGCTCCCGTATGGGACGCCGATGCTCCGGCTACGGTTGTGGCTGACGTGACCACGTCGAAATTCAACTCGGAGGACGCTGGCAACTACATCTACGCCGTTGCCGCCATCAACCGTCACGGCGAGTCGTCGCTGGTTGTGAACGAGACTCCGGTTGCCGTTACCGCTGGCGCGGTCGTTGACCTCAAGTTCTCGATCGTGGACAACGCTCACCCCGCAACGGGCTACCGCATCTACCGTTCGAAGAAGGGCGGCACCAAGGACAGCCCGCTGTACCCGATCTTCGACATCTCGGTGGCTCAGCTGAAACTGGGCTACGCAGGTGCTGCCGGCGACCTGTGCCGCGACAACAACTATTTCCTGCCCGACTGCGACCAGGCCTTCCTGGTACAGTTCGACAACGAGGTGATCGAGTTCGCTCAGCTGGCCCCGCTGATGAAGATGGACCTGGCGATCCTGTCGCCTGCGTACCGCTTCATGGTGCTGCTGTACGGTACGCCGTTCCTCTACGCGCCGAAGAAACTGGTTCGTCTGATCAACATCGGACGCGCCGCCAACTAACGCAACAATCGTTCAACCGAGAAGCAGGGGTGGGGGTTGCCCCGTCCCTGCTTTCTCTTTAATCGAAAACAAATCATGAAACTGAAAACTAACAACACTGCCCTGCACGGCTCCCGTTTAACGGTTCCCATTGATGGCACCATCCAGATCGACCGCAACGGTGAGATCAACGTATCTGAAGCCTGCGCCGCTCAACTGCTGACGCTCCCTGACTGGATCGCCGTCAGCAAGGAAGCCCCCAAGAAAGAAGCCCCCGCCGCTGACCCCGAAGGCGCTGATTCGGACGCTGAGGTGATCGCTGCTATCCGCAGTATGTCGCTGGAGGAAATGCTGGCTGCCGCTACCGAGGCCGGGTATCCCGCTGAGGAGTACAGCAAGTACAAGAAGAATCCCAAACTCATGGCTGCGTACCTCGTCAAGAAATACAAGGCCGCTTCTGAGGCCGCAAAGGGCGAAGACGAGTAGTTACCTCGTCGCGTGATTACGACTCGCAAAACAGACCAAAATGACTCTTCAATTAGACATCCTCTATAACAAGAACGAGGGCCTCGTGATCAGCCCTTCGGAGTTGACTGAAAACTACCTTTTCGGCATTCCGATGTGCTCGCCCGACGGCCAGCGTGTTTCAGAGTCTTCGATCAAGACTCAAATCCGGGTCGCACAGACCAAGGTTGAAAACCTGCTTTCAGTGAAACTCAAGAAGCAGGTTATTGAGGAAAGCCGCGATTACATTCGCGAAGAGTGGAACAACTGGGGCTTCGTCCGTGCGATGTACCCCGTTGTTTGTATCAAGTCGCTTTGCGGGTTCATCAACTCTGTAATGCAGACCCGCTACCCCGCCGAGTGGCTTTCTATCAAGAAAATAGCTTCGGTGGCCGTTTACCGTAACATATCGTTGATCCCCAACTCCGGAAGCGGAAAAGGGGCTATCATGACGCAGAACTCGTACGTGTATAACGGCATCGCACCGAACTTGGGGTGGTTTGGTCAAAAGTACATACCCAACTACTGGCGGCTGAAATACGTAACTGGCTGGGACGAAATACCTGCCGACTTGTTGGATTTTATCTCCAAGTTGGCGTCGTTGAACGTCCTGGCGGTTTTGGGTGATGTACTATACGGCGTGGGCATGTCGTCAGTGAGTATTTCACTGGACGGTGTGTCGCAAAACACGCCGTTGACACGTTCGGCACAGGGCGGCCTGTTCGGTGGCCGCATCAAACAATACCTTGACGAACTGAATCAACAATTACCGAACCTTAAAAACCAGTACCGCGGTATCGCGTTTGATGTATTATAATGGCCAAGAAACAACCCATATTGAGTGCCTCAATAGTAGAAACTCCGCCCGTGAGCCTGACCCCCGCGCAACCGGGGCGTCCGGCCGTGGGGTGGGACGTCGGGCGTTTCGAACGTCTGATCTACGACCAGGGGTATGACGCCTACATCGACCGCGCTATGCGCTGCCCGTGTGTAGACAAGACCAGCGGTCAGGCCTCTTCAACGTGCCAAAACTGCTACGGGCGCGGATGGTTCTTCGTCAACAGGCGTGAAACACGTCTCATAGCCCAGACCATGAGCAACCGCCGCAAGTACGAAGAGTGGAGTGAACTCAACATCGGTACGGCGGCTATTACGGCTCGTGCTGTTGACCGCATGGGCTTCATGGATCGCGTGGTGCTGCTGGACTTGGAGGGGTATTTCTCTGAGATACTGCGGCCGACCATTTACCGCAACCAGCTGTTCGCATATCCGGTGTACGAGCCGTTGGAGGTCACCGACATCTTCCTTCACGTGGCTGACGGCGAACCGCTCCGGCCGCTTACTACGGCTGACTATCAGTTGGACAAAAATAGGGTCATTTTCAACAAGGAACTCATCCACCAGGTAGAAAGTAACGATCCTAACGCAAAGTCCGGCAATTTGACCGTTTCTATTCGCTACAAGCACTATCCCGTATATCACATCATCGACGTTGACCGCGAACTCATGCAAGTACGCGAGGGAAAGCCTTGCGCCGCCCGGCGCGAAGCACTTACAGCTATGCCGGTGAAGGTCGTTGGACGTAAGGCGGAATATGTCTTCCCGCCAATGAGGTACGGCGATGTGCCCTACAATAACACCGTTGAGTGATGCCGCGCCCCATCAACATAGACGTTAGCGGCTTGGGAGCCCAATTTGGATTGAGCCAAGCCCAGATAGACGACCTCACAGAACGCTGTGTTCAAGCCGTCACGGTAGCCGTTTATGCCAACTGGGAAGCGTTAGCCAAACAGGGTCTCAACTCAACACGCCCCGAATACCTCCAAAATCTCAACATTATCGACCGCGGCCGTTTTGCCAAGTCGATCGTCCTGACGGGGGAACTACCAGTGATGCTGGAGGCCGGGGCAACCCCTTTTGACCAGAAGGAGTATTTTCAAAGGTCATCGCGCGTCCGCCACACCGTGCCTGTACTACGCAAAGATGGTACAGTACTGAAGCCTGGCGGCGATTGGTATCTGACTGTTCCGTTCCGTCACGGTACTCCAGGCACGGTTGGTCAGGCAGGATTCTCTGGCGAAATGCCGCAAGAGGTGTATGACGTGGTGCGCACGTTCGTCACCGGACAGCGGCTGCGTGCTTCACAGATTCCTACGCCGTACAACGTTCCGGCCGAGCGCCGCGCCGTGGCCGCTACGGATCGTTCACCTGCCTATGCGGCCTACATCCACAAGCACTCCATCTACGAAGGTATCACCAAGCAGACTGGCGTGTATGCCCGTACTACTCAGAACACCTACGTTTCGTTCCGGCGGGCGTCGAAGAATTCCGACCCGTTGAGTTGGATATTTCCGGGGCTTACAGCACGGCGGTTTGCCGACAAGGCCCTCGACCAGACGGATGTTGAAACTATCGTACACAACGAATCGGTTAATTTCATTGAAAACCTATGAAAGTAGACGCTCTCATACTACCCGAGGTGATAATCGCCCGCGCGTTGAACGCCATGGTGAAGACGATCCGCGACGATATCGAATTGGCCCTTCCGCAAGACGAAAAGCAAACCATCCTCTACCAGCTGCTGGGCGTTAACGAGGACGACCAGCCTATTCACATGAACGCCTACAATTATTTCCGGCAGGCGGTGAAGATATTCTCCAATCCAGCGAATTTGGAGGTCCATTTGGGCTACAATATGCAGGTAACGACCGCCCTGGCCGTCCACATCATTTTGCCCGGTGAACAAGCCTCCAATTCACCGCTGGGCGAGGGGCAGGAATGGGACGCCGACGCCGATCAGTTCATGTACTCACAATGGATGGACGCGCAGTATCAAATCCTGATCACGTCGGATAACTCCAATGAGACCATGATAGCCTATCACGTACTGAAGGCTATGTTGTTGATGTACGCTCCTAACCTCGATTTGGTGGGGTTGCGCATACCGCGTTTGTCGGGTGGCGATATCATTATGCAGCAGGACATCATACCGCCGTCAATATTCCACAAGGCTCTCACGCTGGCGTTCAAATACGAGGTTGTAGTTCCAACAAGATTGCGTTCCATGGTGTTGAAGGGCATTAGCTACAATTATAACATTTGCGACCCGGTGAGTGGTAAATACATTGTCCCCGGCGCAGGCAACAAAGAATAACCAAAACTTTTCTAAACATACAACATTATGAGTACTGTGGTAACTATGAATGGCAAGACCTACGTCGAGCCGGGTTCGTACGCGATCACTGTCTACCAGCCTACCTCGGTAGTCAACGTGGCTTCGTTTGGCCGCGTGATGATTATCGACACCGGGCTCTCGCAGGAGAAGGTAGGCGATGCGACGTATGAGTTCGCTGGCGGTGCAGGTATTGCCGGCGTTGACGCTTCTGGGCGCAAGGCCATTTACAGTTTCGAAAATTTCGAAGACTTCTCCGACTTTATGGGCGGCGGTATGATCACCGACCTGGCCGAGAAGATCTTTACGCCGATCGACGGGTCGCTGGGGGCACCGCGGTTGTACTACACACGTGCCGCCAAAACCACGCCTGCTACGCTGACTATCGGAACGGGCACGAACTCGATCGTCCTGACGTGTTTGAACGAAGGCGTGGTTGGTAACGGCGTTAACGACGGCGATATGAGTGAACTGTCGAACGGTACGCTGGAGAACCTCAAGGTGGGTTATGCACTGGCCATCAAGACAGGCGTTGACGACACGTCGAAATTCATCGCCACTATCTATCGCGGTAACTATCGTGGTACGGACGCTGCCGGCGAGCCTTACGGAACCTACACGTTCGCCAAGGCGTATGGCGAGATGATCGCTCAGTCGGGCGAAATCGCCACTTACGACGAACTCTACAACTGGCTCATCACGTCGTCGATGGTTATGGCCAATTTCCGTCCGTCGAAGGGTACGGGCTTTGTAGGCACGACGGCTGTTGAGGTCGTGGAACCGACGGCGTTTGCCGGAGGCACGACGGCTTACACGGGTTCGAAGGGTGAAAACGAGTACTATCCTGACGTACTTGAGGCCATCCGCGAGCTGGAGGTAACGTTCTTCCTGTGTACGGACTATGGCGTCGTCAACGGCACCAAGGCTTCGTCGAACGGTAAACTGTTCACCTTCCTGAAAAACGACGCCAAATTCGACGAGTTTATGTTCGTTGCTGGCGGCGAAGGTAAGACCGACCTGCTTACCACCAACACTATCACCCAAACGTCGCAGGCGCTGGCCGTTCACTACAACGACGAGAAGGTCATCGTTGTTCACGGTTCGCCGACCGTTGCCCGTAAGGACGGCAACGGCACCAAGAACCTGCCGTCGATCTACCTGGCCGCTGCGCTCATGGGATTGAATGCCGGTTTGGCTGCCCAGACGCCGTTGACGTTCAAGCGCGTGGGATACGACGCCTATGCCTACGACCTCACGTTCAGCGAGCGCGTCAAGGCTCTGCAGGCTGGTATCATGCACGTCCGCGAGGTGTCAGGTTATTACCGCGTCAACCAGGGTATCACGTCGCTTCAGAACAACAAGCAAACTATTGCCGAGGACGGTCAAACGTTCGAACTGTCGATCGCTCTCATCAAGGCTCAGCTGAACAAGGAACTGATCCTCGACGCCCAGACGCGCTTCACGGGTAACACCGCGGCGCAGGCTTCGCCTAACACCGTCAAGGACTTTACCGAGACCAAACTCACGTCGCTGGTAGCAGTCGTCGGGGCTGATAACCTCATTATCTCGTGGAAGAACGTCAAGGTTTCGGCCAAAAACGGCGACTACAAGGTAACGTACGACTTTGTACCTAACGTGCCTGTGAACAAGACCTTCTTCATCGGCAACATGCTCGACTATACATTCAACTCGTAATTAAAGAAAGGAGCACGATATGTCAAACAAAAGAGTAATGACCGCACCGCTGGCGATTATTCGCATCAACAGCGTTGCCGTCGGCAAGATGAAAAACGTCCGCGTGACGGAGAATATCCGCCGCGGGCGTGTAGTGGGCCTCGGGAGCCTTACTCCCAGCGAGGTTCCGGCGGTAGAATGGAGCGGATCGCTGAGTTGCAGTTCGTATTCAATCAATTTCAACCGCCTGGCCAACGTCGTCAAGAAGGGAACCTTCCGTCAGACTACCAGCGTCGAGGAGTGGGCAAACGCCATTCTGCTGCAGGAAGACGGCCTCGAATTCGCTATCCAGCGCAAGGTTAAGGACGGCGAAATTGATCCTGAAACGGGACTTGTAAAGGCCACCTATGAGACCTTCGCGCTGGTGAAGGGAGCGTTCGTGACCCGCGAGGGCTTCGACATCCAAGAGGGGCAGATTTCAGGCCGCGACACTGAATTCGAATACATCACCCCGATCCTCTTTGACGGTATCAGCGAGTAACCGCGGGTTGCTCAACAACACCAAGTATAAAGAGAGTGCTGCGGAACGCCCGTGGTGCTCTCTTTATTGTTAAACAAAATAGTACGAAAATGAAAGATTACATGAAGCAACTTTCCGAGGTGAAAGTAGTCGAGTTCCGGGGAACGAAACTCAACGTCAAGTTCCCTAACGTCGGCGAGATGATCGACATCGAGAACCTCAAAACGGCTTACTCCGGCGGGCGGTACGGCGTGATGCTGGCCAGCGGCGTGAAGAGTATGATCTACGCCGTTGATGTTATCGACGCTATGGCGTTCATCGAGATCAAACTCAAGGCCGTGCGCAACATGCTGAGCGTACCTGAAGGGCAGTCGCTGATGAGCGTTGATTCGGCACTGGCGTCGGAACTGACGGCTTGGTACAAGCAGCAAATCGCGCCGTGGTACAACTCGTTGATGTCGAAACTGTATGAGGCAGGAAATGCCCAGCCGTCTCTCAACGGTGACGGCGGAGAAAACGCTTAACGACCTCGCCGACGATAACGTCGGCCGTTGGTTAAAACAGTTCCCGATCGACCTTTGGTGGCGAAGGAAATACGGCGTGGCGTGGGGATCGCCGCAGCACCGCGCAATCAGTTTCTTTGACCAGTTACGCGAGTACCGTGAAGAGGTGTTCTTGCGTCACCTGGCTCTTGAAAAACAAGAGCGTGAAGCCATGGGGAACAATTACGATCCGCGGTTAGTGAAACTGAGTCAGGAAGAAATCGACAGGGACTACGACAGTATCAACTTGGATGACTTTTAACGCAAATAACAATGGCCGAAAGGGACATAACGGTTAATATCAACGGAAACGGCTCCGGCGGTTCCGGCGCTCCTCCTTCGTCTGCCCCAGGGGTCGAAGGAGTGGGTGACGATGCGCGGTTAACAGCGTCAGTGTCGGAATTGGTGACCGAAATACGTAACGCCCTCGCTCGGGGAAACGGTCCAGGCGTTGGCGAAAGCGGTTTCAAAGGCTACCTGAATGACGTCGGTCGCAGTATCGTTACCCAACGTCAGGAAGAAATTCGCAGCCGTTTTGACCTCACCCGCGAGCAAAACTACACCAAGTGGTCTGACGAGGTCAGCAAGTTGGATGCCGAACGTGAAGCCCGCGCAGCGCGTTATTCTTTCGACGCTCGCGGTCAACTTTGGAACCCCGATGGAAAGCAAGTACCGTTGGGGACTACCGTTTCTCAAGACCTTGACCGCTGGTACAATCCACGCCGTCAGCAAATTGACGCGGATTTTGCGGGAATTGACGGTCGTTTAGCTTCGGAAGAGGAAACTGAGCGTCTATCCGTTGAACGCAAAATGACGGACGCATTACGGAGCGTTGTTGAGGCGTTACGAAATGATAGTCGTGAGAAGTCGTCTGGCGGCGAATATAGCTATATCGGTAAACTGCGTCTTCAGCGCAAGGAACTTACCGATGATATGGAACGCGCTGTATCGCAGGATGATTACATTGCGGCCCGAAAGCGTTTACAGGAATTCGATCAGCGTCAATCCGCTGCCGGCAACGGCGATATCTTCGAGAGTGTAACAAATGCCCGTTTGGCTACATCTGGCGCCGGCATGATAACCTCAGCCGCCAGCGGCAGTATGACGGGTGTAGGTATTGGGGCAGTCGGCCTTGGTGCCGCTTTGGCTGGTGTACCGCTGGTAGGAATCATCGTCGGAGCCATTGTGGCTGCCATCGGTCATGCCATCAACGCGACGGTCGATCGCATTGAGTCCATGAGTGATATCGCGTCAGTCCGCGGTATTTGGAACGGCAACACCGGCAACGCTGCCTTGCGCAATGCCACCGCTACCGTTATCAACGCCCGAACCAACGGATATTACGGTGAGGAGATAACCCGTCGGCAGTTAGGCTTAGAAGACGCTGAATTCATGAACCGGGCGTTGGCCCTTATGACAACGTCCGGAGTTTTATCCAACTGGGAAAACAGGACGTTCTACAGCTACGCCAATGAAAGCCAGTTCAACCTTCGCGAGGGTTCTATCACCAGCGCGTCGCGTTACGACCGTTACGGCGCAGAGTCCAACGAAGCGGTAGCGCGATTGGCCTATGAACTCGAACGTCTCAACGATCAGGGCATTAATACCGGTATTGGCGGCGATTTGGGGTATATACGGATGCAGGAGCGCTTTGACGTTCAACAACAGTTGATGGGGCGATACTACTCCATCTACAACCGCCCTGACTACAACGTGGCCAACGCTACACAAGCGGCATATTCCGCCGCCATGGACCCGCGGTTCATACAAGACGGCCGAATAGGTGACGTTATTGCCAAACTTGACGCTGCTTTGGGGAATCCCCAAAGTGAGAATATGCAGGCCATCTCGTTTGATGCCCTGCGTGAATATGGCGCTGAATTTGGACTGGACAAGATGAACAATTTCCAGTTGCAGTACGTCATGAGTAACCCGCAGAGTTTTGGCCTCAATGAAACCCAGATCAATTCAATGGTCATACGCCGCGTGGCTGATATGGCTGGCGTCAAGGAAAGTGATCGTGGCAATATGGACGCTTTATTTGGTAATATGGCATTCATGAACATCATCCGTGGTATATTACCAAACCTCAGTTACGAAGAGTTAGCGCAAACCATCCCTGGCCTGGCTACTGGTAAAACCGTTCAGGCATTCAGGCAGTCGCGTCAAGCGATGAGCGAAGGGGCCGGAGCGGCCCACGCTGGAATACTCCAAAACGTCACCGACTATTCACAGTTCCGTACCGCTATTGGCAAGGTCATCAGCGCTGCCGAAGAGTTCACCACTCAACTGGGTAGCGCCATAGCGGGATATAATGTTGAAGAAAACGAGGTTCACCCCGGATCGTGATGGTAAAAGTTAAGGGATACATTGATATAATCCACGATCAGAAGAGCGTGGTAACGATGGAAGACTTTATTGCCTTCTATCACATCGACGATATAACGCCGGAAAAGCTATTCGACGACAACCGCGAAAATATATTCGCCGCTATGTCGTGGATAGACAAGTGCGCTTACATGGTTCAACACGGCATGACCGGGCCGTCGGATACGCTCACGGCTGACAAGTTGGACCCAACGATGCCTTTACCACGGTTCGCTAAAATACGAGTCTACTATACCAACGTCCGGCAGGAGAATGTCATCTACGTCAGTAATGTCAAGGCCAACGTCACCGACTACACAAAGTGGGCTGACGAACGGCTGCTCGAAATAACGGATTCTAACGGTTTCCGGAGCGAAGGTAACGTCGTAACGAAGGACTATCGCAAAATGGCCCCTAACATTCGTGTGTGTGGGTGGTTCAAGGCTTTGGACTTTCTTAATAACAACAGAACCGAACGGTCTTCAGCGGTGCTGGACATTTCCCGCTTTATTGGCGCCATGACTGTTAACAACAGCAAGAACGGTGGCAATTTCACCTTCAGCCTACCGCACGTCGCTATCGAAAAGGTGGTTCGCGGCACTGAGGGAACTTTAACTGATACGGTGTACTCGGCCGACATAGAGGATAAGTCGTACTACAAGACTACATTTACCGACGACGTATCGCGCGGTGATTACGACTATTTCAACTGGCTTATATCGCCAAATGACGTTATTTTCTTGCGATTCGAAAAGACCGTCGAGGAGATCAACGATGACCTAAACAACAAGACTGGAGAGCCTACCTTACATGGCGATGTTTGGGACATGATCGGGTTGGTCGATACGGTGAGTATTTCGACCGACTCCCAGGGGTCCATTTCCAACATAACTGTAAAGGGGCGTGACCTGATGAAGCTATTGATCGATGACGGTTCGTTCTTCTTTCCGGCAGCTATGGATTTAGGAGCACGTGAACTTTTCGCCAATACGTCAGGTATTTCTCCAACGGCCTATGGTGACGGGTTGGGTGCTAACCTCAACTGTAAAAACGCCATCAACCGCCTTTTAGGGCGAAACGTTAGTGGTGTTATACTCCCGTTTGTAGGGAACATGTACACGTTGGAATTCGTCCTCAAAGAGGTAGTGAACTGGCTGTCGAATATAGCCATTGCCCCAGATTATCTGTTCAAGCCGTGGGGTGATGAACGTACTATGATGGCCGATATCGAACCTGCCGCCACCGAAGACCCTAAAAAGAACGTGAAATGAGTATTGGAACTGGACTTGTACGGTATACGGGCCAAAAGGAAAACGAATATTGGGCCTTTAAGACTTGGAATGAAGAGTGGTGTGTGTATGGCCAATCGCCTTCTGCGCCGCTTGTGATAACATCTATTGTCGGCAACCGATCATTATCTATTGACGGGAAAAAGTATGACGACTTTCACCCTGGAATAGACATCTCTCTTCCCGTCGGGACGCATATAAAGGCTCCGGTGTATTGTAAAGTTGTGCGAATTAACAAAAACCCCAAGAATTCCGGCGGTCTTTACGTTTCAGTGATTATACCTGCGTGGTGGTTTGGAAATGTCGGTGTGTTTGGCCAATTCGAGACCGCGAATTTAGGAAATAATGCTCTTTACCGGAATAAATGGGCCGAGGAAGCGATTCGCTGCGGTGCTTATGCTACAGTTCGGTTCATGCATCTCAGCGAATTGGCTAATATCAACGAGGGTGATTGGCTGGAGCCTAAAGACCTCATTGGAAAGTCTGGAAACACGGGGCGTTCGACAGGTCCTCACCTTCATTTGGACTGCGCGTTCGGAGGCGATTGGCTCAATCCTGCGCAGATGATGAGTTACTGTTATTTCTCCGTTTCAAAGAAGGAATATGGTCCCTTCATCAATCCCTACGATCGGCGTCGTTTCACTACTGATGTAGGTTCGAAGCCTGTCCCTGATTACCAATGGATAAAAGATTTCACCCGTTTCCAAAAAGGAAAGGCTGTTTCATTCGATTCCGAAGCTACGGAGCCCATCGTGAAAGATGTCAAGCGTGAAGACCTTCAAACACAACAGCGGCTGGCTCCGGGGATATGGCAAATTGTAAAACTTATTATCGACGAAAACGTCGCCAATCGACAGGTTTTTGATGGGACGATATCTAACTCACAGGGGTCGTTGCTGAACTGGTTTAACAAGGTATGTCAGGAGCCGTTCGTGGAATTTATGGGTGATACCTACGGCGATCAATACTATTTCATTGCCCGGCGTCCACCCTTTGACCACGCCAGCGTGTTGAGGGCGTATAACTATGCGATGAGCGGCAGCGGCTTGTATCACGTGATACAAAAAGAGCAGGTTGTCGAAACTGCTTTTACACAAAGCGTCAGCAACGCTTATTCGTGGTATTACCTCCGCCCGCGTATTTCGTTTGGTGGAAACGACGGAACTACCTACTACATCCCCGCGGTATTCTTTCCTGAGATGGCGGCGCTGTTTGGCGCCCGCGCCTGCCACATTCAGAGTAATTACTACAACACAATCAACGACGGCGAGGCTGATATCGACAATTCAAGCGAAGCTGTCAGCGCTCCGGCGCGGAATAACTTTGCGCGGTCGTACCTTCAGATGATGCTGGACTTTAAGTTCATGATCGAGACCACCATCCTCTTGCCGTTTACCCGCCAGGGGACCATCACGCTGTATGGAAACCGCCAAATAAAACGCGGCAACTGGATGTACTTTGCTCCTACCGACGAAATGTACTATGTCGATGCGGTGACGAATACTTTCCAGAGTGTTGGTAACAAGGTGTTTCGCTCGACGACTTTACAGGTATCGCGCGGCATGCGCGTCGATTTGATTGATGGTTCTGGGCGTCCTGAAATAGGCAACTTGGACGTTCAAGGCCAGCGAATTTATGCTGGCTATTACGGGATTGTGAATTTCGGCTTTACTGAAGCGGGAGCGGCTTATCCTAAAAAGTGGGACGGTCTTATTGATGGTTCAACTACGTTTAACGAATGTATTGCTGATATTCATATTCAGCAAGGTGTGTTGGATAAAATGTGTAAGAAAATAGCTTTCTTACCAACAGGAATTAAGAATGGAAACTAAAGAATACAAACGTTCGCCTGCGCCGTTTGGTGTACAAATGAATCGTATTCAAATAGGATGCGGTGGCATTGGATATATCGTTATTCCTGAAGGGGGCGACAACCGCGAACTATACATTCAAAACTGCATGCGCACCAATACGGTGTCTATCCAAGGCGGTGCAGGACGTTCGATTTATAATGACGTACCGATTCCACCTTCGGTTCTGGAAACGGTTGAATTCCCGGTATCGACTGAAGAATTTGGAACGCCGATTGTTTGGGTGCTTGACGAGTACAACCAATGGCCCGTGGTGGTGAATTCCCTCGACCTGCGAAAGTTTAACCAACAACAGCCAGGTCAGCGCACCATGCGCAAGGAGTCGAATGGCGTTATCGCCGAAATGAAGGCTGACGCCTCACAAGGTATCATCGACATATACGTTAACGGCACTGAAGACACCCCCGCCGAATTGAACATCTTCGTTCATTCAGCCAACGCCGATTCTAAGATAAACATCACCTCCGACGCCGACATTGCTGTTTCAGGCGACAAGAACGTTGAAATAACCTCTGCTTCGCGTATCACAGCCCATATACTGAATGGCGTTGATACCGAGGCTGGCATCGAACTCATATTACAAGACGACGAACTACAGTATACGACCAAAGGCGGCAAATCGACGTTCATCGTCAAGGGCAATCAGGCTTCGTTTAACGGCGGCGCCAACCGTGGCGTTATCAATATCGCCCAGATAGAATCGCTGGTTCAGGCTCTCCAGAAAGACCTGCTGATAGCTTCGTCAGGTTCCAACCTGTCGCAGTGGATGGCCAGCGAAATGCCGAAAATGGAGGACAAGAAATTATCACACTGACGCTCATGGGAAAATTAGGCATAGACCCTAAGATGGTCATCCGCGCTACGTGTAAAGACTACATCGACACGCTACCCGCCGACGAGGCTGAAAACTACGTCAACGAGATGGAGTCAGCGGTCGGTGATGCCATACAGCAAAAAATAGACGAGGCCGAGACGTGGCTCACGGCAGCCGAAACCTCCGCTCAAAACGCCATCGACGCTTGCAGTACACTGGCCGTTCAAGCCGTGTGTGCCGACCCTATGGCTGGGGGGGCTTCGGCGGGCGTTATCGCTTCAGCCAAGTCTGGCGCCGCGACGGCAAAAGCCACCGTGGCTACTGGTAACGCCGCAATATCCCAAGTGACACGGATTGTCGGCGGCTTCATGATACCGCTTCCAGCGCCCGTTACCGCCGCGGCGCAATTGCTGGCTACAGCCGATACTGCGCTATCGGCGCTGCCCTTGTAACAAGTATAACTGATGTAAATTTAAGACGATGCCGACCATAGCAGGAACAGTTCTGAATAAGGCCACAGGCGATTTCGCCAGCGCGGCCAGCGACGCCCTTGTAACGATGGGGCGCGGGTTGGTTCACGCTGTGGCTCCCGACGACTATGAATACTACATGTGTACGTTGGAGTTGCTGAGGTCGAGCGGCGAAACGGCGGCTTTCATGAATCTTCCAGTGATGCCTTCCAACATCACCGAGAGCCGGACGCCGTTAACCACTATCAGCAAGACCAACAACGTGGTGGTGTCGATGATCAACCCGTCGTTCAACCCCGTCGATATTTCGCTGCGCGGTACGTTTGGCCGTAAACTGCGCGTGTCGTTTGGCCAGCAGCAGTTCAAGGACACCTCCGAAGAGGGCAATTCGATACCGTTCTTCAACGTCGGTATGTTCACTGGAGCGGCAGGAGTAGGCGATAACAAGACGATGATTGCCAAAACGGGGTATGGTCTCACCAAGATGATGCAGAAAATTCTGACTGCAGCCACCAAGTTGGACCTTAACGGCAAGCCCTATCGGCTGGTGTTTACCAATCACGCCTTCAACACGGCGTACTACGTTGAAGTCGTCCAAGATAACTACTCGATGGACGAGAACAGCAACATGATATGGAACTACTCGGTGGAGTTGCGCGGCGTGGCAGCCTATACCACTATCAAGAGTGTCAACGACTTTTTAGGTCAGGTCATGAACCAGTCGTTGAGTAGAAGCGTGACGCGGGTTCTGGGCCAAGTAACTGATCTCCTCACTTGTGGGGTGATGAATATGTTTTGACGATGCTGGTAGCTGAATACATAATCCGTTTTTCGAACGTTACGAAATACCGCCTCACAGACTTTCTGGAACGGTATCAAGAATTCTTTGATAACGACTATACGTTCATCGACCAGTATTTCTCGGGGTTGAGTGAAACTGTCGATCATGACCGCTTGCGCCGCCTCCAAAAACTCCTGGCTGACTGCAAGGAACTCCAAGCGCAGTTCAAGAACTACGCCAACCGTTTCGACAACTGCGGCTATTGGCTGCTGATGGAGTGGATCGATGACCTCATCACGCAGGTTGAAAAGGTCATCAAACTACCAAAGTTCCGCCGCACTACGCTCACGGCCCGTAACTACAAGCCTGTCATCCAGGTTGAATCGACCATTGGCGCTCAACGTACAATGGAAGACCTCTCAACGGCCATTCAGTCCAGCGGCTACGACCGCGTGACGTGGGAGCAGTTGATGTTGGACAACGACCTGGAGGAAGACCAGTGGGAGATCGACGAACTGGTGCCTGTTACCGCTATGGTGAACAATATCACGCCTGCTGCTGTACGCACTATTCTCGAACCGCCTGTCGGCGAACAAGTCTACGGTAAAGACATCGCCCGTAAGATCACCATAGAGGTTGAGGAGGAAGTGAACACAAAGGCCGTTTTTGGACGATCTGGCGACGAAACGACCGTTACCTCGGCCCGGCGTATAGGCGACCTTAAAATCGTTAAATACAAGGACAACATAGACCAAAAGGTGATGATCCTCATGGGGCTTCGCCGTGGAACCGTTCCTGATAACCCGCTGTTGGGTGTAGACCCGAACCTGACTGCAGGTGTTACCGCGGCGCAGCTATCGTTACCCACGGTACGCCGTCAGCAGGTAGACACGTTCCTTCAGGACAATTTGTTTGAATCGGTCGATATGACGGCCATCGAGCAAGTCCAGGACGGCCTGGTATGTACCTTGGAAATCAAGACCAAGTACAACGACAAAGTGACCAAAAAAGTGAAACTATGATAACTCAGATAACGTCCATGGAGGAACTCAAGCAGATGTGGCTTGAGATATTCCTCAACAAGACTGACAAGGTTTCCGACGTATCGGCTGAATCGGTGTTGAACGCTATGGCCTATTCTGACGCCAAGATAGGCCAGAAGATCATGGTCAACCAAGCCGTCATCGAAGGTCACATCTTCCCCGACACCGCTGCGGGTGAATACCTGGACGCCCTGGCTGCGTTACGCGGTGTGGCACCACGCTTTGGCGCTGCTCCGGCAACGACCTACGTCCGCGTGATAGGCGATCCCGGAACGTTCTACCAGGCAGGCACGATGTTCACCTCGACGACCGGATTGACGTTCGTTTCTACGGAAGACGTCATTATCGGCGGTACGGACGACACAGGCCGCGTGGTTGTAAATTCACGCATCGCTTACATACCAGTAAGATGTACCAAGTCGGGTGCCACTACCAACGTGCCGCCGCTGTCGCTCAACCGCGTTAACCCGACGCCTCCCGGTCACCAGAGTTGTACCAACGAATACCAGGCTACCGGAGGCCGCGATCAGGAAGACGACGAAACATTCCGCATCCGTGTGAAGGAAAGCGTCAACCAGCTGGCCATGAATACGCTTTCACAGCTGGAACAGGTGTTGATGAAGATCAATCCGCGGGTGTTACGGGTACTGAAAGGTGGCTATGGCGAAACACAGACTACCGGGTCGGCCGCTGAAAGCCGCATCAACATGACGGTGGTTTCAGTGAACGGCCAGGAGTTTACGCAGGAAGAGTTTGACGAAATGTATTCTCGTGCTGAAGAGTATCTGTGCCTGACTGACCTGCTGCGCGTATCGATCGCCGGAGCGCGTTATCCCGCTATCAACCTGCGTAACGTGAATTGGCTGTTTGTGAACGTTGATTTCCGTGTAGATATTGACCCGGCATACAATACCGACGACGTCCGCACTCAAATCCAACTCCAGATGAACAAACTGTTCGACTACCGCTTCTGGGAGCCGGGTGACAAGGTGGAGTGGGAAGACCTGTTGTACGTCGTCAAGAACGTCGAGGGTGTACGCTACGTACCTGATACGCATTTCAATCCCAACTACGACATCAACGTGCCGGAGTATACGCTGCCGCGCGTCAGGAGTTTCGTGATGCGTGACTTGGACGGCAACGTGATTGTTGATAATGCTGGCGTGCTGTCCGAGGTGTACTATCCTAACGTCGAGGACGCAAACTATCAAGCAACCGTTTTAATGTCGATCTGATATGAATCTCACCACCTCTATACGCAGCCGAGTCGTCGTTTCGAGTAACAACGAAGTGACCATCACGGCATGGGCGGCGGGTACGCGGCCTGAAATCTATGAGGCTGAGATTCTCCAAGAGCCCAAAACTATTAACAACACGTCAGGCGTTCAGGGCGACCTGATGCTGAGCCTGGACAAACCCCCTGCTGATGCTGTCCTTAAAAGTGATGGCAGTCTCGTTTTAACGGTCTCTGACGGCGAAGAGGGTAAGTACCGCCGCGACGGCGCAGAGTTGATGTATGACGACTCTGACGTCCCTACGCTGAATAATACGATGGAGGCCGTGGGCGACACGTTAGTGATAGCCATTGCGTGCGAGATTTCAGGCCGTATTTCGTTCACATCTTTCAGCGAAGACTTGACCGGGCTGGAAGCCGCAGCAGACGTGGTGCGGTTATTCCGCGTGTCGGCTGATGAATTGTTCTGGACGGAATGGACTGAACTCACCGACGCAGCGCTGGCGGCTTTAGAGCCTATTACTGCTGATGGTGTGATGACGATTGAGGTCCAGTACATCCGCCGCGGCGGTAGTGCGCCCATCACGTTCAACTCGATGACCTTCAAAGGCGCGGTTGTACCTATTCAGTTTGTTGCTCCGACGATCGACGAGTCGATCTTTGCAGGAGTGATATCGTCCGCACAGACCAAGCGTATCGAACGCAATCTGTTCAAGAAATTGTATTATCGCGGTGTCATGGCGGAATACGTGACGCGTGGCGCAGATCGTAACTACCAGGAAGACCAAGACTATGTGTCGCTGTTTTCGACCGTTGGGCGGTTCTTCGCTATGATGGTGTCGTTCGCCAAGAGGTTCGAGAATATCTACAACGACTTCGATATGCTGCGTGAGTACGTTCGTGAGATCGGGCTGTACTTTGACGAAAAGACCGTCACGCTGGAAGAACTGCAGTATCTGGCGTCGCACTACTACGACGAAATACGCAAGCGCGGTACGGCGATGATATTCACGCGCCGCGGCGGTGATCAACTCTACAACGGCGAATTCGTACGCCTGTTTGGGCTTAACGATAGCGACGAATTGCTGACCGACAATCTCCCTGCAGCCAAAATGGGGTGGTGCTTGGGACAGTCGTCGCCTATGTACCGCGGCGTCGGAGATTCAAACCAGCTGAACAAGACCCGTGAAACGTCCCCCGACTTTGAAAGCCTCGATGACTTTGTAACTACCGGTAACGTCGCCATCGAAGAGATCGCCGACCAGTATATCGTCGGTTACGATCGCGAGAAGAAGACCCCTGTTTACAAGAACAAGGTCTGCCTGAAAATTACAGGCTCCGGCGGTTTGGGACGCGGCGATAATTCAACCCCCGTTAGCGATCGTATTTACAACGCCGACTGCAATCTGTCGTACGAGGTGTCGTTCTGGATGAAGACCGACGGTAAAGGTACGCTGAATTTTGGCGTCGAGGCGTTCAACAATTTCAAGACCGCTCTCAGTACCGGATTCATCCGCCTGGATTCTGCCGTCGTAACGGATTATTTCGCCAACGACGTACCGCTGTCGGCCATCAAGGCCAACACGTGGTATCACGTTCGCGGCATCATCCACGCCTATGCCACCAAGCCCGTAACAGTTCGCACACCGGGTCTGAATATCATGCCGCACCTGGGGACGCAACTGTGTTACAACAATTACGGCGTCGAATACATTCTACCGAAAATTCAACTCGGAGGCGACGACGCCACGGCTACGCTCTACATTTGGAACTACAAGATTCGTCCGCTGGTATACGGACGCAACATCCTGCCGTTGAAAGAAACGCTTCGTGTTGACGCTCGTTCAAACGGCTTTATTCAGTCCCGGCAGTTGTTCTACATCTTCCTTAAGAATAACAACAACACAATGTCCCAGGCCGAATTGGAACGTATCGTGAACCGCTACTTGATCCCGTATGGGTACCAGCCTGTGTTCGTGTACGGAACGACACCCGTCAACACCTCGACCACACCGTCGGAGTTTACACCCTACATGATAGTGACGCCAAATACAATTATCATAAACTCGGTAGGCGACAAGGCTCTTGTAGACCTCAAAACAAACGTCAACGCCATTAAGATCGAATAGATATGTCGAAATTGAAATTATCGCCCAACCTCTTCCTTGAGGTTGCTGAATTGGAGAACTTTCGTCGGTTGATTGTCGATGAAGGCTATAAAGCCGTGTTTAAGTCCATGGTGAAGAATTTCGGAATCGCTCGCGATTCCGACAAGAATGCTTTTGAGGTCACGGCCACTGGCGAGGAAAACGTTATTTCTATCGCTCCCGGTACGGCCTGGGATAAGGACTTCAACCGCATCATCAGCCTTGAAGCCGTAACGGCGCAGGCCATACAATCCGACACGCGGACGTGGGTCGTTCTTTCGCGGGCGGTGAACAACTACGAACCTGGAACGGTATCGGTAGCCACCGACGGTACGCTGACGGGCGTCGGGACGGAGTTCACCAAGGTGCTGCGTGGCGGCGATAATTTCCCCAACGCTGTCAAGTTCATAGACTCCACCAAGAACATCCTCAATTACGAGGTTATCAACGTGGTTTCTGACACGTCGGCCGTGATTGCCGCTCCGGCGGCGGCTGAAAGCGGTATTCGCTATGGTGTAGTGGGAGCGTTCACGCCGGGTTTTGTGCCTTCGACCGTCAACGAACTCATCTACGAATACGACTCGTTCGTCATACAGATGATTCAGTCGGAAACGCAGCCTGAGGTTGAAGAGGGCCGCGAGTTCATCATCGCCCAGTTGAACTGGGACAGCGGCGATATGGCAATCGTTGATATGCGCAACAGTTGCACTTTCAACGCCGAGCCTATCGAAGAAATCGAAGCCGCTACGACCAACATCGTCAGCGTGCTTGACGTGGAGCGGTTCGGGAACATGCTGCGTATTGGCGTCGAAAACGGTTACACCGTAACGTCGTTTGAGGTACGCAGTTCGGCTCTCCAGTTTCGCATCTTAGGAGGCCACAACAACGTCCTCGGTACGGTGTCGGGTGATACAGGAACTATTCCGTCATCTACGTTTGCTGGCTGGACGCTGTTCAACCGCGCTACTGGAAAAGGCGTCCGCATCGTCGATAACGCCAACACTACACTCACTCTGGCGTCATGGAGTGGTGATATTGCGCTTGGCGAAGGTGACGACTTCGTGATCGTACCGTCGGCAGCCGAAATCGAATACCAGCTGGTGGCTTCAGGTGCCACTACGTGGGGCGGCGTCCGCTCAACGGCGCGGTTCCCGGTAACGGACGCAGCGGTGAATATCTTCGTGCCGCTGAACGCCGGACAAACCTCTCTCACGCTACGGTTCCGCGATATATCGGGCCAATCGGCCACAGCCTTCAAGGCGTTCCCGCAAGCCACGTATCAGGACCGTATTGCTTCGTCGCAGAAAACGCTTATTAACTCTGTTTTGACCGTCAACCTATGATGTTATACTTAACGGGTGCGCCGAACTCATGGAAGACCTCGCCTGACGCGCCTCAAAATGATCCGAGGATGAGTCTTGGAGGATACGTATCATCGACTCCGGTGCCGAACGGGGCGTTGAACGCGCTGTTCGATCAGATATCGCTGTTGACGCTCCAAAATCGCCCCACTGAGTGTATGGCGTTCGCCCTTATCAACGGTTACGACCAACCTGTTTCGGACGTTGAAATCAAGATCGTGGGAGCGGACGACGACGTGTGCCACTTTGAGGTAGCTGCCGTGAAGGTCAACAACCTTCAGATGGAGGCGCTGAAAAGCCGGTACTCGTTACCTATCAACGCTACGTTCTACAACGCCGACTTTCGCCGTGCAGGCGTACAAGTGACCATAGCGTCGCCCGCAGCCGTCGGCGAGGAGTTTGTACTGGAGCCGTTCAATATTCTCGTCAAATCGCCTAAAACTGCCGATTACAAGGGAACGTTCGATGCCGTCGCTGAAGCGTTCGCCGACAGTTCGGTATGGCAGGTGGTTTACGTGAGTGAAAAGGTGTTCCGCATCGAGCAGCGCGATACCGAATCTGTCGAACCGTTTGAGGTCAGCGTCATGAGCGAGGAAGACGGCAAGATACGCCTGGAGTTTGACGGCGAATTCCGCAACGCTATCGACAATACGCTGCTTGTCGCCCAGACGATGAACCCCAACGACTGCATAGGGCTGTGGATTAAACGCACTATCCGCCCGACGGCGTATAAGACCTGTGAGCAGTTGTTCGAGGAGTATGACGAGAAGGTCAAAGAGGAAACTCTCGAACGCATTTCCATCATCATCAATTATAACCTTGTAGATAATCGAAGCTACAGCGACGACTACAACGAACAAGAATATTCATAACCATGCCACTGTCTTATAACGAAGTCCGAAAACTTATTCTTCAGACCCTCGAAGAGCGGCCCGAAGGGACTAAAGTGCAAGTCCCCAATCAGCAAAACTACGAGCTGGCTCTGTTGGATTACGTTCAGCAACTGGAGACCTCGATGAGCACGTCGATTGTTGGTATCGCTGACTCTACGACTGACCCCATCGAACCTCCTTCGGCCCGTGTGGCGTATCTGTCGCAAGCAGGCGTTAACACAACGGTTACTTTCAATAATTTCGTTGACGCTTCGCTGGACCCTATCGAGGTTACAACCGATGCCGACCATGTAGCGTTTATAACGTTGTTCTGGAATACGAACTACTGGCAGGCGCAAGCCGTCATGATCCCTGTTATCAACGGCGGGGGTGGAAGCGGCACGACTGATTACAACGAACTCGAAAATCTGCCGTCTATTGACGGCGTTACGATTAAAGGCAACCTGACGGCCGAAATGTTAGGACTGGTTTCGTCTGAAATTTTCGACCAATACAAGGAAGCCACCGACCAACGATTGGACGTTATCGAAGAGGTGCTGTTCGGCTCCAAGGCCGCGCTGGTAGTAGCGGCCGTCCCGCCCAGTATTACGGCTGGCGCACTTACCGACGTAACGGTTAACTGGTCCACCAAGTTCGACGGCGAGGAAGTGACACCCGATTCGCTTACGGTTAAGCGCGGCGACACCGTACTGACGACCGATGTGGCACTTAAGAGCGTTGTAGACCACATATCTGAGACTGCCAAGTACACAGTAACGGCTGTGATAAAAGGTATCGCCAAATCGGCTGAAATCACCGTGGAGGCAAACGCCAAAATGTACTACGGCGCCAACCCGAAAGATACCCTCACCGAAGCTGATGTGCTGGCCTTTACGGCTCGTGAAATTGAGACTACTCCGGCAGGCGATATCGAAGTGCCGTTTGGTGAGGTGGCCTATCTGTGGGTGTGTGTACCTGCGCCTATGACCATCAAGGGTGTTTCGTCGAGTGGTTTCGGCGTACCTATGAAGCCTGCGGTGGAGGTAACTGTTGAAGGAAACAATTATAATTGCTACCGAAGTGTCAACCAGTTTGCGGTGGGCGAATTCATCGGCGTTATATCATAATTTCAAAGTACTATGGGAGAATACATTAACATCTATGGCTTGCTTTTCGCGAAGACCGCCGACGGCAAACTCGCGTTCACAGGCCAAATCTGGGACGAGGAACTGCAAAAGTTCCAGTCCGACATCAACAAGTTGACCCCCCAGCTGGGGGAGGACGGAAAACTGCCCGCCGACCTGCTTCCGGAGTCGCTTAAGAACGCCACTTCGACCGAGGTCGTTGAGTCGCTTCCTCAAACAGGTGAGGCCAACAAGATTTACCTCGTCAAGCGCGAGGGTAGCAACCCAGTTGTCTATGACGCCTCGATGTGGATTGACGGCGCGTGGGCTTCCTTCGGCGGGAGCGGCGGTGGTGAAAACAATGCGCTGGTGTTCGACCAGGAGCAAACGCTTACCGCCGAGCAGCAAAACCAAGTACTGGCGAACGCTGGTCTGAACATCGTCAAAATTCCCAGCGCGTTGTTCGGCACTGTGCTGTCGGATGAGGATTTCGCCGCTATCCAAAACGCCACGGCAATCATTCCCATTGATGGCAATCAGGCTGGATTCATCTTCACGAAAGCCATCATAACGCCTTCGACTATTGACTTCTTTTCTTTCAACACCAACTTTTCGTTCCGCCGCACCACGCTGACGATATCCAGCAAAATGCTTTCTACTTTAGCGGCGACGGACATAAAAGACCAGGTGGCAGTGAAATACGAACGTCAAACACTCACCCCTCAGCAAAAGTCTATCGCCAGAAGCAATATCGGTGCTATTGATTCTGAAACCGTTGACGGTCTTTTGCAGGTAGTGGCACCGACATACGTGGGTGTGGGTGGTGATGACTTGTCGCAGTACGATATCGCTGACGATTCACCGATGTATGCGTTCCTTGTACGCCTTATCGCGTTCATGAGTACGATCGACGAAACCAGTCCGGTATTCTGGTTCTACTCGGAAGACAGCGCAAGCAACCCCACACAGCAATTCGGTACGGTGGTTGCTTGGAGCAACGAAGAGATGACCTTCATCGCGATGCGATCCGACGGTAGTATTTCGGAGTACCAAATCATCGGCGGCGAAACAGGCGTCCCTACGGCACTCAAGCGCTTGCGTACCGCGAATGCATTCTTCCCTGAAGGTGCTGTACTTTTCAGCCGGGCGCAGTCGCTCGCCGACTCACAAAAACTCCAAGCACGGAACAACATCGGTGCCGCTTCTCAAGCCGACGTTGACGACATCAACCAGATTCTCTTCACCCAGTACACCGCTCTGTCGATGAGTCGCACCCCGGCTTCGTTTGAGAAAGGCGTTGAAACCAATGTGACGCTGAACTGGTCTACGAAATTCAACAACCAAGAAATTGAGCCTGATTCGTTGGAGGTAAAGAAAGGAAGCGAGGTTCTCACCTCCGACAAAACGCTAAAAACTATCGGGGATTCGGTGACCGACACCCAGGTATACTCCATGACAGCCGTCATCAAGGGTATCACCAAGACTGCTTCGGTAACGGTAAACGCCTACTATCCGATGTATTTCGGCGCATCCGTCAACGACGTATTGGCGTCGGCCGACGTATTAGCCATGACCAAACAGCCCATCAAGTCGTCGCCTGCTGGCAACGTAACGATCGAGGTGGGAGCCAACGAATACCTCTGGCTGTGTGTTCCTTCGACGATGTCTATCAACAGCGTGAAATCCGGAGGCTTTGACGTACCGATGGCTGCTCCGGTAACGGTTGCTGTTGACGGAAAGGGCGACTACAAATGTTACCGCAGCGCAAGTCCGTTTGCTGAGGGCACGTTCAATGGTGTAATTGCGTAAGCGTTATGGCAGAGATCGATATCTACGGACTTCTTCACTGCAAGGCAGCTGACGGAAAGCTGGCGCGAAGCGCGCAAGTATTCGACGAAGACGAACAAGAGTTTCAAAGTGAGATCAATGCCAAAGCCGTTCGTTCACTCACAGTACGAGGTGTTGAAATCACCGAAAACGCCCCTTCTCAACAAGACAACATTTTGTACATTGAGGTAAAATCAGAAACCGATGGCTAATAGAAAGATAGCGGATATGGTACTCAACGGACAGCGATTGCTGTCTGGTGAGGCCATACGCCGCGTTATCTTCAACGGTCAGGTCATCTGGCCCTTTACCGAAGGACAACCCGGTCCAACCATTCATCGCGTTGTCCTTAATGGAGAAGTGTTGTATGACCGGAGTTCTTTGCCATATCTTGAAATCGAGAAACTGGTGGTGTACGTAAGCCAGAATCCCGCTGAAGAAAGTAAGAACATGATATTTACGAATACAGAATTTACTGTAGAATAATCCATCTCAAAAAAAAAAAGCTATGGCTAATGTAACAAAAAGCTACGTTATCTGTACCCCTGGTACAGGATCGGGCGACACCGAGCTGACGCTCAAGGCAAAAGTTGCCAATCTCGGAAACCGCATTAACCAGACGGATAATTTTACGATTACCGCGCCTGGTGTGACCCCTAACAAAACGTTCTCCGCCATCCTGCAGGCTGCCGCTGAGTCCATTTCGTGGGACGACGGTGCTGAAGCCTCGGTTCCCAAGGAGGGAGGTTCGCTGGTACTGGACGGTATGTCAAACGCCGCAACCATTACCTTCTCGAAGGGCGCTGGCGACATCATCGGCGAAAACGTGGCGACTATCGCCTACCAGGCTAACGGTGCAGACGCCACTTCTGGCACGGCAATCCCCGGCGACCCCGGTGCGACGAAAAAGTATGCATTCGTTCTGACGCTGAACGCTTCGGAGAACACCACCATTTCGGAGCGCACGCAGCAGATCACCGCTACGACCTCGGGTACCAAGACCGCTACCATCACGCTGAAGCAGGCTGCCGGCGACCCTTACCTGAAAATCGACAAGACTTCGGTCAACGTTCCGCAGGACGGTTCGGGTGTGACGCTCAACGTGACCACCAACACCACGTTCAGTATTTCGTAACGTTTCAACCCTATCATCCTGGAGGCAGTGGAAATCTACCTCCAGGATCAATTAAACGACTATGGCCATACAAAAAACAACAATTGCTTGGGGAGACGGGTCCAACGACAATTTCTACGTGTCGTATGATCCTGCCAAACTGCCTGGAACAACGTCCATTGAGGTAACGTCCGACTGGAACTACACAGGCGCACAACGCGAGAAGACCGTCACATTTGCGACGTCAGCGCCGGGCGTACCCGCGGCCTCCCAAGTTCAGCGGCAATTGAAGGTCATACAAACGTCCGACAACCTGGTGATCGCTACATGGGACACCGCCCAAACTGTGGGTCTTTATGGTAATACCACCAAGGCCGGATTCCCCAAGAGTTAGAAACCTTTTTATTAACACATTTAACAACAAACTATTATGACTAACGCAGAGAAAATTCAGGCCCTCATCACCAAGATTCGTGAGAGCCTTGCGATCACTCCCTACGCTACGATGGAGACGGTCAACGACCTCCTCGAAATCGTCGATCTGAAACTGGCCGAGGCTGGAACTGGCGGTGGCGCAACGCAAGTCAACTGGGACGACATCCAGGGCAAGCCCGACATGTCCACCTACGCGCTGAAGGCTGACCTCCTCAAGACCATCACCATCACTGGCACGGCTCAGGGCACCGGCACGGTCGAAGGAACCGCCTGCACCGTCAACGTAACGGCTGGCGCCTAATCGCTTGAGGTATGTGGATTATCTTCAACAAGTACATCCCTGTCGGAAAGTTCTGGATGATGACGCTGTGGTTCATGATCTTCGTCCGTGAAGACAAACACGGACGTGTAGTTCCCGAGCCTATCTACCGTCACGAACGGCGTCACTGGCATCAGGTTCTGCAGATTATGATCACATCCTTCGCGTTGTTCCTTACGACGTGGCTCATCTACGACTACAACCCATGGTGGTGGTTGCTGTGGTTTGCGTCGTACTACGCCGTGTATGTGGTGTGCTGGTTGATCGAAATCTTCCTGCCTCCGCACGATATGGCGTACAAGAACATCTGTTTCGAAACCGAATGCCAGTATACGCAGGATGACCCCGAGTATTCGCGTCATTTCTGGAATCACTGGTTTGGGTGGATTAAGTATATCTCCAACAAGAAATACCCGCCTAAACGGTAGATTCAGGTGTTTGCCTAAACGAGCCCCGGTAACAGCCGGGGCTTTTCGCATTTGTAGGCCCATTTTGCTCTTGGCAGCGAGTTTTCCTATACGCGCCTATACACGTACCTCGCGCGACGTCGAACGACGCTTAAAATGGCTACAACGTTTATGTCGTTACCAAAGCGTGCAACGGTATTGGGGATGAACAGGGGTAAACCACTTCAACGACACGCGACCCATACAGCAAGACGCCACATTGGCGGTAGGGGGAAAGGGGGTAAACCTCCTTCGCTATGTCCCCCACCAGCAAGTGTAATGCTGGCGTGTGCGTGAGAACGCGATTGTGAAACGAAATTGTTGATGAAATGACTGCAAATGAATGGAGATTTAAGATGTGCGTGTTGGCGCGTGATGAATGGCGAAAGAACAATGATGCCTACACTGGATTGTGTGGGTTGTTTTGCAGAATTATACGCCGTGAAGGTTTTGTTGAAAATGACGATCAAAAGTTAAACGCCAAGATGCTTGTGTTTATGAATTACGAACACAGATATCATGGCGTCATTGTCACTGACCTCATCCCCCAGTTTGTACGTCCCGCTGATTGCGATCCGGAAACCATATTTTGGTGGGACAGTCATGAAAAGGAAATTCGCTATCGTTTCCTCCAAGACCTCGTGATGTATTACGCCAATCTTATCGACCATGAAGAAGACGAAAAATAATATTCACCACGTAACAATCGAGTTGGACCAGATATTGGAATTCACCGTGCGTGGTGCCAAGGATAACAACGACGCTCGTCGCCGCGTGTACAACCGCTTGAAGCGTACATCAGCCCTGCGCTATGTCCGCAAGAAGGAAACTGCCGTGGAATCTGATTGTTGGTTCTAAAATACGAATGATATGGTCTTTCGACGTACAAAAACGAGTATCACTGCCTGGAGCGTGATCCGTGAATATATGGCCAAGTGCAGCTATGGCAGTTTGGTGACCCAAAAGGCTGTACGCGCCATCTTGGAAGAGAAGGTGGAGAATTACCGCAAATACGGTTCGCTGACCACCGTCAATGGCTATTTCAACATGTTGGCTGGAGCGGAGTATATTCGTCACACACCCCAGTATGGCGTTTGGGTGGTGATAAAACCTATTCCGGGCGACCTGACAGCGTCAAAGTTAAAAGAACAGTATGCTAACAGAAGATACCGAAAGGGATATGGCTATGGCGGGTTACAAGATCGTGCTTACACGTGTAAACTTTTTTGAATATTCGTTCGCTGGATGCGATGCTGTTGGAAAGCGTATCGTGGCCAAGGCGTTGACATACGCCAATCCGAGTCCTTTTGCGTACAGCGACCAGATTCAAATGTTCGACCGCCGCGATATGACGTTCAAGGTAGGCATGCTGCCGACGTTGATCAAGAAACTGTCATCCGCCGGGCGCGAGTACCGTTTGGTGGATTATGATTTCAAACTGCCTCGGTCAGTCAAGATCGATGAACGTTTGGGTGGTAAGTATATTCACCAGCGCAGGGCCGTTGAGGCATTCTTCCGGCGGAGGATTGGAATTATCGTTGTACCGACGCGTGGTGGTAAAACGTTTATCGCTGGCGAATGTATACGCATCTTCTTGCAGACCGAGGCAGTATCATACAAGGCGTTGTTCATCGTCGATAGTAAGACGCTATTCCAGCAGGCTATTGACGATTTCAAGCGTTATTTCGAGCCGTATGGCGGTATCGAAATTGGCGAAATACGCGCCGGGCGTATCGACACCGAAAAGCGTGTCACCGTGGCGATGATACAAACAATCCAGGCCACGCTGTCCAAGCGGTGCACTGAAACCGGCAAAAAGAACAAACTGAAGACCTTTCTGCGCGGGCTCCGGTTTTTGATCGTTGACGAGGTACACGATAACGCATCGTCGCCCAAGTTGAAGATATACAAAAGTTGCAAGTCGCTCACACACCAGCTGAGCCTTTCGGCCACGCCGTATCGCGCAGAGGCGTTTGTGGAGAACTTGCGTTTGAAGGCTTGGAGTGGCGATGTCGTTTATCGTATCAAGGAAGAAACGCTGCGCGAACGCGGTGTGCTTACCGAATACAAGGTCTTCCTGCTGGCTTTAGAGCAGGATTCAAGAGCCGTGAGGGCGTGTACCTACGCTGCCTATCAGAAGGCCATTATCTTCAATAGCCAAATCCGTGACGCCGTGGTGGTGAAGGTCATTGAAACGTGTCGTGCTAACGGCTTCAAGACGCTGGTTATGTTCCAATCCATAGATCACGGTCGTCACATCGCTGAACTCACCGGGTGTACCTTCATTCATGGTAACACCGACAACGAAACGCGCGACCGCGTGAAGGAAGAGTTCTTGGCTCGTCCTGATGGCGGCGTGTTGATGGCCTCGAATATCTTCAAGAAGGGCGTGACGCTGCCGGAGGTTGAGGTGTTATTCAACGTCGATGGCGGCTTGGAGAACGCCAACACCATCCAGCGCAAAGGCCGTGTTTTAGGCGCCACCGAAGCCAAGAGCCGTTCGGCGATCATCGACTTTATAGACATCGACGACGCCTATTTCTCGGAGCACTCATCGACACGGTTAAATACCTACGTTAAGGCCGTCGGTGAAGCGGGTATTGGAATACTGGACACGGCGGTTGAAAATTGGCTCACAACTCTCGAACGATGGCTGAAGATTTGGTTATCCGTAAACCGTCACTCTACCGATACGCCGTCCGACTTTTAGTCGATACGCTGTACCAAATGGGGTGTGATATGCGCAATACGTTTCACGTGAATAATGCCGATATTTATGCGTGGAATAATTTCGTTGATCGTTACCCAAACGCCACAGAGGATTTTGTACGGCGGTTTATGCTGTTTCAATTACAGTGTCGTTACGGCGATAGGCGCGGTCGCGTGGATCGTAAGGTGTTGAGCCGTACACGTTTGGCGTGGCTGTTGAGTAAACAGGCGGTGAAGGCGTGGGAGGAGGTGAAACCTACGTCGGCCACCTATAAAACAGCACGCGGCCTTAAGAGCCGATTTGACATCTCGACGCTAAAATTCGATACCGAAATACCAGCGTTACTGGTTAGGCTTATCGATCGCGAGGAACGAGCCAAGGCGGCCTATTACGGCACCCGTAAGGGCTTTGCGTGGTGTATAGTGAATACGACGTTGTATCACCACCGCAGTATGTGGTGCGCGACGTGTGAGTTCCGGAAAGATTGCAAGAAACTTTTAGGGAAGAATTTCCCGCTTGTATACAAAATACGAGGATATGCTAAAAGATAGATTATCGTCAAACCTTATAACCGAGTTGCTCTCGGCGGCAATGCGTAAACGCTCGGTGTTCGACATATTGAACCAGTACCTGCGTTTTTCGTATCTTCAGGTTGAAGCCGAAAAGAAGGTTTGGAAATACATGACTGAACGCTTCTCTAAGACCGGGCGCGTACCGACCACAGGTCAGCTACAGCAAAAGTTCTTAGACGACGAAGCGGCGTTGGAGTTAATCGAGAATATCCGCGACGTTGATGTTACGGATGAAGATATTCCGTCGTTGGTGACGTCGCTGGAAGCGTACATTCGTCAGATGAAATTCCTTGACGCCAACGACCGTATCGCTGATGCCTACAATTTGGGCGACAAAGAAAAGGCGTACAACATACTCATAAAATCCGCTGAGGAAATATCTCATTTCACCATCCAGAACGCCAAGTACGACCGCGTGTTCAGCGATTTCAACCGCCGTCAGTTGGAACGCCGTTCTACGGACTGGAACTACCGTTACAAGATACCGACTTGTATCGACGAACTGGACTATCGCTTGGGTGGCGCTAACGGTGGCCCTGAAACAGGCGAAGCGTGGCTGTGGATGGGTATTTCCGGCGCTGGTAAATCGCAAGCGTTGGTTCACCTGGGAATCTCCGCCGCTCGGCAGGGGTATCGCGTGGTACACTTTCAGTTGGAAGGTACGCGCGAGCAAGCCTTGGCGCGTTACGATTCAGCGTGGTTGGGGGGCATATATCAAGACGTTAAGGTCGGTAATATATCGGACGCCAAACTGAAGATGTCGCAGCGCGTTGTCGCCAAACTCGGTAAGACTGATATCATAGTGGTAGCGGTTGAGAACTTTGGCGGTATGACCGTCGCCCAGATGCGGCAAGAACTACAGGACATAGAACGCGCCTATGGTAAGGTAGACATGATTCTTTGGGACTACTTGGAACTGGCTGAACTGGGCGACGGCCACAGCTACTCGATGGCTGAAGAGCGCTTCCGCCAGATGAAACTGGCGCAACAGGCCAAGATGTTGGCTATGGAGTACAACGCCGTGGTTCACGTCGCTACGCAGGCTAACGGTATACCGCCCGAATTACAAAACGACCCTGATTTCGTCATAACACGTTACAACCTTTCAGAGGCCAAAGGCAAGGTCAACCCCATGGACGGTTTTGTGACGATGAATTTCACGTCCGACGAACGCAAGGAAGAGATCATGCGGCTGTACTTGGATAAGGCGCGTGAACATAAAGCCGGAGATATTATCCACATTTGCAACAACATGACCTATTCGCGTTTCTATGACCGCAAGCGGACGTTGGAAATGCCGTGGGAGGAGATAGCTGAGGAACAGCACGCAACCAAGACCAAACGCGGACGGCGTTCGACGGACGATGACGAATAAATGGGGTATAGATATCCGCGAACTGCTGGGGGCCAACGGGCGGTTTAACTCACGGCGTGATGAGTACATCACCACGTGTCCTTTTTGTGGCAAAGAACGTCATTTCTACGTCAACCCCGCGACTCTTCAATTTCAGTGTAAGAAATGCTGGGAAGAAGGCGGCGTGTACAAACTGCTTTCACACCTTGATAAGCTATATCTGCTGGAAGGAGCAACGGTTGAAGAGCGCGACGTTATCACCAAAATACGTGATTTGAAAGCCGACGCGGTGGAAGACATAACGCTTGAACCCCTGCCACCGCGCAAGATGCCCGTTGGGTATAGGGTATGCCGTCATGACGACTACCTCGAAAACACCCGCGGCCTTACTCCAGCGGTCATGAAACGATACGGCTTGGGGCGTACTACGTTGATGCGTAAGTTCGCTGACTATATACTCATCCCCGTCACTACCGATGGCGTCATCACCGCCTTTCAAGGCCGATACGCCGCCAAGAAGGTTCCTGACGGCACGTTGCGTTGGCGTAACGATACCGGAGCCGATTTCGCTAAAATGCTGTACGGCTATGACGATATAACTGCACCTGGTGCTACGGTCATACTGGTTGAGGGAGTGTTCGATAAAATCGCTGTTGATCGACGGTTGCGGCTGGACGAGTGTGATGACGTTAAGTGCTGCGCCACATTTGGTAAGAAAATAAGCGACTACCAACGCGCCATGCTTCAGCACCGAGGGGTCCGTTCGGTAGTTTTGTTATACGACTTTGACGCCATCAAGGAGATCAAAAAGTACGCTTTTGAGTTGGACAAGTACTTTGCTACAAATATAGTTTTCACGACCAAGAAGGATATTGATGAGTGTAACGAGGCGGAAACCATAGCCGTGTTTGAACGCCTCCAACGCCCACGTGATTTTGCTTGGAACGTAATTGGAAAACTAAAAAGGTAGTATCATGAACGACAACTCACGCAGCCTTTCAGTGGCCGAGTATTTCCATGTCATCCAGCGGGAATACATCGTCGCTGAATTCAAGCGCAAAATATATTTCTCCCCCAAAGACAAGCGTTACTATGAAAGGGTGATGCGGTTCAAGCGCGAGAAGATCGAAGATATCGCCAACCGTAATAAGTTGCTTTCTATCTTCACATCGACCGATAAAATGCAGGCCGTTCGTGCTGAGTTGTTCGACGCGATGGGGCGGCCGAACTTTCTCACTACCCCCAAGGATAAGGCGAACTATTATTCCATTAACAGCGATTTTGCGTACCGCGGTGAGGTTTGGAAACTGGATGCCGTCAACGGGGAGTATCTTACGCTCTACAACGAGCGGACGCAGGTTTATGCCGACAATGTATCGAAAGCCGAAGTGATACGGGTGTTGTGAAAAATTTTCAACATTTTATTGAAAGTTCTTTGTCGATTGGAAAATTTCACCTACCTTCGTGCTGTGGATGTATGAAAATGACATCTAAATCGTAAAACTCAATTGGCATGAAACCATCGGAAAAAGCCTACAAGGAATTAGAGTACCTGGCTGTAAAGTACGCCAACAAACTCTATTCGTACGAGGAAATATCATTGGAGCGTGAAGATCTGCTCCAGGAATTTCGCCTCAAAATATTCACCTCTATAAAAGCCTACGGTCGCCGATGGTTGGCGTACCGCCGCGGTGAAGCGGCGCGTCCGGTGCCGCTGCGCTACTACGTTGAATGCGCTTGTTCGAATAAGTGCACCGACTTGATGAGGGCCATCAAAAAGGAAAACCACAAACTCCGTATTGACCAGACAAACTACGACTGCGGTATCGAAGACACCGTTCAAGTCGAACCCGAAACTAACCACTTTGTGGTAAATGGCGTTGACGTATTACGGAACCTAACAGGCATGAAGCGGATGATATTCTCGCTTCATATCCGAGGTCGTAACCGCCGGATGATGGCGCAATTACTGCGTTCACCGCGGGCCGCGGCCGAGGGGTATGACCCCAATATGCTTTTCAACGACGCGTTGTCGCTTGTTGATAAAATCATCGCCGACCAGCAGGCGTATTTATTGGCCAATCACAAGTCAGCGTTATATTATACGCCAACGCGATATGACTATTACCGTTTGAATGACGAATAATTCACTCAAAATAACAATTGTTTCATTAAACCGTACAAAACCATGGCAACTAAAATTTCGAAAGTAAACGCCGATCGTCTGAAGAAACTCGGCATCGATGCAAAGACCGAAGAGGCCGCCAAGGAGATTCTCCTCAAGCGACTCGAAGACGCCGGCATCCCCGGAATGGACGACGAAACCATCGACAACTTGATCGACATCGTCGGTTCGTTCGCCGAACTGGAAGGCGAGGAGGCCGCCACTGAGGCTGAAGCCACTCCGGCCGAAAAGCAGGCCGATGAACTCGCCGAGGAGGCCGCCGAAGAGGAGGCTGAGACAGAACCTGAGCCCGAAGAGGAACCTGAACCGGAGGCCGAGCCCGAGGAAGAGGCTCCGGCCCCTGCGCCCAAGAAGAAATCCGCTGCCCCCAAAGCCGCGCCCAAAGCACCGAAGGAACCCAAGCCCGCTAAAGGCGCCAAGGAGATCAAGCCCGCCAAGGCCAAGAAGCCGCGTAACAGCGAGCGCGGTATTCGTCTGAAGCCGCAGACCGTTCCCGAGCACATGGACCTGCTCCGCAAGGCTCTGGTCAAGTTCTTCCCTGAGAAGGAGTTCCAGTACGTGGCCGTGTCGCAGGGTATCTCGATCAAGTACGGCGGCGCCAACTCGAAGCCCGTGGCCATCATGTTCGAGAACGTATATTCGAAGGATGACAAGTTCGCCACGACCAACGTCGTTCTGAATACGTTCCGCAGCCAGGCTGCTCAGGACAAACTCGCTGACGACGGTGTCGATTTCGACATGACGTGGAACGCCCTGCCGTGGCTCAAGGGTATCACGTGGGAATATGCGATGGAGATCGTCCAGACCTACCTTCCCGACATCAAGGCAGCCGTTTCGACTACCGACAACCGCCTCGGCAAGAACCGCGAGAAGATGGAAGCCGATCTGAAGGCTACCGGCAAGAAGGCCGCTGCTCCTGCGCCGAAGAAGGCTCCCGCCGCCAAGAATGAAGCCCCCGCTCCCAAGGCCGAGGAACCGAAGGCTGATCCCAAGGCCGCTGCCCGCGCCGCGCTGGCTAAAGCCGCCGCAGCCAAGAAAGCCAAAGCCGCTAAGAAATAGCGCCATAGTTACCTTTCGCCCGAACCCCGGCTTAAACAGTCGGGGTTCATTTTCACTATCACTGCCAGCGTTATAAGGGGTATAAAAATCGTAATTAAAGTATGAAAGAAGAAACAATATCCAAGTCCATCGACGGTGGTTCGGTCCACGATTTCAACCTTAACCGTCGCGTGGCGTATACCGATCCGCGCGGATCGTTTTCCCAGTTGTACCCGTACATTAACCGGGTGATGTGTCAATTGCCGTGGCAGAATTCGCGCGGTGGTAAGGTTCGCGAACTGCTGGACGTGAAGACCGTTATCACTAACCCCTACCGCCGTTGTGTGGGGGGATATGGCCGCAACATCAACGTGTTCTTCCTGCTGGCCGAGGCGATGTGGATTGCTGCGGGTCGTAAGGACGTTGAGTTCTTGACGATCTTCAATAGCAGGATGGCTGACTTTTCGGATAACGGCGAAACGTTTCATGCCCCCTACGGGTGGCGATTGCGCCACTGGGGAATCGCTTCGGAAAGCGAGTCGGCCGATCCTGGATTGGATCAGGTAGCAGAGGCGGTACGCTTACTGTCGGCCGATCCCGATACGCGGCAGGTGGTGATGTCGATTTGGAATCCCAAGTTCGATCTTGGCGTTAAGACCAAGGACCTGCCGTGCAACGATATGGTGATGTTGAAAATCCGCGACGGCAAACTCGTTACCACGATCCAGAACCGTTCGAACGACCTTCACTGGGGCCTCCCTACGAACATCTTTCAGTTCTCGTTCCTGACGGAGATAATGTCGTTGTGTCTTGGTGTCGAGTTGGGCGTTCAGACTCATAACTCGCAGTCGCTTCACGTCTATGAATGGAGCGATGTCGCTGAGAAGATGAACGATTTTTTCGCGAAGGATGTGTACACTCCAGGATCAGCGCAATTGGGGCTTTACAACGAGGCTATTTCGTACATGATGGACTTTAATTTCGAGTCCGAGGTGCCGGTAAACCGCCTGCGTGAAATAACGGTATTCCTGGAGGAGATGATCACCCGTCTGCTCAACCGTAACACCAACGGCGGCGACCCGGAAGACGAGGCCGGATATCAGCGGTACGTCCATGAAAAGTCGATATACTTTTCGGCTGTGTATCAGTTGTTGAAGGAGTACATCTTCTACAAGGCGAACCGCGGTGGGTGCCTGCCGAAGGATCGCGACCAGCTGTTGAAGGGTAATATCTCAATTGTCGATTATATGCCTGATTATTATCAAGTCGATGCGCGTTGGGACTACCTGATGCTGGCGCGCAATTTCTTCGCGGCAAGGTTATCTAACGCGGACCCGAATACAATTTTGTAGTATGACTGAGGCATTACGGCGCTGGGCCGACGATAACTACCTGGCTATCGAAGAAAAGCGCGACGACGAACTGAATATAATCGCTATCGAGGGCGTGGGGGACTTTTTGTACCTCCACCCCGATGATAAGGGCAAGATAATCGATCAACGCTTCTCGTTCGCGGTGACGGGAGCGGAGTTCGACGCCTTGTACGACGGGGTTGTAAAATACATCCTGTTCGAATTTGGCGGCAAGTTCTACTATTCAAACATCAAGAAGGATCACCTGCGGTTGGATAAGTCGGTGGTGTTCCGGCCTGAATTCCGCGACTTCAAGTACCTTGGTACCACCACCGCCGAAGAACTGGTTCCGTTCGTTCACCTTGGCGTACACAGCGAGTATGAGTTTTTGAACGGCTCGTCGAACTGCGAAGAGTGGGCCGTAAAGGCCAAGTTCAACGGTATGAAGGCCCTCGGTATATGTGACCGCAACACCTTGGCCGGAACGTTGGCTTTCCAGACCGCATGCTTGAATAACGGGCTGAAGCCTATAATCGGTGAGACCGTGACCGTGGCGTGTAACTACGACCCGGCGGCTGACGTACAGGAAACCTTCGCGTTGAAACTATACGTCACCAGCCCTGAAGGGTGGCGCAACCTGCTGTTGGTGAATAAGGCTATAAACGTCGATTATCAAGGCTTCATCCCCAGCGAAGAACTGTATAAACTGGGTCGCGGTCTGATCTGCGTTATTCCGCCGGATAGCGAACTGAACTACTTTAAGTCCGACGCCGAGCGGTGTAAGGCTTTACTGGAAGCGTATCACGCGGCGTTCGATCAGGTGTACTACCAGATCGACACCGTCGAATTCGAATCCGAAGCGTTATTCCGCGCTCACCTGGAAGCCATCGACACCTACATCTGCCGCTGCCGGAAGATGAAGGCTTATCGCCAGACGCTGCCTATCGTCATCAACGACTCGTATTACCTCGACCGCGAAGAGGCTCTGCTGAAGGTCCTGCTGAATAAGGTTGCTGGGGTGGTGAACGCCGAAAGTTCGACGCAGTATTTCAAAAACTCAAAAGAGACGATTTTAGCCTACGAAGAGTGGATGGACGTAGCCGCGCCCCTTTACGAGAAGATAATTGATGGCATGGCCCTTACTGCGACTTTGACGGACAGTATTGAGTTTAAGATACCGACAGGCATTCGCCACCTTCCGAAATACAAGTTTGTAGAAACTACGGTTGAAGACGCCTTCTTTGAAAAGTTGGAACAGGGCGTTCAAGAGCGGTTGGTAGGCAAGGTCGATGACCTTGATAAGTACATGAACGAACTCGAAAAGGAGTGCGCCATTATTGTCCCTAACGGGCTGTGTGACTACTTTATGATTCTTTGGGACATCATGAACTGGTGCCGTGAACAAGGTATCATGACTGGGTCGGGGCGTGGTTCAGTGTGTGGATCGCTGATTGCGTATTGCCTGTACATCACGGACGTTGACCCGTTGAAATACCACCTGATGTTTGAGCGTTTCTTGAACGAGACGCGTGTGTCGGGTGAACGTGCCAAGTCTGCAGACAGCCTACCAGATATTGATTGTGATTTCCCGGTGGCGTTCCGCGATACGGTCAAGGAATACATGGCCCGCCGCTACGGCGCCAATCACGTGTGCTCCGTTGGTACGTACACCCGCATGAAACTCAAGACATGTTTGAAGGATTTCGGCAAGGTCATGGGCGTACCGTTCGCGGTGATGAATAAACTCACCAAGGACATCGACGACCAAATCGAGTACACGTGGGGTGACTTGTTCAACTACGCAGCTACGTCGCGTGAATTGTTCCGTTTTGTGCAGGATCACCCTGAGTTGGTCCATATGACGAAATACGCCCTTACGCAGTGCAAAACGTCGTCAATTCATCCCTCAGCGGTCATTATCGTACCGCAGGAGGACGAGGATGGAAACCCGATCGACTTGTTCGGGTGGATGCCTATGAAGAAGATGGGCGACGTGCTTGTATCAGAGTGGGAAGGCAAGTACATCGACAAGTCCGGCTTCCTGAAGGAGGACATCCTGGGTCTCAACCAGCTGGATAAGTTCTCATCAATCATCAAACTTATCGCCAAGAACCGCCGGGAACAAATCGACGTTAACACCATTCCGTTCAACGACGAAGAGGTGTACCGCTATTTCCAGCGCGGGTGGTGTGAAGACGTGTTCCAGTTTGGTGCTATGGGGCTGATGAACTACTGCCGCGAGGCTAAACCTCAAAGCCTTGACGACCTGATCGCTATGACGGCGTTGTTCCGACCGGGCCCGATGGATGTGAAGGCGCACGAAACGTTCGTCGATATCAAGAACGGCCGCAAGCAGCCAAAGTTCGACCCCGGTATGGAGGATATCACGCGCGATACCTATTCGCTGTACACCTACCAGGAGCAGATCATGAAAGCCGTCGTCGTTGGCGGCCTCAGCCCGGTGGAATCGGATATTCTTCGTACAGCCATCAAGAAGAAGAACATGGACCTTATCGAATCGTTCCACGGTAAGTTCCGTGAGGGGTACTCGGAACTCTTGCAACGTCAAGGCATAAAGAATAAGCCTGAAAAGGTGGCTGATGAGGTTTGGGCCAAACTGCTGGCCTTTTCGGGGTATGGCTTCAACAAGTCGCACGCCGTTGCGTATACGATGATGTCGTACTGGTCACAGTGGTTCAAGGTGAACTATCCGTTGGAGTTTTGGACGACATCGCTTCAGTACGCTTCCAAGGAGGCTGACATCCCGTATCGACTCGTCGAAATGAAGAAAACGGGCGTCGATATTGAGGTGCGTCCACCGGATATCAATTTCTCGGGCGATACGTTCACTTGCGACCCTGAAACCAACCGTATCTTCTTCTCACTTGGGAAGGTTAAAGGCGTGGGTGATCGAGCGTTGACGCTCCTCAAACAAATGAAGGCCGAGCACGGCGAGGTGTTCTCCTTCGAAGACTTCATAACGTCAGCCCCCAAAGGCGTTAATCGCACGGTGGTGTTACGGCTTATAACGGCCGGAGCGTTCGACCTTGTAGAAGGGGTACGCAACCCGCGTCAGCGGTTAGATATCGTCAAGCAGTACATCGAACGCCGCGGCGAAGAACTACCTGAAGAATTCGCTACTCCCGATGCCCACACCAACGCTTGGTGGGTCTTCAAACAGCGTGAAATAACCGGGTATGGCGAGGTAGACTACACGCGCATGCTGAATGAATATGGCCTCGGAAAGCGGATGGTCCGGTTGTACGTTACTGCGCCGGAATTCGAGAAGAAAGGCGAAGGTGACGAGGTATGTATCGTGGGGCGTGTAAACAACGTATTTGAACGCCAAACCAAGCGCGGTGATACGTATGGCGTACTGCAGGTAGAAATCAACAGCCTGATCGTTCAGGTCACGTTGTGGGCAGACTTTTGGAAATACCAGCCTGAAACCGAAGCGACGCTGCTGAACCGTGTTGTGGCCGTATCAGGGCGGGTGAACTACTTTGCCGGCAAGAAGGTCATCCAGTCGTGTCCGTCTACAAGGTTAGAAATACTACAATAGTAAAACAAAATCGTATGGAAAACAAAGGAGATTTGGTAAAGCTATTCAACCGTGACTATTTGGCGCGGTTGGATAACATCAAGCAGTGGCTGGAATACGACCGCCACCAGCAGGAAAGCGTGTCACAACATTCGTTCAAGGTTTCAGTCTTCACGATGAGCCTCTTGGATTATCTGTGGCCGTCTGACACACAGCACGCCGAGGTGTGGTCATTCAAATACCAGACGCTGAAACTGGCGTTGATGCACGACTTCGACGAAGCCATCCTGCGTCGTGATATCACCCACGAACTCAAGTACAACAAGTACAACGGCAGCGAAATCCGGAGCGTGTTGGATCGGTTCGTTGACCGTCAGTTGACGGAAGAATTCGGCGATGAATCTGACGTGGTCAAAATGTTCTCCAAAGAGGACGAGTTCTATGACGTTATGCACGCCATCGTGAAGGTAGCTGACTGGATGGCACTGCTGTACTTTCTGAACCGCGAACTGGCTATCGGCAACCGTTCGTGGCCGTTGAACTTGCTGCCGTACTGCAAGGATAACTACCGTAAGGCGATTTCAACGTTACAAAATACGTGCGTTGCGATGGGTATTTGTACTACGCCGCATTCGCTGTACGTATCTTGTAATGATATCAGCGATTTGAACCAAAATATCATTTAATATGGACCAAAAACGAAGAAACGAACTAATCACGCAGGTGTCGTACGACATCGAGCGTATGTGCAGCGCCGAGCCGGAAGCGGCCGAGGCTTTGGCGATGACTATTCACCACATCGCCGGAACCTACTCCGACAAGTACGCCGACGGCGAAAAGGTTATCGACACCAAGAAGATGCTGTATGGTGACGACCACGGCGCAGCCATCAACATCTACCAGGTAACGCGCTATCTCCAGCGGTACATTACCCAGGGGCACAAAAAGAGCCGCCTGATCCGCGACTTGGAAAAGGCCGTTCACTACCTCATCATCGAGATCACCCGCCGTGTACGTTCCGGCGATACTAATCAACAAGAACCCAAAGAATGAAACGTAAACTGCTGATCGGCAAAAGCGTCTACGAGATCGAGTTTGAAGAATTCGACGACGAAATTGACGTTGACGACCTGTTGACGATCCACTACGAGAACCTCGTTGGCGAGATCATCACCTTCCCGGTGATAGTGAATCGCCTGGGGTTGTTGCTGGCCGACGCCGAACGTTCGCTGGCTGAAACCAAACTCAACTGCGACATCTTCGAAGCCAAGGTTCGCGAACAGGTGCGCGCCGCACTTAACAGCGAAGAAGACCGCAAGAAAGCCCCCACCGTCGATGAGGTGAACACCGCAGTAGTCCAGAACCCGCTTTACAAGGCCAACAAAATGAAACTGTATGAGGCGCAAAAGACCCGCGACTATGCGGCTTCGCTTCTCTTTTCAGCCAAGGATAAGTCGGCCAAACTGGACAAACTATCGCTGTCCATACCGGCGGGCGACATCGAAGAGCACTTGCTCCAAAGTAAGGTCAACAGCGTGGCCAAAGTACGCAAGCGCAGAAAACTCATCCCCGACGAAGAGGAGTAACTTAACAACGTTTATATTAACACCTTAACAAAATCAAAACATTATGGCAAACGATCTCCGGAGTCAGCTCAAAGCCACTCCGATCAAGAAACTCAAAGCTCGCATCGACGAAGACAACTCGATGCTCAACAACGGCAACGCCGAGTTCCTCCAGTTGGAGGACGGTCGGCTGATGAAGATTCGTATTTTCCCGGCTCATCCTGGTCACGACAATTTCTACGTACCGCGCAAGTGCTATTGGCTGCCGTTCGTAACTGACGCTGGTGACGACCGCCGCGGTACGGTGCTGGACTCCGTGTTCCACGCCAAGACTGCCATGGACATCGTCCAGGAGTATGTATCCTACGTCAAGACGCACGGCTCGGAAGCCGCTGTGGCTGCTGTTACGGCACAACGTGACGGCCTGCTGCCTTCGCTGACGTGGCTGTGCTACGCCGCCGAGGTGAAGGAAGACGGCATGGAACCCAAACTGTGGGAGTTCAAGAAATCGGTACGCGACGCGCTGAACCGCCTGGCCATCACCGAAGACGAGGATGAGCCCATCGAGACCGATCCGTTCACCGATCCTGACGAGGGTCTGCCGCTGTTCGTCAAGTACATCAAGAACCCCAACAAGAAGAAGGGCGAGAACTACTACGATGTGTCGCTCGGCAAGAAGCCCAAGGCATGCGCCCTGACCGACGAGGCCATCGAAAAGTTCATGAAACTGAAGCCCGTCGAGGAGGTCGCAGGCACGTACACACTCGAGATGTTCGAGAAAGCACTGGAGGGTCTCCAGAATTTCGACGAGGCCAACGGTATCGACATCTTCAGCGACGACGAATGGCTGGAGATCGTGGAGAAGGTCCGCGCTCAGTACGCCGAGTCCGACGACGAGCCCAAGAAGAAGGTCACCAAGAAAGCCGCCAAGCGTCGTGACGTTGACGAGGAGGATGACGTGCCGCCCGTTCGCACCAAGAAGAACCGTCCGGGCGTTCGCGTACCGGAGCCCGTGGAGGAGGAACCTGAACTCGACGACGAGCCTGACGCAGAGCCGGAGCCCGCAGCCGCTGACGACGATCCGCTGGCTGACATGGACCGCGCCGAACTCAAGGCGTTCATCCGCGACAACGGTCTCGGCGATACGGTGAAGGTCTACAAGTCCACGACCGACGATCAGATTCGCGCCGCTATCCGCGAAGCCCTCGGTCTCGAGGAGCCTGAACCGGAGGCAGAACCCGAGCCGGAACCTGAACTCGACGACGAGCCGGAACCCGAAAAGGAAAGCCCCGCTGCCCGCTCGCTGGCTTCGATCCGCGCCAAACTCGGCAAGAAATAGTTCCTGCGTTTCCATCATTTTCCCGCGGCTGGCTGGCTTACGAGTT